ATCAATACTCATACATCCCATAGTTGAAACATCTCTCTGCATTTCTGTATTACACCCTGGGCATAAATGACCTTCTGATGTGTATTGAGTGATCGGCATTGTAATATTTTCTTTTCGCCCACAATTAGGGCAGATAAATTCATACGTCATTTTGCGTTCCTTCCTATTTAATATGTTTGAGGATATAAGCAATAATATCGACAGTCCAACCGTTTCCAATCGCTTCAAATCTTTTTGTATTTGAAACTTCTTTTACTTCATTTTCAAATAACCCATATTTCGTATAATCATCTTCGAGAGTCTGAAATCTTTCAGCTTCGATTGGACTAATTTTTCTCAATACTCCATTATGTAAAACCTGTTTCGGCTGCTTATAATCTGTAGCAACGAGACAACCCATTTTATTGTCATCTCCAAATACATAATCCCTTTGACCAATTGTTCTGAACTTTGGCTTTGTTGTTCCAACACAATATGTACTTTTCAATGGCTGAAACCTATTAAGTATTTTTTCGCTCAACATTTCCTTTGGTGAATATGTATCTTGCAGAACATCTTTGATGTATATTCCTTTGTCTTTTGGCTGTTTAATATCTGTTATATTAGACCAATATAATCTAGGTCTATTTTGTGCAGATAATAAATTTGAGTTAATCAGAATAGGATTATACCCTAGCGTTTTTGTAATTATATTTCTCCATTTCTCTGCCATTTTCACATTTTCCAAAAGGAAATATTTCGGCTGTACTTCTTGTAAAATTCTTACATATTCCCAAAACAAGTAAGAATACCCTTCAAACTCAAATCCCTGATTTTTTAATTCCAAATATTGTTCAAGAGTAGTCACTTCAATTCCTTCAATTGTAACCGCCCCTTTGCCTGTCCCACTAAATGAAAAATTCTGACATGGGCTACCTCCAATCAAAATATCAATTTGTGGTAGCTTAGATATGTCTATATCTCTTACATCTCCAATTTGAATGATATCTGGATGATTATATTTTGAAATCGCTATGGAAGTAGCATTGATTTCGCTTGCGTAATAAGCATTGACTTTTATCCCTGCTCTGTTTAATGCTTCATATCCACAACTGATCCCATCAAAAAGGCTCAATACTGTTAATCCTTTTTGAAGTGAGTTTTTATTTTGTTCTTCTGAATTCATTGGTTTTATTACCTCCGTGAATATTTCTTATGTTAAAAATAGATATTTTTATATGTATTCGTTTCTGAAATAAGCAATATAAGCTGATTTTAGCAGTCATGATAAAAACTCACTTTTATCATGCCGTTTATTATTGCTTGTTTATGTGTTTTAAAATATGGGCTATGACATCAACTGTCCACCCATTTCCTATTGCTGTATATCTTCTGCTATCTGCTACACAATCCGTATAATGATCTGGTAAAGTCTGTAATCGTTCGTATTCAAGAGGTGTTAATCTTCTAACTCTATTATCCTGATACACTTTCTTTGCCAGATTACCGCCATTCCCATCACAAAGTAATGTATTACATTTATGGTTCAATCCATATACTTCTTTCGCCTGTCTATGGCTATTTAAGTGAATGGTAGCCTTTACCTTTACATCGCCATCATGAACTGTTATCGGATATTTTGTATACCAATACTTATCTGCTATTTCATTCGCTGGAATGACAATATCTTTTAGTACAATTCCTTTATCTTCTGGCTGTTCGATATTCGGTATATTCGTCCAGTACAAACGTTTTCGTTCTGCTGCACATACAAGAGCTGAGTTAATCATTATTGGTTCTACACCTAATTCTTCTGATATCACATCTGCCCATTTCTTTTCCATACTTGCAACATTTTCAAGCAGAAAATATTTAGGTTTTACCTCTTTTAAAGCCTTGACATAGTAGTAAAATAAACCACTCTTCTCTCCATCAAGCCCTTTTACCTCACCACGATCATATTTGTAGTTTGATAAATCCTGGCAAGGACTCCCACCAATCAACAAATCAAAACCTTCATACTGGCTGAAATCTGCCGTTCTCACATCTCCACATTGTTCAATCTGTGGATAGTTCTTTTGGCTTATTTTAATTGCATTTTTCTCAATCTCATATGCCACATATCTTTTTACTGGAATACCGGCTCTTTCCAGAGCAACCATTCCACAACTAATTCCGTCAAACAAACTCAACACGTTTAAACCCTGTTGAAAATCTTTTTTATCTGACTAACTGAAAACGCCTAAATAGCGGTGTTCCAGAATTGTCAGATATAAAGATTTATGTAAAAAGATATAAAATAATATACGAAAGGCTTATAAATCAATGGGTTTTAATGAAGTAAATAAAAAAGATTTTTTATTTCTTCTCTTCGTATTTGCCACATCTTGAAATCTGACAACACATTGCTGAACTTCTTCCAAGACTGATGCTGCTGCATCTTGATTCGTCACCATCTAAAAGATAATGATTTTTGCATTTATCACAGAATCCATTCATATCTGGATGATCTATGAACTGTTTTTCTGTTGCATTATCTATCTAACTCTACTCCTTCAATAGCTGCTCTAGCTTCAAGGATAGTCAGATAATCACGCATGGCTCTAAGCTGAATATCATAGATACTCATAGGGCACGTTGGTTTGAATTCCAGTGTGCCGTTATTGTACTTATCTACCATTGTTTTCAGCTTTTCATAACGAATAGCTGTCTGATAGTATTCCGCTTTGAATCTTTCCTTGTAGTCAGCACTATTCATCATTTCTACAGTATCTCTTAATTCCATTTCTCTTAAATCCATTATTTGCTCTCCTTCACAATTCCATATAATCTTTCATCAAGATACTTTTTCAGCAACTCATCGTTGTTAAATCCAGTACCTTTGTAGAACTCTTCGGCAATACCACCGCCGATAGCTCCTAACGTATCTGAGTCGCACTTGAAGCTCAGTACATTTCTGATGAAACTTTCATAATCTTCACTGTCAAGAAAACATCTGATTGCTGCTGGAACACTGCCTTGACAGGTTTCGTCCCATTTATATACTTCTTTCAGTTCTTTGATTGACATTGAAACTGGGTATTTATAGTAACTTCCAGCCGGATATTCACGACTTGCATACTCTTCGATTTCCTTTTTAGATGCACCATTTTTCGCCATCCAACCACACATAGCCGTTACAACTGCACCCTTAATTCCTTCCTGGTGATTGTGAGTACACTCTGCTGACATAGTGGCATATTTGATGATATCCTCACGACTTTTTGCAAAATCAACAACCGGCGATACTCTCATTGCAGATCCGTTTCCACAACTCTTATATGGTTTCTTGCTTTTAAAAATCAACCACTCAAAGAATCTGTCACCATATCCACAATCAATGTAATCATTGCCAAATTCGTTATATGCGTCCTTAAATGATACGCCATTTTTAAGAGCATACTTTGTGGCTACCGACAAAACAGTATCATCCGTGTAGCAACTGTCATCCTGGAATAACTCAATATGTTCATAATCCAAATCCTTTGGTCTGTTGAATTCCCATTTTGATCCTGCAATATCTCCTAAAATCGCACCAATAATAGCCATTGCTCTTCTCCTTTAATATCTTCTTGTCGGTTTATTTTCATTCCTCACTGTTACGTTGAAAATACCCTTCAATAACAGAATGACCAACCAAATTCCTGTTGCAATCGCCCATGAAAATGTCAGACCAAAGCACATTGTAATGAGCTTGATAATCCCACAAGTGCAAATCCAACTAACTGCATATATCACTACAAACAACAGAGCGATTAAGATTGCTGTCATGCAGCCATCGCCAATTTTAATCTTCTTTCTCAACTTCGCCATTTCCTGCCTCCATACCAATTTCAACAAGTGCCATTTCAATAGATGCTCTCACATCGTCAAGTGAATGTTCTGATTTATCAAGATTCTTTTCCAGATCAAGGCTCTTATCAAGCCAAGCTGTAAGAAACTCAGATAATCCAGTTGCCGAATATCCGCTTACTTCCATTGTATCGTCCGGCACGATAACAACCCTTTTCTTCAGACAGTGAATCAATCCGTCAAAGCCAATAACTGATTTTTCGCCTTTGGAAATCTCCGCTTCCTGACCAAGACTATTTTTATATTCAATATCAGTTTCCGCTTCAAGGATTTCTCCTTTTCTTACTTTCAATACTTCCACTACTTGTTCTCCTTATCTTCGCATGGAATACATGCACCATAGATATAATCCTTATTCTTGATATCACAATGCACTTTTACTCTTGCTTTGTTTGTGTCATCTACAGTTCCATGCTTACATTTTTCACACTCACTGGTGTTAATCATTTTCATAGCATTCTTCTCCATTCTTGTATTCCGAAACTTTACACTGCATAGATTCTACTTTTGCAAGGTCTGAATGTGTGTAGTTTCTTGCAGCTCCATGTCCATGATTATTCGTCTTTGGACTACATGAAGGACATGAACAATGGATTTTGCCCTTAATATACTGCCCGTCATGTTCATACCACCAGTTCCGGCAAACCGCCATCGCAATATGTTTCTTTCTACGACCTTTTGAAAAGTTTTTCTTTCTTCGCCAAGCTCTATTTCTTGTATTCATTTACAGATACCTCTCTTTTCATTATTGGCTGTTTCCTTTATTATTGTTTGTTTATAACATAAAAGAAAAATAGACTCTATTCACTTTTCTTTTACATTATATCATTATTCTTGTAAATGTCAACATTTATTTTTGCTTGTTTATTCTATAGGAACACTAATATATTCCATTACATTTCTCATTCCCAAACCACCAGATTCAATCGGTTTCATACAATACTCCCATAATTTCGGGTGTGTCTGTTTTAACATTTGGAATCTGTTTGGTTCTTTTTCGAGGTGGCAGCCAAAGCCACAAAAAATACAGCCAGTTCTGTTACATCCAGTCGTGCGATATTTTCCATCTTCCAATACTATATCACCATAGACTGATGCATATGGAATTTTCTTTTCATACAGATATTGTAAAACGTCTTGTTCAGTCCAAAATCCCATAGGTTGACTCTGTGGACGCTCTTTCTCAAAAGCATTGCAACCAGTTTTCATATAATCTGTTTTTCTCTTTTGACTTTCTGCTGCCATGAGTCCCAAGATTGGTTTCTTACCAGTTTGCTTCTCATATTGTAGAGATGGGCGTTTTTTCATAACTGCACAACACCGATCTGATATCTTAAAGTCAGCATCAAGCAGATACTCCCATTTCTTATAATTATAATGCGTAGATAACTTGCCGGTATTATTATCAATGTATGTACCATGAAGTTGCTGCCACCTTGTATTTCCAGGTTTCGCACCATGAACCTTATTTGCCACTTCTTTACTGACGATTGGATATCCATATTCTTGAATAACACTCTTGAAATTCTTTTTTGGTTTTAACCATGTGACATTATCAATCGTTTTCACAAAATCTCTCAATTCTGGATATTCAAGTCCAGTGTCTACATATACCGCATCTATATCTGGGTATAATCCTCTTACAATATCCAATAATACTGTACTGTCTTTTCCACCAGAAAAACTTACATATACTTCTCCACCATAATAATTATACCACTCTCTGATTCTATTCTGAGTCTTCGCAATCTTCAAATCCAAAGGAAGTGCTTGAAGTAATTTCAAACTACTTTCTGTGTGAATATGTTTTTTATCTTATACCGCAAATCAGCTAAATATCGGCGGTTCTAAGATAAATTCATACAAATGCGCTTAAATAGTGGAGGAATAGATCATATTATGGCAGAGAATACTATTGAAAATGGGAAATTATACCCAAATAACGGTAATACATCAACTAAAAGTGGGGATATTTCTCAACACAATAAAAAACATATTTTATTTATATTTTTCAAAGTAATCATGCATCGCATTGTCTGTATTTTTACCAGCCACAACACAAGAATACAAACCTACAACTACCACTACACCAATTAAAACCAATCCTATTTTAATCATTTGCTTTACCTTCTTTCTTTTCAGCTTCTAGTTCTGCAATATGTTTGAGAATTTCATCACGCTTTTTACAGCCGAGTCCGCTATAATATGATCTGCAATTATTTGTGTGTTCACATTCTCTACAATTTTTTACTACCATAATCATTTCTCCTTATCTCAGTTCAACTAAATATTTGATTGTACACTGGTCTTCTTTATATACGATGATTTCATCATTTCTCAACATACTACCAGCATGAGCATGTAAGCAATTCGCACCTGGGCATGTTTTCTGTAATCGTTCATAATTGAAATCATAATATTTACTGTCAAAAGAATGTACATCATATGGCTTTCCATATGCCACATCCATAAGTGCCATAAACGCCGAATTTGAATTTCCTCTCGCCCAGTATGATCCGCTCAAAGATGTATAACCTAACGATTTTCTTGCTTTTGGGGCATAATAAATACCAAATCCAAACATCTTCCCTGTAATAACCGCATTTGTCGGACGTAAAACAAGACCAGTATTGATGATTGACCACCAGTTCTCATTTCTACTTCCATGCCATAACAGCTTAGTTTTTGAAATATGTTCTTTGTTGACAAACTCATCAAATCGTTTTTGTGTCTTAATATTCTTGACACGCCATGCTCTATAGAATTTATCTCGACAATCTCCAAGCAGACTCTTAATCATTCGCACATCGTCTTCTGTTGCTTCCTCAAATTCAAGCCCCATTGCTTCAATAATGGTTTCTTGCTTCTCTTCCACATCATCGGTGTCTGGCTCATCCTGTACTGTATGTGTAACAACCTGACCTCTCATTACATCAAGTAGATCCTGTTCATCTTTAAGAATGCGTGCGAAATCTTCTTTGCTTCTGGAAAGATAATCATTAACATTTCCCATTTTTCGTGGAATTACACTAAACAACTCTAACAGAGTATTATTGAAGTCCTCTACTTCTTCTCGCTGCATGAGCTTATCAATTACCTTCTGTGCTTCGTCCACCATAGCTTGTGTTACTTGCTGAGATGAAACCTTATAGTTCGCCTGGATTTTCTGATGAGCCATATCTTGAAGTCTTTGAACGATTTCTGCAATTACTTTATTTTCAATTTCTTTATAACCGTCTTTTCCTCTTGGTTTTTCTTTCTGAATCAAATCCTGTACAAGATGTGTCTGATCCACATATCCTTTTTTAATTTTCTCATTGTACTTCTTATTCCACTGTGACATTGAATAGGATGCGTGCTGGCAACTTGCACCAACACGACCATATTCAGCCTCGAAAGTATCACCATGCGGAATCATGCGATAATATTTATTATTATTGTTTGTTGTTACCATAACAAGGTAAACTGGTGATTTCTCTTCCATAGTTACCTCCTACTGTACACAAACAAGAATTTGGATATCCGCATCTCCGAAAACAAATCCAATCATTGCTTTCACATCATCCCAGTCAAGCCCACCTCTACCGCAACAAAGTCGTGGAATAGCAAGTTTTGTAGTCTTGTTTTCTTCCATCTGATCTCTCAGATTAACCAGGGCTTCCATAAAAAGATCTCTATCCGGGCTGTCATAGCTGCTATCTTTTACAACCAGAGAATAAACATTATCAACAAGATACGTTTCTCCGCACTCAATCTCATCATATTTATCAGTCAGCTTTTCTTTCAGGTCATATGTCTTCTCAAATACTGCCTGAAGACCGACCTTGAAATTAAGATCTCTGGAAATTCCCTGTGCTAAGTAATATCCCTGTGGTACTGCCATAATGTTGATTTCTAATTCTACAATCTTCATATCGTTTTCTCCTTTATTGTTGTTTGTTTATCATATTTAAAAATTCTTCTTCCGTAATAATCGGCACACCATTCTTTTTAGCATCACGATTTTTACTCGAAGAACTTTCAATATCATTATTGATTAAGTATGTTGTTTTCTTTGAAACTCCACCGGCTACCTTTCCTCCAAGTGATTCGATTTTTTCTTGTAGTTCTTTTCTGTTTGAGAAGATATTAAGGCTACCAGTAATTACAAAGATATTTCCAGCAAAGATATCGGAACTTTTCTCTTCTTTTACAAAATGCATATATGATACCAGTTCGGAATACATATCATTCCTTAAAAATACATTATCGAAAAATTCATAGATGCATTTATTTACCTCTGTTCCAAATGACTCCAACTCCGTAAAATCAAATCTTGATTTCAGCGCACTTTCAAATGAATCCCAGTCACCGTCAAATCTTCTACTGATAATCTTTGCTTTGCTTAATGCAATATTCTGTATTCCAAGTCCGGCAATGAAATTTTCCAATTTCACATTCTTACTCTTTTCAATAGCAGAAAGTAATTTTGCAAATGATTTCTCTCCCATACCTTCAAAGTCCACGATTTCATCATGATGGTTTTCCAGTTTATAGATATCCAAGATATTCTTGATAATCCCGGCATTAACAAATTTTTCTACCGTTTTTTCAGAAAGACCGTCAATGTTCATACATTCTTTTGATGCGAAATAAGCAATTTTTCTGATATTTTGTGCTGCACAATCAATATTTCTACAATATAATGATACGCTTCCACCATCCGAACACTGAGTTGTAGCACCACCACATATAGGGCATACTTTTGGTACTTCAAAATCTTCTGTTCCACCAACGGCTTTTATTATTTGCGGTATGATTTCATTCTTTTTGACAATAGTTACTTTTGCACCGTTTTTAATCCCAAGTTCTTTAATGATACTGAGATTGTGCAACGATGCTCTACTAACATCTGTGCCATCAAGAATAACCGTATCGAAAACTGCAACAGGCGTAATTTTTCCTGTTCTTCCGACTTGCCAATCAATGCTATGGATTACACTTTCTTCCTCTTCTTCTTTAAATTTGAATGCGATACCGTTTCTATAATGGTGTCCTGTTCTGCCTTGTTTCTTCCCATATTCAATATCGTCATACATAACAACCAGACCATCAATAGGTATATTCTCTTTCTGTGCTTCCATTACCATACTATCCATCATAGAATCAAATGCTTCAAATTCGACATCTTTTGGATTAAACATTCTGTATTTGCACACATCGAAACCAAACTCTTTAATCCGTGATAATCTGCCATCCAAAGAGTTGATTTCTTCCAATCCTTCAAGAACATTAAACGCATAGAAATATACTTTTCGCTTTGCACAAACACCTGAATCAAGCTGCTGTACTGATCCACTTGCTAAATTTCGTGGTGTCTTATATCTATCATCCACATTAGGAATCTGAGCATTTATGGCTTCAAAGTCATCTCTATGAATAATTCCTTCGCCGGTAACTTTTAAGTACCCTTCATATTCTATTTGAAGTGGCACATTTACAAACGTTTTTGCATTATCGGTAATAATGCTTCCTTCTTCGCCGTTTCCTCTTGTCGCTGCTCTCACCAATTTACCATCTTCATATTCCAGGCAAATTGTTAATCCATCCAGCTTATACATAAGAAGTGCTTCCCGATTTTTAGTAAAATCCATTGCAACCTTTCTATCTTTCGTCTTATCCAGGCTCAACAATGGAGAGCTGTGTTTAATTTTAGGAAGTTCCGAACTTACTCTGAATCCAACGGTTCTTACTGGACTTCCAGAGAAAAAGAACCCTGTTTTATCTTCTAAATATTTGAGCCGGTCAAAATTTTGATCGAACACATCATTAGAAACAGACGGTTTTGAAAGTGCATAATACTCATAACACCACTGATTCAACTTAATGGTCAATTCTCGTATCTCTTTTAAATCATCTTGTCTTGACATTTTCCCTCCTATAAGTGGGCACTTTGCGCACCCACTTTATTCTTGTTTGTTTTTGTACTATCTGATTTGCCCTCTCAAATAATACTGCATAACTCCATAAATGTAGATTGGAGTGTACGCACGTTCCTTCATGAAAACAATCTGAAGATCATATTTGTGATTGAAACTGTGAAGACTTCCAAGATAACTTTTCTTATTATACTGGGTGTCATAATTTCCATTTACCACATCTTCATATCCGGCATTCTCAATAAGCAAATACTTCTTCTTCGCTTTTGCTGTTGCCATTTCTTTCTCAAATCTGGCTCTTTCGGCTGAAAGATTTGCAGATAATTCTTCAAGATTCGCCTTTCTTTCAATGAATATTTCATCATTGAAATAGGTATCTCTCATAATTGATAACTTCTCATTTTTTGGAACGTAAAAACTATAATCGCCATTCTGCAATGCTTTCTTCTTATACGGAATACCGTGAGCATCGAAGTAATCAGTGATATGGTTGTTGACCTTTTCTTTCGTATCAACCAGAATGACAATTGATGATAGAAGCTCTTTTTCTTCGGCTTCAGTATACTTATACTTTCCTAACATCATTTCTACTTACCTACCATTTCATATTTTGTAGCCCACCAGTCAAATTCACCTTCAACTGGCACGAACTTTCCTTCTGCCGACATTTTCATCCTTGCTTTTTTCTTTTGGTTGATGATATGTATAATGTCACCTTTTTGCATCGGATTTCTGTTAAAGTCCTTTTTGGCAACTTTGACTGTCAACGTGTTTCCATTTGCCAACGCATATACCTTAATTTTCGGAGTATACTTAGTTTCAGTTTCCAGAACGACTACATATCCTTTATACTGATTATCCACGATGTCAATATACCCTAAATTTTCAAGCTGATATCCTACACGATCAACGAATGTTGTCCTATCATATGGCATCACACTTATGTAATCATGTAAAACACCCATCATATTCACTTTTGTAAATGTTTTTTCGCTTTCTTTTTCAGAATTACGTCTGATAATTTCATACGGAATACCGAGTGAATCAGCCTTATCCTTTTTCATCTGCTTTTTACCATAGAACAAATCAAAGTAATCATACTGTTTCAGGAGATACTTTACTTCTCCAAATTCTTCAAAGAAGTTTAGCTGTATTAGGATCTTCATCTGTTTTGAATTGACCGGCAACGATTTTTCTTTTACCACAGCCAACAAATGAATGAAGTCCTGAAATTCCATATCTTTTATAGACTGGAAAGCATCGGCTACTTTTGAGTTAAGATATTTTATAGAAGCAATTCCCTTGTAAATCACATTTTCTTCCTTATTAAATGTGTACTGACTTATGGAATGCCGGAATTTAACACCTTCAACTTTAATACCTTTTTTCTTAGTATAATTGGTGATATTTAGTGTCTTTTCTTCTTTGCCCTCGAATGTATTCAACGCTGCTGTCAAGAATTCCAATGGGTAATAATATCTCAAATATCCGCATATATATCCAACGCATGAATAAGCGTCTGAATGATTCCATGAGAAAGCGTATCGTGTTGCATCAAGAATACCCTGTTTAATTGGTGGGAAAATTTCTTCAAGTTGCTCTTTCGGCGCACCGTATGTTTCATTGGAATAGCTTATAAATCTGTCATGTATTTCATCAATGAATTTTTCAGTTCCATATTTCTTTGCAATTCCTCGCCGGACTGTATCTGACTCTGCATCCGAATAACCACAAAAGTTTACCAGGAATTTCATGATATCTTCCTGCATAGTGATTCGCCCGGAAGTTGTTGACAAGAATTCATCCAGTTCTTTGAATCCAGTAACCAGTACATGTCCTTCCGCAACATCATCACGGAAACTTGCACATCCAGGTCTAAGCAGACCATTTCCAAATGAAAACCATTTGATATAGGAAAAGTCTTTATTATTACTTTTCGCAATTGCAATAGTTTCATCTGACATAAAACGTTTGAGATATGCCTGTGCTGAAGTTGACTCCCACTGGAATATCAAAGTTGTGTCTTCCCTAATGTCTCTCCATACGTCTTCGTCATCAAGGTCAACGTTATCTGGTGTCATTCGCTCAATCCCGGCAAGTTTACAGGTTTCATTGATTACACCAATGTTATCAAGTCCAAGAATATCTAGCTTGACATACATGAGTGCATCTAGTTCCTTCATATTTAATACGGAAACTGGATAATCAGAAGTTGATAAACTGCACATTCCAACTTCTTCATCAATATTCAAATCACTTACCAAAACGCCGGACGGGTGTGATCCGATAGAAACGATTGTTCCACTTACGATATCTACATATTTGAATAAGTCTGGATATCGTTCACGGAATACATCGTCAATAATCCATTTGCCATCTTCCAGATATACCGCCTCTGATATTGCAGACGTTTCTACGATAGACATTCTCAATGCTCGTCCTACGTCCTTAATTGCCCCTTTTAATGCAATCGTGTTGAACGTGATAATCTCACTTGCTCGAATGTTCGGAAGATCCATATGATCTCTCAGAATAAATTGTTTAATGATATCCCTATCTTTTGAAGAATAATCTGTATCAATATCGGCATTTGTAACACGACTTGGGTTCATAAAACGGAAGAAGTTTAATCCAAATTTCTTACTATCCATTTGAGTGATTCCAAGTATGTAGGCAACTTCACTTCCAGATACAGATCCACGACCATATCCACAAAAGATATCATGTTTTGTTTCCCATTCCCTCAAATAGGTCTGCAGCAACATAAAGTCAATGGATTTCGTTTTTTCGTACACATCAACCTCATCTCTTATGATTGGATTGATTTCTTCTGGTTTATATCGTTTGCGGACATATGGATGCACTTTATATGCCTGGTTAATCTTCTGCTTATAAGTTTGAAGCGGATGATCGTATATTTTCGGATATTTTGTGTTTCTATCCAATTCAAATGTTTCAACACAATCTGCCATTCTGTTTGTATTCATAATGGCTTCCATCCACACTTCTTCCGGCAATGAATCCTGTCTCTTATATGCTTCACACAATGCTTCAAAGGACTTAAATGTTAAATCCCATGCGTCTTCTTCCGCAAAATGAACACCCTTACTAAGCTGCAGAATCTTTCTGCCCTCCATATGTGTGTCATTTAATGCATGTGTATCTGTTCCGGCAATCAGCGGAATACCGTACTCTCTGCTTAATGCATACAATTCTTTATTATAGTTTATTTGGTCTTCAACATTATGGTGCTGAATTTCCAAGTAGCACCTATGCTTATTTTTTATGCAGAATTCCAAAAACCTCTCTTTTACTTTGTCTGTACCTTTCGATAAGATACCACCAAGACAAGCAGATGTAACTATCACATTGTCGGAAGTATTCAACAAATCATCAAGGTAAATTCTCGGCATATAGTAAAAATGACTATCTGTTCTGCAAAATGATTGTGAAGTTAATCTATTGATTTCTCTGACACCAGCATGATTTTTTGCGATTAAAACACAGTGATAGTTGTCCCTCGTCTTTACAACTTTTTCTTCTCTAATACTTTCTGGATCTATCGGATATGTCTTATCGTCATCTATACTTTTTGCCAGATACACACCATCTTCTCTCTTGTAGTAGCTTTCAAAAGATATTCTCACATCTTTTTTCGCTGTACTTGAAGTAAATAAATCAATGGCACTGTATACTGTCCGTTTGTGGTCAGAATTGTTATCTTCGGTTATGTAGGCTTCCACCGCATGAATATATTTCATTCCAGCATTTTCAATAGCTTCCTTTTTATGAAACCACTCAAAAATATTGCCGTGTTCACTAAAAGCCATAGCTTTCATTCCCAGATTTTTTGCTGCCTCTATGTATTCACCAAACTTTGTAACACTATCTACATTGGTTACTCCATTCGATAAATCACTATGGAGATGATATACTACATAATTGTCCATACCTACCTCCTAGTAATTCTTATATTCGCAATATGAATTTCTGAATTTACATAGATTGTGGCAGTAATAGAAATCTACAGTCGGTGGAAATTCACTTGTATTTCTAACTTCTTCCAGGGTATCTATCGCCCATTTCTTAGCTTCTTCATAATCTTCTTTGTTGAAATCAAGAAAATCCCACTTTCTATCTCCAAAGTAATTCCAACCTATACGGTCTGGGAATACACCGTACTCATTGAATACCTGTATTGAATAGAGATATAGCTGCCTTTTGTACTGCTGAAATTTATCCTTTTCGGATTTCAGTAACTTTCCTTTCTTCCCATAGGGATATTTTGATGATTTATGGTCAATGAGAACAATTTTTCCTGTATCTTTCTCCCTTAAAAGTAAGTCGATATAACCAGTGAATTTATACCCATTGATTTCAAAATCGCATTTCTTTTCGATACCAAGAATTTCGTATTTACCGAAATCTATATCAATGTTATCGAAATATTCAATTGCTTTCTGTTTGTAATTCTCTCTGATGTCTGCTGTTTTGTGATACACGAACTCTTTTACTTCTTCATCATAATGTGCAACGAAGTAATCAGATAGTTCAAATAAACCAAGCTCACCTTTTGCATACATTTCAAGAATCTTATGACAGAACTTTCCAAACTCCGCATAGAAGTTGTTTGTTCCTTCTGCCTCTTCTATATACTGCAAATACCACTCATATTTGCAGATGCAAAATGAATTCAGTCTACTAAAAGACCAAATCATGTTATCTATCAAAAAGTTATATTCTGACATTGTTTACCTCATAACTTTATTTTGGTTTGATATAGGCGATCCCAAATATCTTTTCCCTTATCTACGGGCGAATTTTTATCACTTACTTTTCCTAATAATCCTTTTTTGTCAATCACAACATATACATTCACAAATCTCATAAGTAACTGAATTGTCTCTTTATCCATTATTTTTTCAAGTGAAACATCATTGTCAAAAGCAATTACCACATCACAATGAAGCCTGATAATCGTTTTTACTTGAAAAATCGTAAGCTCACTGGTTTCTGATGAAACTGAATTGGGCTGACCATAACTATCAAGTTTCATTACAGATTTTAATGATTCAAAAATAATAATTTCCTTGTACTGCTGTATGATATCTTTCTTAAAACAAAATCCTTGAAGATAATCTAAATCGCCAACTGGATAATAGTTCATATATTTTGGAATCGGTGGATCAAAGTCTTTATAACCATCGTAAAGAGTTCTCCCCTTCACATTTATCAAATTTCCGTCATTATCATATACAGGATATACAATACGATTGGCTCTTTTGTCATACCGAACACCGTATTTTTCCATGATGCTTTGTGGTATTCCTTCTTCAATCCATTTTGTTATTCGCCGGTGTTCAAAATCATTTAGGATTTTTTCGTCCAGAATTGGATGTGTTACCGGCAATTGTTGTCTCTTTTTCTTTCTGGCTGCTTTTTTGAGATATTTAACTGTAGTTGATATTTCTGTCTTTTCATCACTTAGCCCGGCAATTCCACACAAATACGAAACTGCACGCTCATATGACATATTCAGATGCTCTTGACAGAAAGTAATTACATCCCCACCTTTTTTGCAACCAAAGCAATAATACATATTTTTGTTTGGTGTAACACTGAACGAACCAGTTCTCTCGTCATGGAGTGGACACTTACCGAAATACTCTCTTCCTTTCTTCGTAAGCTCAACATACTCTCCGATGAAATCAACGATGTCAATATTCTCTTTTATTTCTTCGATCAGGTCATCGCTGTATTCTTTCATGTGTTTCGCTCCTAATACGGAACTTGCTGTTCCTCATGTTGTTTTGCTTCTTCAATTCTCATTTGTGCCCCTGAGAATTTGAAGTCTATATATTCGTCCTCAAACATTCCTTCGCCAAGTCTGTTAAGGGCAATATGGAATGCATAATTTCCGCATTCTTTTCCGTCATTAGCCATTTCATCGGCTGTTTTCTTTCTCCACTTTGCACTGACACTCGCATATCTTTCCAGTTTATCCGAATCGGCAACTCTATCTTCACGGTTGAGCTGCGCACCAGCCAAAACAGCAACATCTAATTCTCCGGCGATTCTGTTCTTTAAGAAGTCACATTTCGCACCCAAATCGTTGTACTGATTGCTACTGTCTGTTTCTGCACTCTTGAAATAGTCATAGATTACAAACTGTAATCCCATTTTGTACTTCATCATCCGGCACTTATTGAACAGTTCCTCATTTGTGGCGTTTGGAATAAACTCATGCACAAATGGCTGCTTTTTGAGCCATTCATTCGTATCATCAATAATCTTCTGTTCTTCCGGCAAAAGATTTCCACTCTTTATTTTCTTCTGATCTATTCCAGTCAGATTCGCTAACATACGAAGGTAAAAGAGTCTGTCATTCATCTCAGTATCAAAGTAAATTGTTGGGATTCCTCTCTGAATCTTATCCATTGCCTCATTGAGCATGAATGCACTTTTACCCATTTTCATACGACCAGAAACCATAACAAGCTCTCCACTTTCGTATGAAAAATACCTTGCAAGATGTGGAAATTTAGACGGTACTCCAATCGTCCCGTCATTATTCCTACGCTCGCAGACTTCTTTCCAAAGTTCCGGCACTTTTTCTCCGAACATTAAGAAATCATTGTCAAACATATATCTTCCAGTCAATTCTTCCAAATTGTCGTACACAATTTTGTTGAGCTGATTCAGATCAAGTTCTTGCGTAAGAATTTGTCTCTGTAATTTACTGAGTAATTTATATAAGTCTCTTTTGAATGCAAGAGTTACAACACTGATAACTAAAAGCTGATATTCTGCAATCGTATGACGGGCTGCATCGCTACAGAGTTCAATGAATTCGTCCATATCTGGCATATTGACACTTTCAAGTGTTTTCTTAACTGCATTGTTTGACTGCAACATATTTGAAATGTTGAATGCATCAATATTATCTACACCAGCTTTAATCAATTCATCAATCGCCCAGTATAAGCAACCATTATCTTTGTGATAGAAATACCCTGCCTTGAGAACATCGGAATGCAAAATGAAATCTGGGTGATATACCAACGTGGCAATAATCCCGGCTTCTGCTTGTGTGTCAGACAGTTTTTCTAATTCGCTATTCATTCATGCCTCCCAGAATGTTTCCGAATCCAAAATTACCACTACCAGCAGAAAAATTAGTAGTCGGTTTAACCGTTGTATCAACCGGCTTTGATTCGATTTCAACATCCATTTGCTTTTTCATCTCTTTCTGCATTTCCAGTTCATTCTTCTTCTCATATGCCTTTTTGACTCTTACATTATCAATCAGATAATATAATCCAGGCGCATGTGTTATCGGAATTTTATGCTCTAACGCATAGTCAATACAGAACTGCAGATATCGTGCTGCTTCCAAATTTGACTGTGCTTTTGTGAGTTTTTTATTTTCCAGTTTCTTACCAAAAACAATATTATTGATAATCTTGTTTAAGGCACTGACAACCACAGAGCTGCTAATCTTATCCAGATAAGTTTCTCTGATATCTTTGATTGTTTCAGACACTTCGTAACAATCTTTATGCCAGTATCGTGTGCCAATTTTTACAGCTTCATCTTCTGCCACTTTTCCATCAGCATGTGCGCAGTGGGAAAATCCGCATTTATAATGTTTCATTTTCAAGTTCCTTTCTATAATAAAAGAGGGAAAGCTGTTGCCCTCCCTCTGTTGTTATTCTGACTTCATATCTTTCTCTAAGAGATATGTGGCTTCCAGATCAGATTCATGGAGAGCTAAAATCACTGGATATTTTTCAATAGCTGAACCAAGAGTGTTCCAGTTTTCTTTAGGCTCTGTGAACCCCATATGCCATCGGATAGCATATCTTTCAATCGGTTGTAATTTAATAAACTCTTCAAGCATCATGACGCTCTTTTCGCCGTGACCATAAGGAACAAGATCATTTACTTTGTAGAACTCTACCGCTTGCCAGTCAAATCTACCTTTTTCGTCCTTCTTAGAACCTGTTTCGCTGTAAATTCTCTTGTTTTTATAATCAGTTTCATACATGTATGTCTTGCAGATATCATGGAAAAGAGTGATTATTTTGCTGGAATCATCTGAAATATTGCCTAAAACTGTCTTATATGGTTCTGTCTTGCGTTTTTGCTCGAACATGTCATACACATTCAAACTATGTATCAATAACCCTTCCGGGATTGAACAGTGAAATCTTGTACTCGCCGGTGCTGTGTAAAAGTCCGATTTTTCCAAGAATTCCACTAATTCATTTATCCCTTCTCTGTTTATTGAGCGTACAAGACTAACAAACCTGTCTTTATTTTCGCTCATTTATATCCTCCGGCTTAGTTAAATGGAAGTTCGTCATCCACATCGTCTGGAATGTTCATGAAACCGTCATCTGTTTTCTTCCCTTTATTATTGTTTGATTTAGGTGCAGCAGAAGAATTTCCATCATCTGTGCTTCCTTTTTTCTCACAGAATTCCTGAGTTGCCACGATTACATCTGTTGTATAGACTTTTTTACCGTCTTTATCATCGTAGCTTCCTGTCTGGATTCTACCAGTAACACCGATCATCATTCCTTTTGTAAGATACTTTTCTGCAAACTCTCCGGCTTTACCAAACGCAACACAAGAAATAAAATCTGCTTCCTGCTTACCTTCTCCGTTTTTAAATGGGCGTGATACGGCAAGCGTATATCTTGCTACACATGTTGCGTTACCGCCCTGGGAATAACGAACCTCTGGATCTCTTGCTAAACGACCTACTAAATTTACATTATTCATTCTGTAATATCTCCTTTTTTATTTAAGTGCTTTTAACTCTTCTAACAGTGCTTTTGAATCCTCAATATTTGTGATTCTCTTCGGGTTTCCATTGGAAACATACTTTTTACAAAGCTCTGTTACTTTTTCATTGTGGGTTGCCGACTTCTCTTTTGCAAGATTGAAGCATTCAAGATTTACTTTATCAAGCTCTGATTTTTCAGCCTGTTTCTTTGCTTCTTTCTTCTTCTCTTCTTCAGGAAGATCTTCTCCCTCATAGATATATAAGCCTAACCCGTGACGGGCACACGCTTTTGTAAGTGATCTCTGAATAGATTTGTTAGCATCTGTTGATGTAATAGAATCTGCCGGAATAGATTTATTACGGAAATCCATAATAGGAAGTTCCTCAATCAATTCCATATCATTGATCGTTACGCCGGTCTTAACCCAACCAGTACGTCCGTCATCAAACCACGGTCTTGTATTTCCCTTATCATCCATCGTCTGCTCATAGATTTTGAATGTTGCATCTGGGAATTTCTTTTTTACTTCTGCCCAAGCTGCTGCCCATGACAGGTAGTTCAAACCGTTCTTCTGTTTTGTCTTCTCACGAACGTCCACATCGTACAATTCCTGGAAGTAATTCTTTTCGTCCATTTCTTTATTCCTTTCGTCATTTATTATTGCTTGTTTATAGTACCACGATTTCCAAATTTGTCAACTACTTTGCATTAACTTTTGCAGAAGAATTTGAACTTAATTTTTCCATGTTTTTAACAAGCTGCAGATTATCATTCAGAATAAATGCAATCGCTTGATCTTCTGTAAAACCGGCTTTAACATATGCGTCAAACTGGTTTTTATTTCTGGTTGCAGCAATCTCACAAATCTCTGTATTATTTGCATAATCTCTTGCTACGTCTACAACTTCTTTGCACACTTCGTAAACTGCCGGTTTATATTTTTCAATATAACCATGAGCAAGCTCTACAAAGCTCTCTGGTGACTCCTTTAATAATCTTAACAATAATTCTCCCATTATTGATGTTCCTTTCCTTCTCTTATGATTTTTAGCCCACACGCCCGTTGGTGTGAACCGTTGTATTCGCCATCGTTTTCAATCAAAAGATTCACTATATTTCTACTAAGACCATATTTTTCCTTACAATATGAAAACAATTCCATTTTTCTTGTGAATTTTATATGTGTACTTCCGATGAATAGATGGTACTGCAATTTTGGATATTTTCTTTTAAAAGACGTGTCTCCTTCATTACAACAATATGCTTCTCCACATTTTTTCAACTTGTATATCAATCGAAACTCAGCCTCTTGTGCTTGAATCGGATCTTCACAATACTGTACTATATCAACTATGATATTGCATGTCCCTCCGAATGATATTACTTCATTTTTCCAGGATTGATTTCTGTGCTTTCCAAACTCATATGCTCTCAATGGGTTTCCCTTTGCAGAACCGACATAAAATATTTTGTGTGTTAAAGGATTTCTGTGGATATACACATAATATTTTTCTGTTGGTAATACAAGATCCCTATGATAGAGCATATATATTTTCATCGTTGACGATAATGAATTTTTTGCCACTCTTAATCAATTTGCTATCATAATCTACAACACCACACTGAAAATCTTTGAACATATCTTTTGCATAAGCAAAACCTCTTATTTTTCCATCAATCGGGAAAAAGATTGTACTATTGCTTATACACATGTTCCCAAGCGAACACTCATACTTAATTTCATCACATTCGTATTGAATATCATTTTCTTTAAATACAAGAGTTAGGAAACTTCCAGTTTCGTTTTCCAGAACTACTAACCATTTATCGGCAACAACATCATAGTGAATACCATAGTTTGTAATCCTTCCATCGTATTTATAAATGTGGTTTGTGCCGTTAATATCAAAGATTATTTTACTCTGATAATAGTTGACAACGAAATATTTTCCATTGCTCACTTCAAAATAACAACTATCGCTGCACTTGCAAAGATTTCTAAAGCTATTTCCATTCCTCGTAATAGTTACTTCTGTCAAGGTATTCTGCTTTGAAATGTAATACATCTTATTTCCATCAACAACTACTCTTGATTTAAACTTCTTATCAAGCTCATAATCCTTTTCGCTATGAATGATAATCGTATTATTATCGTCCTCAATCAAATATCCATCTGAATGAAAATGATATTTTATCAAGTTTTTGTGCTTATATTTCTTTTCACTCTTGATATCCACAACATTATCATCGGTATCAATGTACATATTCTCATCGACAACCGCTTTAATGTTCGATTTGACCAACAGCTCTATAAGCTGTAATCCAGACTGTACGCCCTGATTTACCGGCTTTCTATTGATCCTTGCAGAGTTATCACATACCGGGCAAACATTGTACTTATCATAGTAATAATCTTTATCTGTATCACAGTATTTCAAATGACAACTCAACTCATGAATTTCACCGTGAAGTTCCCGGCTTTTATTCTCAAAAACTGCTTTAAGCGCACTGATAAGTTCTGGCGATAGACCAGTCCATGATCCGATTGTTTTCGGAATCTTTACCGCCGGATTGTCTATCACGGATATACCTTTCTTCATACGTTCCATAATATTCATATCCGGCTGCATTGTCCCACCAAACGGATGAATTCGTGTCAGAGATTTCCAACTCAATACACTGAATGCATATGTATCTGTTTTCTGGTCAAAGTTATTTGAAACCAGTAACGGATCTTTGAATAAATCCATAGCAACATCACATTTCTCAGAATCAATTGACCAACTATCGCAGTCAATGATAGAGATATTATAGTGCTTATCAAACAAAATGTTCTGATCGTTCAAATCGCCAATGTATATACCCTGCTTATGCAAATCAGCCAAAACATCAAACAATCTGTCAAGCATGGCAAGAATCTCTTTCTTTGTAATTCCATTCGCTTTCACGAATTTTTTATTTGACAATTTCTTGAATTCTTCTCCGTCTACTTTATCCATGATATAACCTATAAATTTGTTCCGGCTATCATAGACAATATCAATCGGAGAAATGACTTCTGCTGGTAAATTCTTCGCCATTAAGAGTTTAATCTTTTTCTCTTTGGTTGGCATATTCACATGGGGTTTATAAGCCTTTATCAGCTTATCCCCATATTCATATATAATTCCTTCTCCACCTTCGGCTAATACCGGCAGTCTTGTTATGTTACTTTTTAAAATCATTTCTCTATCGGCTTTCTTTTATTTTACTTGTCGCTTGATACGACCTTTACAGTTGCACCAGCCTGAACAGTGGCAGTTGCCATATCTTTCATCTGAGCGTATGCTGCATCAAGTTTGCTGGAAAGTTCCGCATTGCTCTGTGTCAGTGCTTCTACCTGAGATTCCAGATTCTTAATTTTTGCATCTGCCATTTCCTCTGCATGTTTCTTGTCGGATTCTAACGCACGTTTTTCAAATGCAAAGCTCTTATCTGCTTTAGCCTTTGCTTCTTTCGCTGCGTCCTCTTTGGCTTCTGCCAGTTTATCCGGGAATGCTTCAATCTGTGCTTTCATAGCCTGAATTTCTTCTTCTTTTGCAGCAATCGCTTTTTCACGCTCTGTTACAGCATCATCTTTTGCCTGAATTTCTGCTTCACGTTTTTCTTTTTCTTCTGCCCAGGTATCGGCATCTGCCTTGCGATCCATCTTCAGATTGTAGTCATACTCATCTTTCTCACGATTACGTTTCTTGTTGATATCGGTATTGTACTCTTTTACTTCTTCATCAGCCTGTTTCTTAGCTTTCTGAACACTCTTTTCCAAATCTGCAATTTTCTCTTCTACTTCTGCTGTCTTCTGTGCCAGTTCTGCATCGAGATCCGCTTTCTTCTGTTTGTACTCATCGTTCATTTCAGCTACTTTCGCTCTATGAGCATTGATAGCTGCTGCCAGACCGTCAGCTTCAGCTTTGATACCGTAGAGTCCTTCTAACTCTTTCTGATATTCGTCAATCGCAATTTTCAGGTCATTGTACTGTTTTACAATCGTATCTGAAAATACTTCATTGCTTGCTGCTACTTCTGCATTCTGCATAGATGCTTCCAGTGCCTCTTTCTTTGCATTTTCAACCGGCGAATCGCTCATAGCTTTAAGTTTCTCCAACTCAGCTAATGCCTGAGTATATGCGTCCATAATCTGTGCTTTTGTTGATTTCTCAGTAATTTTTCCCATTATATGTCCCTTTCTTAAAAAACAATTGTAATATCATCTCTGAATAATTTCTGGTTACGGTTAATAAATCTTTTTATTTTCACTGCTTTCCCAGACTTTAAACATTCAATAAATTCCTGTTTGATATCTTCATCTGCATTTACAATAAATCTCAATCCATCAGAAGCAATACCTACATTCTTGTATTCTTCCTTGCTGAATAGCTTATTTTCTACAGAAACACCATCTGCATAATGATTAAGATATTTCTTGTCAATATAGTTGTAGATATAGTATTTCGGATATTCGCCATCGGTTAATTCAACAAACGATATATTACCTTCGTTATCTTCCAAAATAAGAAAGCCATCACCACAATTTGATGTAATGAAATACTCATTGCTTTCTGTTACCGAAAGATATGTAAAGCATAAGAAATTCTTCATATCCTCAATTGTCTGCCCATATACAGCAACCAAAGAAGAAAAAGCCTGTTCGATATCATATCCCTTTGACAACAGGTGGCAAAATGTCTTTGCTCCTACTTCTGAATGTAATCCTTCAGAACAACCGTCTGCCACAACCTTCACTTTGTAATCTGGCAATTCAAATCCGTAATCCTGGCAGTTCATTCCGATAGATAAATGATCGTAACCTATTTTGTTTACAAGCATATTTTTCTCCATGTACCGCCCCACCCTTAATAAATGGGGCGAATTCTGTTATTCTTAAATGAAGAAGTTATCTCCATCGGCTACAACACTCTTTGAGCTTTCGATTACAGATTTACTCAGACAATCGAACGCTTTTCTCAGCTCAGATGCAGAACTTGATACATCCAGAATATTTCTGAATCCCAGGCTCTTTGCAATGCCTGTAGCTGTACCACCAAAACTGATGAAAGCTGTTGTAATTTCTTTATTGTTCAAATCCTGAATCCGGCGTTTTGCTTCACTCGGATCATTGGAAACTGTATCTTCGCCATCACTGAAAATTGCAAATACCGCTTTTACACGTACTCCCTGCTGTCTCAGATATTCCATGTAGTCAGTAAGTTTCTGTGTACCATCTTCGATGACATTGTACAGTGCTGTCATACCACTGGCATCGTAGTTTGTATCAAACTCTGTGATTTTCTTGTAACCACCCACGTTGATCGAGCTGTTAAAGTCTGCTCTTGCTACCAGGATTTCATCTGCCTCTTTAGAGTCGGTTAATGCCTGTTTGAACTCTTTCAAGCAAGAAACCATATCGCCTCTGTATGGAGACATTGATCCAGATTTGTCAATTCCAATGAAAATCAGATTGACATTTTCACTGTCGATATCATCAACGGCTGTATTCTGCATTTCGATTTCGTCTAATCCATCAATAATAATTTCTTCCATCTTTCTACTCCTTACAGTTTGAATTCAGTGCTGCGTACAATGTTGAATTTGTACTTTTTCTGAAGATCTGCATACATCTTGTCAACTTCGGCTTTATCACCAATGGCAGACATACAATCTTCCAGAATGTAGAACTTTTTCAGCATATCAGTGTCATCTTTGTAAAATTCAAGCATCTGGCAGAGAGATTCGTATACGCAATAATCTCTTGCTTCACCGCCGATGATGATTTTGTCAAATTTTGCGAACTTGTTTAATAGTGCCTGGTTCACATATCCTCTTCTGTCATATTCCGGCTTGATAATACCGTACATCTCCGACAGTGGATCTTGACCTTTTACGATAGGGTTCAGTGCATATTTTCTTGCTACACTGTGGAAGTAAATCATGTTTACAAACTGATTTTCCAGTGCTGCACCTTCTGTACCCTGTAAGCAATGATATGTCCAAATGCAAAGTTTCTTTTTAGAGTTCTTTTCCAGATTCTCTACATACTCACGGCTTTTAATTGGTTCAACAATCGGACGCCATTTTCCAGAATCCAAATCTGCTAATGTAATAACAGTGTAAGGTGCTGGATTATTGCCGTTTTCATCAATCCACCAACACGGATGGAAAATCTGGTGTGGAATGTGAGTATCAATAGATACTGAAATGTGCGTGATTTTCTCCATGTTGTTATAAATGAACTTAGTCATTCTAGCAACATCTTCATGTGCGCCGGGAACACCTAACGCTCCGTTATCCATGAAGTCCTGCTGCACATCAATTCCCAAAAACAGCACTTTTTCAAGACTGCTTGAAGATGGCTCTAACTTTTCTTCGTTTGCTTTTTTCAGAATTTCATTCATCGGAATGGGATTTTCAGTTTTGCCGATGTAGTTTTCATTTACGATTTCTGAATAACTTGTTTTCATCTTGTTTTGTTTTCTCCTTTATTATTGCTTGTTTAATGCTTGTTTAAAAACAAATCATTAACATAGTTTTTGTTCTGTGTGAAAATTGGAATTTCTTTGTCGATAACCCAGCGTGATCTCCACACACCATATTCATCTTCTTCTGGATCTAATGTCCGTGGAGATAAATTGTTTCTGTGATTTTCTGGAAGCTCATTTTCTGGAATGAAATAATCTTCTTTGATACAACAAGATCCTCTTTTCAGAAAAGTCGGAAAATCATTCCAGTTGATTCCTTTCTTCAACATGAGCATGTCTTGAATCTGACTCATATTTTTCTTATGCATTTTCTTATCTGAAAAATTTGCATGACCAACTGACTGAATTGAATTTCTTGTACAATCCTGCTGCCTCCAAATAAATTCATTGACTACTTCAAATTCTGGGATATTAAATGCTCTGGCATCAAACATTGCCCTTCCACATTTTTTCACATATTTGAAATAGTAATCCTTTACTTTTTCGGCTTCTTCATCATTCTGAACTTTCATAATGTCTTCTGATATCTTTTCCGTAATTACATCTGAAAAAGCCTCATTGAAAGCCATTGTTGCCATACTCGCTGCGATAGTTTCTACCTTCCGCTTTACATATCCAAACCATGCTCCCTGATTCTTTTTCTTGTAATCAATCAGAAGTAATGTGATTTCATCGCTCTGTGTATATCCTAAGACACATCCAGAAATGTTTTCGCACATATATTTCATTGTGCGCTGCATTGATTCTGCCATAATGCTGTCAAAAGGTCTTTCAAAGCCTTTGGTGAATGTATGAAAAGCATTTCCATCCACTCTAATCATTACTGGCATTCTTCTTGTTAAGTACGTTTTCTGAGCATCTTCATAAGATTTCATTCTCGTACCAATACTGCTCCGATCCATTCTCGTTTCCCTTCCCATAAAATTTTCTTGCTTCCCGTGTTTCTACAATTAAGAATCGTAAACACACGACCAAAACAAGAAGACATATTGCAAAAGATATTATATTTTTAAGGCTACTCATTGTTCTTGATTAAGAAGTCTGGGTTGATACATTTGAAACTGATATTCTTATCAGTGTTTCTAAAAACACATCCTTCTCTTTCCCTATCTACAATTTGTGACTTGCCTTTTACATACTTTACAATATCTTGTATATCACCTTTTACATTGTAACCAATCTCAACAATTGGTACTGTGTGAATACCATGCTTAATGAGAATGTCCTGCATCTCAATGGTATTATATTTCTTTGAGGGGGTTATAAGATTGAATGCCCATAATTGGCAATCTTTCTCATGATATTTGTTTCCCTGGATTTTTACACCAGTAATTTCGCCTTGTAATACTATATAATCCTCATCGTCTATCAATTTTTCAAGAATGCTGTGAATTTTATATTTGTTGGCGATTTTCCAATAGTAGCTGTTATCCGGCTGTGGCAATCTCCTATTTCTGCTGCAAACTCCGAATTCGTACTTCGCTTTTCCAAATTTTCTCGGAATTTTGCGTAAAAAATAAGTGCCGGAACATCCGTCAACTTTTTCTGTCACTATCAGATTGGTTTGTTCATTCTTCAGCCTTTCGTATAACTCAGGCATATTCTGAATTCTCTCTTCATCTGTCTTTTTGATGAAGTTCGGAAACTCTGTGTGTGTATTCTTTTTGAGATAAAGTTTTCTGAACCACGCATATCTCATTAAAAATTTCACAACTGGATTCCTGGTTTTCTTTCTGTTTTCCTCGAAAACCGCATTTTCTTCTTCAAGCTGTGGATCATACTTAATGATTCCTAAGACATCCGTAACATCCTGACCAAGTTTGTATTCGCCTACCGGAAGAATGGATAACGGCATCACTAATCCTTGTGAAACCTGTCCTCTCATTACGATAGTCTTTACAACATACTTTCTTGATTTCAAGAATTCATACTCTGGCGTTTCCGGCATCTTACTGTCAATCTCGACATATACCACTCTATCGCCAACATGGAAATTGTCTTTTTTCGACACGACAACTTCCCAACCATCAATTCTTGCTACTTCGATTCTGTCAGCATCAGGAATCGGCTTGATTTCTGCGATTTCACGAATTGTTGCTAACTTTCTCATGTATAACCTCTGTGTTGAAAAATATCTATTCAAAAAGGTTAGAAGAAGTGCTTACAACCACTGCCACTCCGTCTAACCATTATGGAATATACGTTCTTCAAGACACTTAGTTTGCGGTTATCAATTAAAAGTTGATTGCATTATTATTTGCTGTACGTGTCTTACAAGGCATTTCTGTACTTTTTACTTTGGTTGTTTTGCCACGTATGAAGTTGTTTTATTTTAAATCTTTGATTGCTGCCTCAATCGGTGCATATCTCTCTGTGTCAAGCTGCTCAATCAGACATTTATACGGATCAAGTTCTCCGCTTAATACCATTTTCGCAACATTGACTGAGAATCCACTTACAAGAGCAACACCCAAAGCGTTTTCCTTGACAGGGATTGTGCCGGTACGTGAGTTTACATTCCAGAACACAAGTCTCGGAAGCTGATATCCAGCTTTCTCAAATTTTCTGCCAATTGTCTTGAACAGTGTTTCATTTACTGTGCTTGCGCTACCTCCCCATCCATATGAATAGGTTGCTTGGTCAAATTCCATATCACTGATAATCAGGATATTCTTTGGCATGTCTTCCTGTTTCATATTAGTATTGATAGCTGTCTGCAGAATAAGATCAAATGTTTTTTCAATGTCTGTGTTAGAACAGTCATTTTCTGCATAGCATCTTCTGATTTTTTCTGCCAGTGAACTACACGCTGAAAGGTCAATCAACTCAGGTCTTGAACTGAATGTGATAAAGTTATCTTTGAATTCGCCAGAACATCTCTCAGAGAAGTAAATAGCAAGTGCTGTTGCGACTTCCAGTGCAGTAATGCTACTGTTTGGATCAACACTGCACATCATACTTCCAGAACCATCTCTGACAACAAGAGTATTTCCATCACCCTGTACTGTATCAGGAAGTGCTTTCCATAATGCTTCCAGAGCTTTGTCCTCTTTTATATTGGATCTGTAATAGCTACGACCTTTCAGATAACTATGTACGATATCATGTGGGAAGTTCGTAGAAGAGTTGATTTTCGCCTCTCCTTTTTCCAGCTTATCCAGATATTCTCGTCTGCGTTCCTCATCGTTTTTGAGGAATGCATTGTTGTAAACAAGATTTGCTTTTGACGGAACAGTTTCGTAATTGATTTCGCCCCATTTCTTAGCAGACATCTTTCTTTCAACAACATCAATGTATTCTCTCATTTCTGAAAGAATCTTACGATATTGTCTTTCTGTGAATCCCAGGTACTTGCGAACAACTGTTGCATTTTCTTTTGTTTTATAAGAAGTTGCATTGCAGCTTGGCATCCACTTAGCAAGTAATGATACCGGCTTATTCGCTTTCTTCGCTTCCAGGTCTTTCATTAACTGGTTCTTAATAACTTCAAGTGCATTTTTCTCACACTCTGTTCCAACCAAAGAAAGAAGATCGTCATAACGTCCGTATTCAGCGATTAAACCAATCAGCACTTTACTGATTTCAGGCTCAACATTCGCCATATGAGACATGATGATTCTGAATGATCTACGTTCCCCCAGACCTTCTCTCGCATCACGCAAATAGAATAACCATTTGAGTGCGTGAATATGGTCTTCTGAAAACGCCTTATCGAATCCAGAAATGATTGTTTCTGCATCAGCTTTTCTCAGAGATGCGACCTTGAAATTCAAATCAAGTAAGTGTTTACCTGTTGTTCTATATCCAAGTGCGCCGTTTTCTGTGTAGCTTTCGTTGAAATCTTCATTCAACGTACTTTTCATTGAATTCATGAAACCCATGTTCAATTCCTCCTAATTTTGAATTATATTTCATAATTCCTACATACTTTATTATTGATTGATTATGCTGTAAGTATATAAAAATTAGAATAAGTGCGTATGACAAGACTTGAACTTGTGACCTTCCACCTTCCTCAATTTCAAATTCTTTAAAAATATTTGCGGTTCAAGCCTTATACAAGGCTCTATAAAATTTTTTGTGGACGCTCTAACCTACTGAGCTACATACGCTTACGGTGTGGCAAGAATCAGTGGCAACCTTGTTTTTACGGGGGAACTATATGAATTGCTGCCATTCTAATTCATTACCATTTCACCAGGGCGAGAGGTGGGATTTGAACCCACGAATTCAACTTACAATTTTGAATCAATGTTTTCTTCTGAGAATTTTGCTGTGTGTGCTAGAACTAAGCACATTTTTGTATCATTTGCTTAAGCCTCTTGCATACTCTCGCCAACGCCACCGATAGGAGTCGAACCTATAACCTACGGCTTAACATGCTATCTTGAAAAATTGCTGTCTGTGTCTAATGCTAGACACATTTTTCGATTTACGTTGCTCTATCCAGTTGAGCTACGGTGGCAAATATTAAATTGTAAATGGATCATACTGGACTCGAACCAGTGACCGTTCCGTTATGAGCGGAATGCTCTGCCAACTGAGCTAATGATCCTGGTTGCACCATAAAGCGAAGCCATGCACGACCTCCAATGGATTAGCCTTTCACGATACCTTTTCGCTACATTTAATCACACAAAACATACGATTCTTGTGGTGCGATATTCTTTCATTTCCAACTAAACAAAGTTGCATACTTTCATGGTGCTAACGGGTAAGACAGGACTCGAACCTGCAAGACACGGCTTCCTGATTTCTTCTACTTAAATAAATTGCTGTATGTGTTTGTCAACTAAACACATGTGTATAAAAATTGCCGTTGCGTGTGCCAATTTCGCCACTTACCCATTTTTAATTGGTGGAATTGTGGGAGTGTACGGAGTCGAACCGTAACTAAAACTTTTGAAGAGTTTCCTTTTATGTAAAATTGCTGTATGCGCTCTCCACCCGATGCGCCTTAAAAAGCACCGCCGGATCACTCCCATATTCACATTTTCAAGACACTTCATTTTTGTGGATTTGAACCACTTCACTAAACTTGTAGAGTTTTGCTTTATCCTTTTTGAATTTGCTGCATGTGTCTTTCTCATACATTTTTGGCATTTCTGCCGAATGCTGACGGTTGGACTCGAACCAACAACTGTTTGAGTGGCTTTGCTATTGCTGTTAGCACTTATTGTACGAAAGAAAAGATGTTTTTTATAATTCTAAGTGCATTTTTCATAATCAAATGTTCTACCAGTTGAACTACATCAGCTCATTTATTATCGCTTGTTTATATTATTTTTAAAGACATTTCGGAGTTGTCCGTTCTACAAACAAACACAACTTTTTTCACGGAGATAAGCCCCGAAATGTCGATCACATGGATTAGGAATCGAACCTATTTTCTTAAGCTACCTTATTAGCTTTTCCAGTGTTTTTCTCTGTTCCTTTGAACAATTATATAATACCATATTTCAGGAAAATGTCAATAGGTTTTTAAAAGTTTTTTCATTTATTTTCGGTTGTTTATCGCAAGGTTTTGGCGAGATCCCAGTCTCGCCTTTCCTTAATAGAAAGTTTCCTTATATAAATCATACATACCTTTGAGAATACGTCTTCTCTCCTGGATTTTTCGCTCTGTATATTCCGGGTTACGCATTTTAATATCTGGAAGAATTATTTTGTTAAAATATGCATCAAAAGTTTCACCGGATTCATAGATATTATAAAGCATCTTGCTCTCACGTAATTTATCACAAGATATAGCTTTATAATTTCCTGTACTTTCAACATACGCATCGCTAAATGCCTTTACTTTTCTAGGAATAACTAATTTATTCAGTGGAGAATCTTCTGATTTTCCACGTAATGTACCCAGTCGATTTCTAAATAAATACTTGTTGCTGCATACTCTTTCTTTTCGCATACCGAATTTTGCCATAAGCAATACTTCTTCTTGCTCCGCACAAAATCTACAAAGTTTCAGAATTCTATCGGAAACATGATAAACACAATCATAAAGTGGGCTTTTAATCGTCTTTGCTTCGTAATCTACATTAGCCTTTTCCAAAAGTACAATTTCTTCATTCTCTAAGCCAACATAACATAACCTTACCATTAACTCGTTTGGTATTTCAGTGCTTTCATTATAATCGACATTCATACCAAATGCAACTTTAATCATTTCCTCAAATTCTACCGGCGATTTGACATATCTCGCCCGACAAGTTCTAGTCTTATCTACTTCGGAAGAACTGATTTTATCAAAATTATTTTCGCTAGTTGTCTTACCATTTTGAATACACCAATCAACATATGAACGCAATAAGCTCATTGTTTGTTCGGTATTTGTAATTCGCACTCCCGTTTTGAAATCCAGAACAGTTAGAAGTTCATCAACATTCATCTCACAAATATCTTTTCCAAATTTTTCTTCCATATCCTGTACAGCTTTGAAAACTCTTTGGAATGATCTATATGAATTATCATTTGTAATAGTATTTAAGAAAGTTTGTTTTTGTTCAGAGTTGTACATAACTGTTCCTCCTTCTCATTGCAGAATTCATATACTTTCCTGCGATTATTTTTAACAAAGAATTCTCTAATTTCTTGATCTGAAAAGTCGGTTTCAGCTATAATTCTCTTTAGCTCTTCACGCCAGTTGTCATCGCCTTTTATATATCTGCTAATCATTATATAATAATGCCATGCCATATAGTGTACAGACCAAGAGGTTCTCTTCGCTTTCTTATAATTCATAAAATCATCGTGCAATAACATTGTAAGATAATTCATGTAAGTAATCAGCCAGTCTCTCAATTCATCTTGCTGTGCTTTGAATGTAAGATTATCTGTATCATAGTATCTTGAAATTGCCGTTGCCAATTCAATATAAAGAATGAATCCATTATTTGCCCGGAGTTCCATTCCATCTTTCACGATACCTTTTACATAGATTTCATCGGCATCGCTGCTTCTCATAATTGAATCTACAATCTTATTTGCAACTGTAGGCTTCATCGCCTCTCTGTGTCGTTTCGGAATCGGCACTGTTGTCCATTCCTGATTAAGCAATTCTCTCGTCTTCTGTGGTGAGAAATATGTGAAAAATACACCAAAACAATCATCTAAATGTTTATTTGCTAATTCACAACTTATTGTTCTATGGTTTCCATCTGGAACGATAATAATACCATTTGAAACAGTTAATGTTTTTGCTTCTTCGTCATAAACTGGAATATCACTATCACCGTCATCCATTAAATTGAAACGAATTCCGTTATAGAAAAAACTTCCCTCATTGATAAGGTTAGAAATCTGTTGCGCTGTTTGGCGATTAACCTTTGTTTTTAAATCTCCATATTTATCCTTTTTGTGGTTACGCTGCAGCTCTGGAATAATTTGCAAAAGATTTGCACTCTTTAATTCTTTAATTTCTCTGACACTTAATGGAAACATATACTGATTATCTGCCAATTTTGAAACATTTCTAAAAACTAACGGATAACCAATTTTTTTATTATTATCTGTTTGTGGATCATAATATTTATAATTCTGAATTTCTACGTCTTCAAAATAATCTTCCGGCACACCAAAATTTTTTGATACTTTAGATATGGCAAAAGTCAGCCAATATAATTCGGCATCACTCAGTTCATCTAAATCGGCTCTCCCTGATACTATTCTAAGAAAACTGCCTAATGAGATTTTACCGTCATGTCTAACTTCTTCTTCAATTTTGTTTATTTTATCTGGACTTGAGTTTAAAACTAAATTCTCAATTTTAGTAATTAGATGCTCTCTACTATCAGATGCTTTCATATGTGCGTCCCCTTTCCATATTTTGTTTGTACTTTAATAATACCACCAGAAAACAGAGATGTCAAGTTTTTCCGGTAATACTTTATTTTTATCTGATAGTAGATATTCAATTATTCGAGTTTTAAATATTCTTCTATTTCTCTATATTCCTCCTGTGTGTATGTTGGATCAATGATTTCACAATCATCTTCCTTTGCATCAACAATTTCAATGGTAATTCTTCCATTATTATACATCATTAACATAACAGTAGAATTGCCGAATTCTGGATTGTCAGATAAACTATGTAACACAATGCCAAATGCATCAAGCATGTCTATATAATCACCAGACGTAGCTTTTGCAAATTCATCTTTCACATTTACATGGTACTCATTCTTTTCGTAAATAAAAAACATTATCTTTTTCCCCTTTCCGACATCCAGGTAGCGAAAGTTCCACTTAGAACGTATGTTCTTATTATACATATCAACCTTACTAAAGTCAATAATAATAAACCAAATTATAACATGGAAATTTTTGCCACCTCGATCAATACGTCCCTCGAATTTTCTACTTGATTTGTGGTTACTAATTTTAACAGTCCATCTAACATCCACTTAATGTCAAGATCTTTCACTCCCAGGCGTTTTAAATCATTTCCGTTAATTGCAAGACCTTTTAAGTTGTAGCATTCATCTGATTCAGCCAATTCTTCTGCACGTTCAATCATATCCTCTACTTTTTCAAGTGTTTCTTTATTTATATTATCACTTGCATTTATTTTAGCGTGTTTATATCTTAAAATATGTTTCACATCTTCCAGTGAAAACTTGTACAACATATTTTTGATACACGCATCTGAGTTAATAATTACCATTTTCTTTGCAGCAAAAATATTTTGAACAGATACAATTACTTTATTCGGATATCTCATTCCTGTCAAAATTGCTTTAACAGCTTTATTATACTCTGATAATGATAATCCGTCAATCAAAATTGCCAATTTTTCACTGATATCCTGGCACATTTCTATTGCACGTACTGCCTTATCAAAATCCTTAATGCTGTCAATACATGGTAAACCATATTTCAGTATTTTAGCATAATCCTTGATGATACTGACATGCTCACTGCAAAGTGTTTTTGTAAATTCACTCTGTCTTCTCTCTGTTGCAATGAGTCGCAACATATCACAATTGTCAAACATTGCTTTTTTAGTTGATTCCTCAATCTCAAAGCCAAATCTTGCAGCAAATCGAATCGCCCGGAGAATTCTAAGCGGATCTTCTCTGAATCTTGCATTTGCATTACCAACACAACGGATAATTCCTTTCTGCAGATCTCCAATGCCATCATGCAAGTCAATAATATTTTCTCCGTCATACGCAATAGCATTGATTGTGAAATCTCGGCGCATAATGTCCTCTGCTAAGTCGCATGTAAAATCGACAGAATCAGGTCTTCGATGATCTGAATACTCCCCATCAATTCTATATGTAGTAATCTCATATGGTTCATGGTCAATAATAACGGTTACTGTCCCATGTTTTAATCCAGCTTTCATCAGATTGTAGTGTTTGAAACATTCCATTATTTCTTCTGGTTGGGCAGATGTGGCAATATCCCAATCATGCGGTTCAATCCCCATGATAGAATCACGCACGCACCCACCAATTATAACTGCTTCATGCCCTTCACTTGATAATTTGTCGAGGATCATTTTTACATTTTCTGGCATTTTAATATCTTTTACCATATCTTATAACTCCTATGAATATGTTCTTCCTTCTTCTTTCCCCTTAATAAATCTATCTATAGCTTTTTTAACGTTTTCTTCCGTTGGCTTTTCACAACACAACGCTTGCACATGTGTTTTCCCATTCATATCTCTTATATAATAATTCCTATATCCAATAACACCTATATAGCCTCTGTATTCAAATTGCATTTTACACACTTCCTCTGTATCTTCCATTCGTCCATTTATATTCGTTCTGAGCTACGTTTGCAGATGTTATTGATACTATCTCATCCCATCTATTCTTAAAACTGTTTGGGTATTCAGTTGCCGGATTCTCTTTCAACTGGTCAATAATACCCAACATAGTTTTATTCGTCATTGATTCCGAAAAACATGCATCTGGCAAATCTGGGAAATTCATGTTCTTACAATAATAATGTAAGTTTTCTCCCATTCTAATTCTTAGTTTCACTCCAATGACATTTTCTATCTCAATATAATGTTCATCTGACATATAAAGATATCTTTGAAGTGTACGAATATCATTAAATCCATCTAATAAAATATCATTCGTTCTCATGTTCTACCTCTTCACTAAAACTCTATCACCACCAACAAAACGACTAACCAAGACAAATCGCGTGCCCTTTGGTATCTCATCATGTTTTCTCAAATGTCGTAATGCAGCTTTATAACTTCCGCAAGGAAATGTTGCTGGATACCAACTGCCCATATATTCCGCACGATGTACCCATTTTTTCTTATCATGGTCGTAATATAATTCACGATTGCATCTGTATTCCCGGAATGTCTCTTTGGTTCTATCGTAGTCATCGGCAAATTTCAAATGCCAAAATTGACTCTTTCTCTTCATAGTCTTCTCCTAGCTCATACACTTTATCATCGTCCGTTGTCGGTTCATCAGCCCAGCCTTTTTTCCACTCTTCATATACCTCTTTGTTTACTGGCACTCTAATCCCTGTCTGTAGCAAGGCATAATATGAATCATCTGTCAAAAATCCATTTTTATCCCCTACATACCAACCATCTAAAAGTAGCTCTTGATGATGTGGGGTATAGCACTGGCAACAAATTTCTTTTGTTCCTTGAAGGTCACACCCCTTATAGGTGTCTCTGTCAGTACATTCCGGCACATATATTCTTGATAAGTTATATGGTGTTATTTTCTCAATCTTCTCTATGTCATAAGCATAAAATGATATCTCATGATGCATCTGTTTTAAATGAAATTTTTGACAAATTTTCAATTTTATACCTCCGCTACTTTATTTTTGTAATATTCAACGGACATGAGCTGCATACGCAATTCATCATACATCTTATGAAGTTTTGGATTTACAAGCTGCATCCATTCTTTTCTCTGATCGTGAACCATATAATCTCTTACCATTGTGGCAGAAATCGGCAAATCTGAACGATTGATAATAAGTTCAGTCATTCCTTTAAGGTCTTCTTTGGAGAACCAGGCAGATCTACTCTCATCATTCCCATAAATCATAATATCCGGCTTCTTATAAATATATCTGTCTACCTTATCCAGTAGATAACTTCCCCACGCCGGAGTAATATCATTTTCAGTGGTTAAGTCTGGTAAGCCGTAAATCATGATATCGCCACGCCCACCGTATATCTCTTTTAACATTTTTTCTCTGGTTGTAATGTTGAACGGATTTCTTTCTGTCCCATCTTCCTGAGAACTTCCAATAAAAATTAAAAGTCTGTCACAAAGCATTAACCCAGTTTCAACTAATTTTTCATGTCCTTTGTGGAACGTTTGGAAACGTCCGCAAATAAATCCTACATCATATGGTTTATTCATATCTTCCTCCATCATGTTAAAAATATTTATGATATAAAGCTCTGAGAGTTTTCTTCCATTTACTATTTTTCCATTCATATCCATCTATGAATACATGGTTATCAATAATCGTACAGTTGTTCATCGGCGTTGGGCATGGTGGAATCTTTTTCCCATCAATAATAATTCCGTCATTTTCAATATTTTGTATAGATTCTCCATTATCTCCAATGACTGCATTTCTTATATAATTTCTATTTCCAATTATTACACTCATACTTTTCCTATTCTATTGCAATCATCTTATTAAAATCCGGCAATCCATTTTCATCAACATTCGTTGCAATAGCTTTCATTGCTATATTTTGAATCTGATTCTGCATAAATGCTTCGATTTCGCCTCTAGCTTCTGTTACTGATTTTTCCATCTGTTCATTGAAACAATCAAGAGCATATTCGGCATTGCAACCGATATCTCTATTTGCCTTTGCTAATGCATCTAAAATTTTCTGCTTATCCGCTTTATTCAATGTTTTCTTCGATGAAAATAATTCTTCAGCAATATCATACGCATTTTTAATCGAACTTTTGACATCTGATAACTGATCCTTAAATTCACCACGATGCTGTTCAATCTTGCTTTTATAATCAATTCGTGGAATATATCCATCACGTTCTGTAAAATGGATAGTACAAGGAACACCATCGCCATTTCCAATAGATGTAATCATATCTGCAAATTGAGACAAAGATAATTCAATTTCACAGATTCTTCCATTAGCATGATACCAGTCATGATTTATTCCACGTTTTAAATCCGCATGAGAAATAGTAACATTGATAACATTTCCATGTTTAATCGAGCTACCGAATAATGTTGTAGGTGGATTCACTTGCTGGCGTGTTATAGTCATTACTCCATACCCAGAATGTGTTGACATTTTATCGCCACTCCATGACTCTTTAGTTTGCCCTTCAATACCAATACCTTTAATTCCACCTTCTACATAACATTTATATCCCATCACCCCAGATACATTCAGTTCTTTTCCATACAAATCAAAGCACTCACCATTTTTTCTTTTTATGCCAAGCGAACCATCTTCTGTCAGAAATAACCCATTTTCCATGCCATGATTATATTCTGATTTATCAATGGCAATTTTCCTATCTGTATTTACCACAATCGGTAATACCATAATCATTCCTCCACATTTATACTATATCTAGTATAATAACTATATCTAAATACCATATATAGCACTTATTTCTAAATAAAATTTACTTTTTATCTGGTTATAATCCAAGTTCTTCAATTACCGGCAAAACCTTGTCTTTCAACTCAGGATATAGCTTATCCAATGTTTCTCTGGCATTCATCTGTTTATCCGGCTTTGTGAGTCTAGCACATTCCCAGTCTATAACCATCTGTACATAATCCGTATGTGTCCTTGCTTTCAAAGTGTGGTGTCTGGAATGACTTCTATGTATCTTGTGGGCACGCTTATAATCCATAATCATATACAGAAATACTTTGTCCAGATCATGCAAGTAACCACGAATTGTATTGTGTCCGAGCAATTGTTTTTCAACTGCCCGGAACGCTTTTCTGTGTTTCAATGTATATTTGATTCTATCTGTCTGCATTACTTACTCCTTAGTCCATACTCAGATAAAGTGGTTTCGGATTAAGCATTACATTTCCTCCCGGCATTGTACACGGATCAATTACCGGCGCAAGGCTTCTTAATTCAAGTTCTCTGATTTTACTGTCTACAAATAATACATGGCAATGTTCTCCAACTACCACTACTGTATCAACAACTACAAAAGAAAAATGGCTGCCATTCTTAAAATGTACTGTATATGAATTCTCTTCATCATAAGTTTTCTCAATCTGCTGCGAATTCTCTTTTTCAATCCGACCAACAACAGAATCAAGCAATACCTTTAAATTGTCGGCGTTTTTCACGTACATCATTCCTTTATAATGCGGAACTTTACCGCATCTATCGAAGAACCAACCTAACATTTTTGTTGCTTCTTTAATATGTGCTTCCGTCATAATAATCCTCCATCTTCAGAATATGATTTTTGTTCATTTCCACAAGCATTTCATAAGCTGCTTCTGTATCTGGGCAATCCGGCAGACTTGTATTTTCTGCTGCATCTTTCATTTTCTTTTCCAAGTCATCAACTAACTCAAAGAATTCTGGTCGATAACCACCTTCCGGCTTCTGGAACTCCCCGTTTCTAATGCTCATAAGCAGATCATGTTCATCGGCACGATATGTAATGATTTCTTCTTTTGTAAGAATGTCAATACACATAAGATGCAGTCTGACTAAATGTTGTGCGTGCTTATTAAGATGCATGTCATCTTTCTTCGTATTTCGTTTACCCAGTTTCTCATAATCCTTTACGATAGTATTCATACCGTTCCAGATACCCTTGTAATCTCTCAGTGGATAATGATGTAAACAAGCGTCCATATAGATTTCAACGCCCATTCCCTCTCTATCTGATTTATCCGGGTAAAGGTTGAGTGATCCATACTCAAAGTCCTTAAACTGTTCCATTTCTTGCATTTTTTGGTTGTATTCCTTATATGCATGAACCATTTTTCCATTGTCATTGGCAAAATTATATTCAATCAATTTTCCATTAACTGTATGGAATTTCTCAATAATACTGTTCATTGCACTTCTGATTGATCCCAGAATATGCTTTTCTTTCTCTGCCTGTGGATAGCTGTCTCTTGCCAACGCATTCTGCAACCGGCGTAACTGTGAATTTGCATAACCGCCAAAAGTATAAATCGCTCTTTTAGAAAGAAAGATTTTTCTGTTTTCAATCAGCTTTTTACCATCATCATTGAGAATAATATAATGCTCCGGCTTAGAACCAAGCTGCTCAATAGTGTTTGGGTTACACTCCAATAACAACCTGAACATTTTATTTAATCCATATACAACGGTATCTGTCGCATCGTCTTCGTACTGCTCAAAAACTCTGTTTCCAAGCAAAGAATCAATCGGATTATAAGTAATTCCTCTAACATCAATATCTGACGTTTCCACGTTTGTTCCATATGCGTGAGAACCGCCCAAAGTCAAAAGAAGAATATTATTACCTAAGAGGGGGCTTTCCGTCAGAAACGCATAATCCTTATTCGCCAAAAGCTCCCAGTTCATATCTAATTCTTTCATTATGTTCTCCATTCATTATTTTTGTTTGTTTACAATTGGAAGTAACACATTTTTAATGTAGTCTTCCGAAAGTATTGGTCTGTCTTCTCCCTGGCAAATAATCGGAATTTCACAACCCCAAAACAGGATTCCAAAATAGTTAATTGGATCATTACAAAGTACAGCTTTAATCTCTCCATAGAAATTATCGTCCATATACTTCTTTTTATCTTCTGGCGTAATCCAACCCCAGATTCCTTCTCCACAACCGCCGTTACCATCTGCCGGTATATAGAGCTTGATACACCCTTCATCGAACTGTTTTTCACTCAGTCCGTCCATGAAATCCGCTTTATATGTAATTCCACGTTCTTCGCATAATTTCTTGATATCTTCTTTCTCCACTTCAACTCTCCTATTCAGAAAGTGCATTCATATCATACACTCTTACTTCAACAACTCTCGATTTCCAATCTTCAGAACAGTAAGATATATCTCCCATTCTTTTTGCATCGCCATTCAGGTTGACAAAATCAACCACAAATTCAGTCATGCAACCATTGGCAACCGTAACAATATTACTATCATCTGTATGGCAATCTGCTTTCTGATCTGCCATGATACAAGGTATTGAAACGCCATTCTCTAAAATCAAGTCGAAATACTGTCCGATTGCAGTTCCAAAATAACTACCAATCGCCACACAATATCTGCCATTATATTGCCTGATGCCGTAATTTCCAGTGTTGCATAATTCTTGTAATTTGTACTGATTACTTGATTGTGCGAAAATACTTCTATCTCCAACACTATACGGCATATAACTTTTCATTCCGCTTGTGTACGGTGCTGCATAAGCTGTATATGGCAATTCACTTGTCAAACACTCTGCACTTACATATGTACCGTTATCAAGTTCTGCCCATTCTCCATCTATATACACATTTACGCAATCGCCAAATATCAAGCTGCCAACCAATGAAGAATTTACATCTGGTGCTTGTCTGATATTTAAAGAGCTGACCGCAACATAATATGGCGAAAATTCCTTCTCCGCTTCCTCTATAGCAATCTCAGCACTTACTTTTACTTGTTCTGCAGTTTCTTGTACGGCTTCCTCTATATATAATTGTAATGGCTGTGCTTTAGCATATTCCGTATGTACTTCTACGTCTTCTTTACAACCGACCAATCCACACATCATAACTACTAATAACGCAACTACTTTCAATTTCTTCATAGCTGTTTCTTAACCTCATAAATGTATTTCTTCATTTTCTCTTCGGCTTCCATCATCCACCAGTATTTGCCATACACATCTCTCACTGATCCGTTTCTGTTGACATAGTAATGTTTCAGTGGCAGATTTTCATATTCCGGCAAAAATAAGTCTGTATGTCTTTTAGCTTTGTACCATATTGCACGAATGATTCTATCCTGGAAATCTTCTATATGTTCTCCGTGATATGTCTCTCTCAAATATGTACCTTTTGCCTTTGCCTGATAACCGAATAGATCACGCATACATTCTCTTTCTTTACAATCCGGCGAAATTCCTAGCCAGAACCAATACGCTTCAACCGACATAAACCACCCATCTTTTGTATATATCTCTTCCCGGCAGAAGTTACTCAGCATTCTACCAAGTTCTGTCCTGCTGCCACTATATACATTGATATGGGTAATTCCGTCCAAATTCGGATCAATTATTTTCATTACTTACCTCTCTATTTAAAAATAGTAGTTGGATATTTCACCAACTACTACTTCATGTTACTTTCTTTTCTTGCGTCCTACGCAGTAGCCAGTTACAAACGGAACAACTATACACAAGCAGAAAACTCCAATATTAAGCACAATCATTAGTTGTTACCTCTTTTTCTTTTCATTTCTGCCAGAAGTTCGTCTGCCTCTCTGTTTCTTGCCTGGGCTTCCAGTCTACGATCCTGTGCTTTTGCACTTGTATCATAGGCAATCTGCGCTCCGGCTGCACGTTCTCTGGTCTTCTTAGCACCTTCACGTACTCTTTCAAGCATGTGGTCGCTCTCACTTGAACTTGCACTTGCATTCATACCTTCATGAAGCTGAATAATCTGCTGATCCGCTTCCATCTGGTAAATGGTTCTTTCTTTCTCTTCTTTGAGTTCGTCAAGTTCCTGTTTTACTGCTTTTCTGATTTCATCCTGCTGATCCTTCGCTTTCTTGAACTCTTCGATTGTATCTTTCAGAGTATCAATTTTCTGCTGAATCGTGATTTTCTTCATTGCATACTGCCTAGCACCGTTTTCATCATTTGCGTCCAGGCAATCATTGATAGATTTGTCAATCTTCATAAGCTCTTTCTTCAAATGATACTGTTCCTTTTCGGACTCGTCTAATTTTCCGGCAATCTCAACATATGAACGCTCTGCATCCCCATATAAAGTTTCTTTTTCTCTGATTGCATTGTTGAAATAATCCGTTGCACCCTGCGGTGTTGCTGCATCCTGTCTTGCAATCTCTTCTGTTCTTCCTCTGTATTTAATCACAAGCTGTTTGAAAAACGTCTTATTCAAAATCAGTGCGATAATTCCAACAACCAAAATAATAGCAATAATGAATATCACTAAATTACTTGTACCTACTGTCATCTTACTTTACCTCAATTCCAAATTTTTCACATAAGTCGAAAAGTCCACCATTGAATCCATCTCCTACAGCGTGGAATTTCCAACCAGATCCATCTCTGTAGATTTCTCCTGCAATAATCGCAGTAGAATCTCCAAATTTTTCTTTCAAGTCATAACGTGCAATCTCACGACCAGTATTGTCATCAACCACCCTAATGAAAGAGTTTTCGACCATTCCAAAGTTCTGCATTCTTCTCTCTGCTTCGTGAATTGTTACACAGAACACAACCTTTTCGGCATATTTTGGAAGTTTATTAAGAACGACTTTGATTACTTCATCATCCCCATCTCCACCGCCGGTAAGATTATCTCCACTGTGAGTGATACCACCACTAGGATGCTGCAGATTATTGTAAAAAATGAAATCCTCATCTCTTCTTGTCATGCCATTTTTACCGATAACAAATGCAGACGCATCCAAATCAAAATCTCCATCATCATCGTATTTAGCTGTGTCCCAACCTAAACACACGGAAACTGCATTCACTCTGCTGTCCTTTGAAAGTTCGACTCTATCGCCTTTATTCAAACTTACTGACATCTACTTTTCCTCCACTCTATTTGTATCTTCTTGCAAGTTCTGAAATACTGCCATCATGTGTGCCTTTTCCAACAGCTTCAAAATGCCATTCTCCATCTTCTCTGTAGAACTCAGCCACAATCAGTGCTGTACAACCGTTATAGTCATTTGATAAATTATATCGACAGATTTCTTCTTTGGTCGCATCATCTACAATACGTGCAAAACAGTTTTTAATCATACCAAAATGTTGCCCTCTATTTCTACAATTATAGATATTGATTACAACAGCCAGTCTAGTAACATCTTCCGGCATTTCCTTCAAATTTATTGAAATCTGCTCATCATCACCTACACTGCCACCAACCAAATTATCTCCATGATGTTTGATACAACCATTTGAATGTTTTTTGTGACCATAGTAAATGATATCCTCATCATTTATCAATCTTGCTTTCTCTTCTTTCTTAAATAAGCCGAACAGTCCAGACTTTCCAACTACATTTTTAAGTACAAATACAGAAGAATCACAATCAATACTATCTCCGTATTCCGCTGCATCCCAACCAAGACCAACGGTTACATTCGCCAGTTTCTCCACCACTTTTGAAAGATTTACCTTTTCACCTTTTGTTAAACTAACTGCCACTTTCGTTTCCTCCCTTTATAATCCATATCCATTGCAAAGTGCCTGTAAACCGCCAGAATATCCAGCACCAATTGCATTAAATTTCCATTCCCCATTATGGCGATACAGCTCTCCAAGAACCATAGATGTCTCTGTAGAATAATCTTCTCCAAGATCATATCTTGCAATTTCTTCGCCGGTATCTTCATTTACCACACGGATGTATGCGTTAGACACCATACCAAAATTCTGCATTCTGCTGTCAGCTTCATAAATAGTAACTGCAAAAGCAATCTTTTCAATATTGCTAGGTACTTCTGGAAGATTAACAATAATCTGTTCATCATCTCCATCGCCAGCACCAGTAAGGTTATCTCCCATATGTTTTACAGAACCACTCGGATGAACTAGATTGTTAAAAAATACAAAATCTTTATTATCAGTTACTTTCCCATTACTACCAAGCAGAAAAGCGGATGAATCAAGATCGAAATTGTCTCCATCATACTTATTTGTGTCCCATCCAAGACCAATAGTAATTTTCTTTAATCCTGTATTTCCTTTTGTAATGTCAATTTTCTGTCCTTTTACTAAACTTACCATAATGTTTTTCTCCTTTTACTTTATTATTTCTTGTTTAACCAGTCATTATACTGTCTCAGAATTTCAGTATAAAGCTGCTGATCGTTGAGTTTATTCATATCTTTTACCGCCGTAAACCCCGTGTTATCATGTTTTCTTCCTTCAAGATTGTCCAGCTTTCTCAGATATTCAAATCTCTCATTTCCAATTCCGATAAACTGAACAAAAATGTTGTATTCTGATAATTCACGAATCACATCATCTGTACTATACTTATCACTATTTTCTCCATCTGTAATAAAGATGATAAATGACGGAATATCACTAGGCTCAATATCTTTATAATATGTAACCATATCTTTAAGAACTGGCGCATATTCTGTTCCACCCATTCCCATTCCAGATTTCTCCATAACATCTTTTACATAATTGCTATAGTTTTCTCTGTTTACTGCATCAAGTCTTTTAAATTTATTGGAAAATAACCATGATTCAAGCTCTCCATTGTCATCGAATTTTAATGCGATTGGAAGCAATCTGGAAATTGTTTTCTGGACAGATCCATTGTAAAATAAATTGCTCATTGAACCAGAATAGTCCATAGCAAGTGCCACCCTTGCAGTGTGTTTCGTTAAATCAACTTTGCTTTTCTTAGACAAATCAACAAGAACTTCATTCAGATTTTCCTTTGATTCATCTATATTGATTTCCTGGCGCATTTTCTCATTTTCCGATTCATCATTTTTGTTAAATACTTTATTTAAGAATCCCATTTCTGTTTCCTTTCTTTTGTTGGAAATGGCTTTCGCCACCCCCAACTTTATTTTTGCTTATTATCCAAAATGAAATAGGAACTGATATGACTGAAATATATATAAATGGTATAAACCGTGTAATACATGCAATAACCAATCCTATTGCAAAACATATGATTGAAATATTTTCAACCACTCTATATTCCCTATCTCTTTTAATCATCTTTTATTTCCTTCTTACTTTGACGATAGCTTTTCTCACTAAATCAATTGGAATAATCATGAATGCAAGTCCAACTGTAACGCCCCACTGTGTAGCTGTCAGTGCCGTACATCCCATAATTGCTCCACCAAACTGAGCAAGAATAAATGTTAATGCAAAAATTGCTACCGCAATTTCAACAAATAGTTTATTCTTTTTGATTCCTTTAAATAAATTGAACCCATCGGTTCTAATATTAAATCCATTAAATGTTGCCATCATAACAAGTAGCGCAAACCTTACTGTTGCATAAACGGTTTCATCACTTCCAAATACTTTCTGAATTGGTGGCAGCAATGTAATTCCAAAAATTCCGATAAATGCTACAACTGATACTGCAATCTGTCCAATAGTTTCTCTTGAAAGAAGTTTTGATCCTTTTGGAATAGGCTTTTCTTTCATATACTCATCTTTTGCTGGTTCTCCACCAAACGAAAGAGAATTAAGAGAGTCCATTACAATATTGATTACAAGAATCTGTACCGCTGCCACAGCCTCTACAGCCATGATAATCGGATATAAAATACTGAGAATTACCAGACCTACATTGATAGGCAACTGGAATTTCAGGAACTTCATAACGTTGTGCATGAATGTTCTTCCAAGAAGAACCGCATCTGTGATAGATACAAAGTTGTCATCTGTGATAATAATATCTCCAGCTTCTTTACATACGTCTGTTCCAGATCCCATTGAGAATCCAACATCTGCAGCTTTCAGTGCTGGTGCATCATTTGTTCCATCGCCAGTCATACCTACACAAAGACCAAGTTCTTGTGCCAAACGCACGATTCTGAGTTTTGTGTTTGGTGTGGCTCTTGCAATAACCTTAATATAAGGAAGTTTTGCTTTTGCTTCTTCGTCTGACAGTGCATCAAAGTCAATAGCTGACATTGCAATATCAGATTCGCTTGTAATCAGTCCAGCGTCTTTTGCGATAGCCTTTGCTGTATCAATGACATCTCCCGTTACCATCATTACCTGTACACCAGCTTCATGCATTTTTGTAACTGCTTCCGGTACTTCTGGACGGACATCATCACGAATAGCAACCAAAGAAACAAGAACTAAATCATCCGGGAATCCTTCCTCTGGTAATGCGGATTTACTATATCCAGTTGCAATTACTCTCATAGCTTTTGTAGCATATGATTTAACAATCTCTTTTAATTTTTCCTTTTCAACTGGTTTGATTCCATTTGTTGTTTCATAAGAAACTGCTGCATCAATCAATTTTTCAGGCGCACCCTTATAATAAGTAATCTTTCCATCTTTTCCACTCGTTTCAACAGCACTAAACTTATTTGCACTATTGAAAATTTTTCTGTTTGTGACTTCTACAGAATCCGTAAATTCTTTATACTCTCTATCTGAAATCATTGTAAGCAATGCACGTTCTGTAGCATTACCACCAACAATGTTTTTATTCTCATCATACATAGCACTACTATTTAACGCTACGTTTAACTTAAACATATTTTCAATTACTGAACCTTTCGGTACTTCATTTTTATCACCCATCACATTTTCAACCGGCACAAGTTTACCTACCGTAAGAGTCCCTGTCTTATCTGTGCAAAGCAACTGAATATTCCCAGCTTCCGGGATCTTATTTGTATGTTTCGCAAGCACGTTATGTTTAATCATTACCTTCGCATTTTGTGCTGTAATAAGGTTAATAATCAGCGGAAGTCCTTCTGGAACTGCTGCAACAATAATTGTAAGTGCCGTAACTGCTATTGTAAGGACATTTTTTAAAATACCAATCCACCCAATATTAAGGTATTCAGCAATACCACCAATCTGAATGATGTTCGTTACAATCAGTGCAGCAACGATGATAGCTGCTCCAATATATCCAAATTTACTAATCTGTCCAGCAAGATCATCTAACTGAATCTCTAGTGATGTCTTTGTTTCTTCAATTTCATCAATTGTGGAAATTGTCTGACCGTTTACAGTATTAACACCTACGTTTGTAACGACCATCTTTCCCTCTCCGTCTGTTACTGTTGTGCCAGCAAATAATGAATACGAATCTACATAATCATTTGAATTTGCATGTCGTTTCCCACCTATAATAATTGGCGATGAATTTTCATTTTCCCACGGTGTCTTTTTACAAGGATCTGATTCCCCATTTAAAACGGAGTTATCAACTTTTACATTTCCTTCCACTAAATATCCGTCTGCATAAATTGCTTCGCCGGACTGAATAATTACAAGATCACCAACAACCAAATCATTTGAATTGATATGCTCAACCTTTCCATCACGGATTACATTACAATAATGAATCGAAGTTCTGTCTTTCAATTCTTTTGCACTTTTCTGGCTTTTCAATCCTGTATTCATTCCAATAAATGCAATTGCAAGTAATACTACCGCAACACCTATCGGCTCTGAATATGATCCTTGCCCGAATACGGCTAAAACCGTAAACACAATCATCATTGCTAAAAGAATCTGGTTCAGTCTATCTTCAAATGTTTCCATGAAGAACTGAAATCCTGTTTTTAGTTTCTTTTCTGGTAACTTATTTGAACCATATTTTTCTCTGTTCTTTGTTACCTGAGAGCTTGTTAATCCTGTTCTCATTTGTCTTTCTCCTTTATTATTGTTTGTTTAATATATATTTAAAGTGTAGGTTCTTACTCCTGCACTATTAAATATCACATATACCTCTTTATATCTTCTCGGCTTCCATTTTCTTATAAATCTCAGCTTAATATCAACTTGCCATTTGTTTTTGTATGTACACCAGTTGAATTCAATATTCCACCATTTTACTGATAACATATAATAACCTAAAGCATTATATGTATTATTCAATCCGTATGGTTCATGAAATCTGAAATAGCTGCTTCCATATATAAAGCCGAACAAAATAATAATCAATACTATATTCACTATTTGCTTCTCCTATAAGATATCATATTATTTGTTGACTGTCAACCTTTATTTTTGCATGTTAATATTATAGCATAGATTACAAATTTGTCAAGCAAGCCGGATGATCTGCTCATACAGAATAATGTCTTTTTCATTAACTGCCTTATCTACATGCATGTGACCGCAGAAATGTTTCTTATACTCTACCTTAGATCGAATATCTTCCAAGTATCTTGTAAGTGCGTCCTGTTCGTATAACCCATGCCCTAACAGTGCAATCACACTTGCAGATGGCGAATGTGTGATAATGTAATCCACTTTATTACCAACACGTTCAAGATTTCTGATGCCATTATCCATTTCTTCTTGTGTTGGAAGCTCCTGTCCCCACCATGAAATCCCTTTGATGCGATACATCTTCCCGGCTTTATACCATTCTTTAGCTGTCTCACGCCAGTTTTCATCTTCTGCTGGATCAATAATACCATCTCTGATATCATGGCTACTTGCCCCACCAAATGCGAAAAATTTCAATCCTTCAATAGTAAAGACTTCTCCACGCATTAAATGTAATACATGTGGGCGAATTTCATGGACTTTACCACCATGCCACTCTTTCACTGGGTACTGATATAATCTGTCAAAATTTTCATGGTTTCCGCACACGAACACGGTTGTAAACGGCTTATCTTCTATCCATTTCAGCCAGTACCGCTCGGATGCAGATTCTCCACTTTCTTCCCAGACCATACCAAAATCTCCGCAAATAATCACGATATCATCTCTTGTCATTTCCTTCTGTTCATAAAAGGAATGCACACCCAAGCGTTTCGGGCTACCGTGAATATCTCCTGTAATGTAAATCATTACTGTTTTCCTCCTAATCAGGTTTCTTATAATCTATTTGTTCTACTTTATAAACTGCCTTTATTTCATCGAACAATCCCATTTCATCTTTTACGAATTTATCCATTCTTTCTTTCGACTCAAACTCATATCTGTAATTTTTCCATGCGTCAGGATCATAAGAATCATACCCTACAAACTTTCGCACTTCCATCATATATTTTACCATATTATTACCTCAAAAACTTCTTTAAGTAATATGATACAAACAAGTTTATCTGTAATCTGCAAAAATAATCAGACCATAATCAATAGAGTCTAACACCTTTTCAGATATAACTCCGATTTTTACCAGTCGTTTTATTTCCTCGATTACTCGCTGCCGGTGTTCTTCGATTTCTTCCGGCTTTATCATAGCGGTATTGAAACCGTATTCATCTCCTGCTGCCAGAATATATCCAATATATAAGTACGTTGGATCATCGAACAACTGAATTTTTCCTCTTGACTGATTACATGTATAATTCTCCCATGCCTCAGACCATTGCCATCCTTTATATTTGTCTGTTTTAAATGCAGATAAATCCATTCCGGCAATCACATAATAACTCTGCACTGAACTCATTTTCTTCCAATTACCTGAAATGGAATTAACTAATTGCAACTCTTTTTCAGATATTTCCTCCAACTGATATCTTCTAAGTGAATATTCTTCATCGCCAAATTTGACATTAAATGTCCATGTTGTACCATCAAACCCAACGATTTTACCCACCTTATATGCCAAACTACTTGCCAGTTTTGGATCTTTCTTTCTAAGTTCTGATATACAACGCTCTTTGATAAAAACATAACTTCCAATATACATAACAATTATGCCAGTTTCTTTTCCAAAATCTGATTTACCAATTTCCCGTCAGCTTTGCCCTTGACCATCGGCATAAGTGTCTTCATGATTTTACCTTTTTCTTTTTTGGTTGGATTTTCGATACCTAAATCACTCAGCACACCAGCGATTGTAGCCTCAATCTCTTCTTCTGTCATCATATTCGGTGCAAACTGACTCAGCACTTCAATACGATATTTGCACTCCTGAATGATATCTGTTCTATCTGCCGGTGCAAGATCCAGGGTTTCTTTTGTCTGTTTGATTTCCTTCTGGACTACTGCATCTTCTTCAGATTCAGATAAAATTCCCATTTTGTCAATTTCCGCATTCTTTAATGCTGCCAACAAAAGAGAAAGTGTTTCTTTTTTAGGTTTATCTTTTTCTTTCATGGCTTTAATCATTTCAACTCTTACTAATTCATGTTTATTCATTACTTATACTCCTTCTTTGTTTTTTAAGACATGCTCTCCACTCTCTAGCAAAAATATTTCCAGAATTATCTATGAAATCAATCTCCCAATGATAGGGCGATAAATTCATATTCATCTCGTTTGTAATAGACTTTAATTCTGCTATACACGACTCTAATTGTTTGCTATATATTTCCTTTTCCGCTTCAAAATTAACATTTGCTATTTGTATAAGCAAATTATCATGTAGAATTTTCACATCAATATATCTATCTACATTGCGCAATAGATTATGTAAATTAGACCTTAGTAATTCACTTTCAGTCACATCCTTTGGAACATAAAAATGTCCCATTTCATCAAATGACTTATAATTAACTGGATAACTAACATAGTTTCTTCTTTTCATCCATTCTTTCGCAACTTTTCTATTCTCTTTCCATTTTATTATATCCATTTATACATCCCACCCTATTTTATAGTCTCAAACCTATACTTACTTTTGATATTTGGGTATTTTTCGTAATCCACTTCGCTCATAAACATACCAAATGGTCGTGCGAATTTATCTCCATAATGAACATCACAGCCGATTTCTCTGCCATCATACAATGCTTCATAAATCACAAGTAATTCGCCGGTTTCTGTATGCTTTGCAAAATCCAAAACCTTGTACAAATATAATTCACTGTTATCTTTTACCTGATCTTCTGTAAGGGTTTCTCTTTTGAAATGTTTCACAACATCACCTATTTGTATTCTCATTCTATTATCTCCTTTGCTCTAGGTTATTTTCTTCAAATTCTAATCTATTTATTTCAATGACAGTGATGATAGTGTTAGTATATCAACCTTTTGATATATGTTAAATTACATACATCGAAAACATATTTTCTACAATCATCTGATCTGTATATCCTTTTGATATATGTTAAATTACATACATCTAAAACACAGTTACAAATGAATATGAGCTTTACAAACCTTTTGATATATGTTAAATTACATACATCTAAAACCTCAAATCATACAACATATGTAATTTACTATACCTTTAGTGAGTGGGATTTCCTCCTCACTTTTCGGCATAAAGGTCTACCGTTAAATAAAAATTATTTCTTTTTATTTTTTCTTATTTTTCTTCTCGTCCATATCTGACCAGTTCGTAGAAAGTGCAATATTTCTAGCAGCATTAAAATCTGCGTTCACTTCTTCTCCAAAATTTTCACATTCCGGATTTTTACAAATAAAAGTTTTCTGATTTACTCTTTGACCACTTTCCCAATGACCACAACAACTACAAACTTGAGATGTATGATACGGATTTATTTTTCTAACTTCAATTCCATATTTTTCAGCTTTATATGCAATGTACTGTTGAAGCTGATAATACGACCAATTACTTAGAATGAATTTATTCTTTTCTTCTTCGCCATATCCTTCAAGATCTTCAAGGTTAATATACTTTGCATTGTTTTTTATTGCGAAATCAACAACTTGTTTGCTTACATAATGATTATAGTTTTGAACCCAATGTTTCTCATACTCCGAGAATTTATCTAAAGCTCTAAGTTTCTTCTTCCTACCATGTCCACCAGATGTTTGACTAAGACTTTTCTGCAATCTTCTTCTCTGTGCCCGAATTTTAGTTCTTACCCGTAAAAAATCATCTGCACTACCAATCGACTTCCTGGAATAACTGTTTGTGTTTAATGCACACACTGCTGGAATCGCAATACCCAAATCAACGCCAACCACCTTGTTCTCGTCAAGTTCCTTAATCTCCTTTGGCATTGTTAGCGATAAATTTAAAATGATGTCATCATCATCAATGCAGATACTCGAACCATTTATTTTGTATCTTTCTTCAAAAATATTCTGTACAACGCTTCTTAATTCTGCTGATTTATATGGGTTTCCAAACACAATCTTAAACTGAATTTTATTAACCCATTTGATAAACACTTTTAAATTTCTGTCTGTATAAAGATTATCCAAAAATTCAGTGTAATTTTCATATCCATGAACAAAAACAAGATCACGACCTCTTGTAATAAGAGGAACTGTCCGTTTATAATTTGTAATATTGCGCTCTCCACGAGGTAATCCATTTTTAATTGCCGTTGAGAAATCCTGTCTAACCTTTTGAACTACCGCCGATTTCGTGTCGCAGCCTTTAGCAAATTCAATATCACATAAATTCTGATTTGAATTTGACAAAATTGATTTTTGTGCATCTTTAAATTCAGCACTACTCAAATCTTTTTTGCAGTCGTAATACTTACTTGCAAGCTGCCCCATAAGTAAATTCAATGCCTGATATTGTGAATATTGTCCATTTCTAATAAAATCATATACTCGATCAACTTCATCATCACCTCCAACTGGTAATAATTTAATTTTTCTAGTTATTACATATTTATCTTTACTCATTTTATTTGTTGTCCTTTGTTTATATCTATTTGTCCTAAAATTTACTTCATTGTAGTTTTATAAGGTTCTAAAACAAACCAGAACATTCTTATAACTGCACCAACGTTCAGTACCCATGTAATTTATGAGGGTTCTAAAACGCCCCTTTAGCATCAGTAATCCGGCTACTCTCGTTCAGTACCCATGTAATTTATGAGGGTTCTAAAACCTCAAATCTATATTCAATTTACATAGGCTTTAGTGAGTGGAAAATCCCTCACTCTTTGGCTCACATATATTCTCTTAACATATGTGTAGGTTTCCCTAGCTGAATCAGCCACGATATTTTATATCGGTATCTAGCCTTGATTTACAAGGCTATTCTTTCTATAATTTTCTGTCACAAGCATCATGCTATACATTCTCATTTCTACCCCATCACTTAGGTATTACAATCTTGTGTTTTCCAACAGAATTTCTATATACCTTGAATCCTACACTCTTAATCTGCTCAACACCCTTGTTATACTCAATAATCTGTTGAGTACATCCTTTTGAATAAATCGCCCACATTTCATCTAAGTTTTTCTCAAACTCTGATTTTCTGAGTGCAATATCAAACATACTATCATCTCTATACTGAGATGTATTTTTATATGCATTGAGATAATCTTCAAACATCTCTTCAAATACTGACATACATACCTACCTTTCTAAATTCATGCTAACCGTTCCATCCCATGCACAACCGCAAACGCCGAACTTATATCCTTTATACTGGAAATGTCCCCACCAATCACACTGCCAGCCGTTAAAATCATTGGCTTCGCAACCAGTAGTATCGCAGAATTTATCAGACGGAATATTCTTAACATCCAAACTCTTCTTTTCTCCGGCGATCATCTTATCTAGTTCTTTCTCCAACTTCTTTTTGAAGTTCCTATGACACTTTAAATAATCCATTCTATCCTCCTATGCATTCTGAAATGCCGTTGTCTTCCCGTTTGGAATACTGCTTAATCCACATGTATGATTACCTTTGAAGTTACCGCTTTTTCTGTGTACATTTATAATATCGTCCATGTCATAAGTATCTTTCTGGTTTTTCTCAACGTATTTCTTCGCCAGTTTCTTTGACGAATATCCCATTGAGCTGCATGTCTGTATAAACTCTTCACTATTCATTTTTATCACTTCCCTGCATTTATTATAGTTTGTTTATAGGAATTTTTAAGATTCCTTCATCTATAAGCATATTGAGAACTTCCAGAAGTTTTTCCTGAGTCTGCAAATCTCTTTCATTCTCAATTTCCTTATAATTGTAGAAATCGCAAAATTCATATTTTCCCATACCGCCCCAACAATTCACATGAATATGAACTCTCCTGCGATAATATGGTTCATCATAAATTCCTACCCATATCTCATTGTCGTTGCAAAACTTTCTGTCTGCATCTGTTCCAATATTCCGGCTGATGCACCATGCATTGATTACATTGTTTCGCCAAAACAGAGGTTCGCAGATTTTTGATTCATCGCCAACTTCAAGTTTTCTGGCGGTTTTTAATGTTAAATTGTACTTATTTAACACTTTTGCTTCTCGCATTGCTCTTTTACCCTTCTCTTGCCATAATTAAAACCGGCAACATCATCTGGATCAACAACTTTACAAAAATCTTTGACAATTTCATCAAAACTGTCATATTCTCCATCTAACAAAGAACTGGTAAACTTACCATTTTCTTCTTCGATATACTCATAGTCATATTCTCCACCAGTGCCAATGATAACTTCACTGTAAATAGATTTCCACGCATTCCAAAAATCTGTTATAGCTGCAAACAATTCACTTCTTTTTTGAGTTTTCTGTTTTTCGATTATTCCATCAACGAAATCCTGAAAATGCCCTGTCTTTCTGACATTTATAAATTCTTTCTCTTTGGCTGGTTCTCCAAATCTTTCGACCACATAATCAATGTCTTTACGGTTGTAATATCTGTACATGTCATCAACACTTGTAATCATTGCTGTAGTCATCATTTCCGGCAAATCTTTACCTTCTATATGTACGGTATCGCCAGACTGCAGAACACTTATAATCTCCGCAACCTGAGTATATGGCACGATTGTATTCGGATCAATTTCAACCTTTTTGAGTCCTTCATTTATAGCACCACCACAGAAACCGCCTGGACGATAGCTGTCATAAAACATATAATACGTCCAGTTACTTTCTGGTTCATACCACGGTTTATGAATTGCGACATACCCACAAACAAGATTTCTTGACCTCTTTTCTCTTGCCATATAGGTGTAATCTCTTTGCTTATTTTCTTTGTCGTAACTATACCCGACCATTTTCTTACCTCTAATCTTCAAATAATAATTTGCACGCTTCCTTGTTATTCTCAATAATATCAAGGATTATAGGATTCACATACAATCCCGGCAAATAGAACATCTTGTAATACTTTTCAAGAAAACCACAAGATATGCCATAATCGTGACATTCAATGTAGCACTGTATATCTTGCCATGCTTTTTCTTGATTGATGCATTTATCGCAATCCTTTTCTTCCTGATTACAATAATCTCCCAGTAATGGGTATTTTTCTTCAAGCCTCGTATATCTGTTACTCATTGCCAATCATACATGCAAAGCAACTACAGTCTAAGCATTCTCCACATCCTGTTTCACTGCATTCCTTTGCAGTTTCGCATAAATTCTTCGGAATCTTTCTCACGAAATAATCATTTTTCCGTAAAAGTGAAATTGCATCTTCTACTGCATTTTCAGTATATCCATTTTCATGAGCTTCAACTACGTTCTTCAAAAGTGAAACTCTTGTAAGTAATCCTACACCACCAGGAACAGGAGTAACGTATGTATCTGGGCGAAGTTTTTCAACTGACTCCCTATTTACATCTCCACACAATTTCCCGGCATCATCTCTGTTGATTCCAACATCAACGACAATCTCACAATCCGAACCAATATCTGCCCAATCAAGGAATTTTGCTTTTCCTATAGCTGATACAATCACATCTGCATCATTATTTGTTATCTGCATTTCATATCCATAATCTGTATGACTATTGCAACATGTAACCGTTGCACCACGATCAATAAGCATGTTTACAAGTGGTTTTCCCACAATTTCACTTCTGCCAAGAACAACAACATTTTTACCGCATACGTCATAGCCATTGAAATAAAGCCAATCAATAATTCCTTTTGGCGTGCAACAATCAAATTTGCTGTCCAGGCGAAAACCATCAACATCTTTCTCTTTTGGGATGGCATTTTTCACATGCTCAACATTGATATGTTTTGGTAATGGCAACTGAACGATAATACCGTCTGCTGCACATGTGGTCAATTCAATGTGATAAAGTAACTCATGATCTTCAATGTCTTTATCAAGTTTGCTTACAATGCATCTAATCCCAACTTCTTCACAATCTTTAATCTTGCCTTTCACGTAAGAATTAGAAGCCTGATTGTCACCGACTTGAATAATCGCCAAAACTGGCTTTTTCTCCATTCCCTTAATTTTCGTTTTCAGTTTATTCTTTACAAACTGAGCGTAATCTTTACATGTAACCATTGTTTCTCCTTTATTTATGTCTGTTTATATTATAACAAATTCACATCATTATAATACTGCTCCATTTCCTCTTCTGCCAAACCACAATATCTTAATGTAATCTGTGGGCTTGAATGATTGAACATTTCTTGTAAATGGCATAAAAACAAAGCATCATCTTTATGAGCTTGTAACTGCCAATAACCAAAAGTCTTTCTCATTGAATGAGTGCCGACATTATACTTGATACCTACAGCTTTTGCAGCATTTTTCAAAATAAGACCAGCCGGACGAACTTCTATATGTCCATCTCCTTTTCGACTACTGAAAACATATTCGCTTTTTGCCGGTTTTTTCTTTAAACCGTTATAATATTCAATAATGGCAGTTTTACATGATTCATTAAGATAAAATGTACGGAACTTCTCAGTCTTATCTTCTTTGACTGTAATTCCATTCGCAATACTACCATCTTCATCGAAAATCTGATTCCATTTCAGTTCCAACAAATCACTTGCTCTAAGTCCTACATTGATTCCAATAACAAACATTAAAGCATTACGATACTGTTTTTTCTCTACGAAATGGTTATACATCAGTTCCAGATCCTCCTGAGTACGGAACGGATATACTTCCTGTTTTTCGCCAACTTTATAATTTTTCTTGTAGTTACCTTTCTTTTCAGGTTTTTCAACTACTTCTAAAGACTTCTCTACTGTCGGGAAATTGATGATTCTTGCAGATGTTCCATCAATAATATATCCTTCCATAATACTGTCCCTTTCTGCATTACGGCTTACTCTTCGTCTTCAAGACCTTTCTTTAATGTGTCAATCCATTTCTTTTTGTTTTGATAAGAAGTATCAGACATTGAAATAAATTCAATGAATTTTGTGATTACATTAACCGTATTTGACACTGCAAGCATATAAATTTTTCTTTCATTTTTCCCTTCCAGTGTAATATACTCTTCTTCCTGGCAATCTGAATAATCAAATCCAAAAAAGCTACCACTTGCTACTGTGTGATGCCCCATGAATACGATCTGCCATGCTTCCCGGCGTTTATCGTCTATCTTCATCTGGAACTCAAACATTTCTGATTCTGCATTACTGTGATGGTATGCATCGTTTGGATCAAACTTTGAATTGAGCTTGTCCACAATTCTGTTAATCATATCAAAGTCTGGGTTAATTGTTTCCTGTCTGTTAATTGAATACATTTTTCACTCTCCTATTCTCTTGTTAATTTTGATGTAAAATCAATTTCTTCTAAAACTTTGATAAGTTCTTTTACAGTATATCCATCATACTGCGGAAATTCCACACCAAAAATAAAGACACCCTTTACTGCTTCGCTCATCTGTGGAGCAAATGGATTATTTGAATTTCCTAATTTTCTAAATTCAGAAATAGATGTTACACCACAATGCATTTTCTCACCATTTCTGTCATATACAAATGATAATCCTTTTTCTTTGCTTTTCTTTGACATGTTGAATTCCTTTCTTATCTCTTCTTTACAATATATATACTATCATACTTTTATAGCTTTTGCAAGCATTTTCTTTATTATTGTTTGTTTAAAGTTGTGTGATTTTTTATTTGGGACGATTTTTACATCGCCCCGTTATTTAGATAGAAAGGTTTTTAGTAATAGCCGTAACAACAATAACCAGCTATTACAGTGGAGATGGGGGGAGTCGAACCCCCGTCTTAAACACGTACTAATTATATAATCTTTTACGCAATACCATTCATTCGGACATTTTATTTGAAAACGGTTGCCCCAGTGAATCAGGTAACTACTCCGTTGTTTGGCTTGTAAAGGTTTCTTACAACGTCCACCACTCTGTTGTTTTTTGAAGAGTCAACTTACAGAGAAAACATTCTCCTTTTGGATATTAGCTCTTAATACAGCCTGTTACCAATATCCCAATCTCACAGACTGATATAGCTTACGCTACCATTCTTAATTCTTCAGCGTTTATTTTAAGTTTGACTATTAGGTAGTCGCTCCTGCGAATTATATCCGTTCCATGCCCAATCGAATCCAATTTCATCCCCTTATGCTTTTCTGATGTCCAGCTCATTGATTTTCTCTTTGAAAAGATCCTCATATTTCCCCGTTACTTTTCCGATTCTCTTTAAGAACCATTCACGGATTTCCTGGTCGCTCAGTTTGGTTTTTGAAAGCACAGAAATCCAAAAAGTATTTACACTATGTTTATAATCAATGGAAATGTCAAAATGTCTAAGTTTCCCACCAACCAGCTCAAAAGAACCATGTTCTGTCAAATACTCTGTAACAAGTGCCGGTTTTAACTCTCCATTTTCATCTGCTACAACACAACTACCATATCCCACTGGAATTTCAAGACCTTTTTCGATGCTCCATTCCTTGTTGGTAACATGGAAGCAATACTCTTTATAATCACTGTACTTCTCAAACAAAGACTCCGGTGATTCATTGGTATACCCTCTAAAAACAGGTTCTTGATCCATATCCCACACATGGTATATATTTGCATAGTATTTTTCACTATGTTTTTCTTCTTCTGGTCGGTTAAGTTCAATTAACTTTTCCCATTTACTACGATATTTCCACTGAACTTCATTCCCAAAACGTCTGATGTCAATATCTTCCATATCTGGCAGTGAGTCATTTTCGTCAATCAAATTGAGACATTCAGAAATTTCCTCATCGGAAAGACCGCACTTTTTCAAGTGTATAGCATTGTCTTCCCTGCAAAGCTGATATTCTGTCATATTGCTGCGCCGTTCTTCTTCGACTTTCTTCTCTTCTTTCCTTCGGTTAAATTCATCCACCGAATCTTTCCAAGAATGAAAAATATTATCTTTTCGCTCAATAATATATAATGGAGAATCTGGATGCTTTTTACGGTAATGTTCAACGGTTGACCGTAATACTAAATACCCTCTGTTAATCCACTCTCTAATACCAGCATCATCTCCAATTCTGATATTAAGGTTCGGATCAATATCTTCTTTTTTCTCCGTAACCGTATATAAATCAACATAGTATTTTCCATAACCAGCGTATGTATTGATTTTGCCAATCAATATATTCATAAAATTGTCCAGCTTATCAACAACAAATACTATCTCGTCTTTTACAAAGTCTCTTTTCCCACTCCTGAATGCTCTCATAATTTATCTGCACTTTCTTTTGAATTTCCGGGAACTAAGCAAAGATTCCTCTCAGTTCTGCTCCCGGAATGAATTTTGGTAACACATTTGACTCGATTTTAATTCGTTCAAGTGTGTTTGGATCTGTACCCATTCGTGATTTCGTTGTCTTTTTCTTAAAAGTACCAAAACCAACGAACTTTACACCATCATAATACTTGTAGGCATACTTGATACCTTCAAGCACAAGATCAACGGCACTTTCAACCTCTTTTTTAGATTTTCCAGTAGTGCCACTAACCACATTTATAAATTCTTTCTTATTTAACATTCATGCTCCTGTTCCTGTGTTAGCGAACAGATGTAGCAATCCACCTCAGAATCCATAAAATATTTTTCTATGATTTTGCTTACTATTGACCAATCGCCACCGGCTAAATCGCAACCAATTTTATACGGAAATCCGACACTCTTTTTATATTTGGCTGCGGTTTTTGCCACCGTAGCAATCGCCTTTTCAAGTGCCACATAATCTGTCTGGCAGAATCCTCTACCATAGCCATCTTGACCAAACAGATTTGCAACAACTTTTCCGTCATTACAATTTACGAATAATGTTCTTCCAAGTAAAATATTTTCATATTCATCACAAAACTCTTTGTACTTTTTGAATACTTCTGGATAAGTTCTTTTAATCTGAAATGCAATTCCTGCACCCATCACACCCTTACAGTTTGTCTGATGACAAATTATATCTACTTTATCCTGTTTTAATAAATCTCCAACTATATTGTAAATCATAATGTTTTGTCCTTTATTTTTGTTTGTTATGCGTATGCAACAGTAATACCTGCTTCTTCAAGTCTTTCTTTTAATCCAAAGTTCATTGTACTAACTGCTGCAATTCCGATTTTTGCATCGAATACATTTGTGATCTTCTTAACCATTGTGGCAGCTTCTACATTGTCCTCTGCCGGAATTTCATATCTCTTGCCACCATTTATAATAGATAAGTAAAACTTCTTTTCGCCTGTTTCATCATCTTTTCCCAGACCATAAGAAAGTCTGATATCGTCTGATGTGAATTTGATGACCTGATTTCCAATCTTGATATCAATGCCGTTTGCTGCAACAACTTCTACCTTTTCCAGTTTATTGTATTTCGCAACCAGATATCTCACATATCCATCTGTAAGTGTAAGGGTGCTTGTTACGTCAATGGCTTCGTCCAGCTTTCCATTTTCATTGAAATACTGCTGGCAACTCATGATCTTCTCTGCATTCGGATTTGTACATTTGAAAGAACTCGGAATCATAATACTTTCAGTCTTTACAATAAAATGCGGTAAAGCTACTCTCTTTGCTGCCTCTTCTTTCTTTTTCAGCTTATTCATTGCAACCTGTACGAATTTGTTTAAAACCTTGATACTCTCGACAGAATCAAAAGATACTACAACCGGCGTACCGATGACATCTTTGTTCTTTACATTTGATCCGACTTCCTGCTGCGGAATATCTGAAAATGTAATAAGCACTTTCGGTGAATCTTTGACATCTGCCACACCGATAGCAACATCGCCGTTGCCACAATCAATAACAGTATTTGAACTTAATACTTTTGTTTCTGTCTGGATTAACTGTTTAATCATCTTTTTCTCCTTTACACTTCTATAACTTTATTATGGCTTATTTGAGATATGAAACCATCATGCAACTTCTTTTCCGCATCTCTCCTGGCTTTAACCGCATCATCGAGTTCATCAAAATAACCCAAGCTATACGTTTTCCCTTTAAAAGAGATTCTTGCATACCATTGTCCCATTCCTGAATGAAAAGAAACGCCGGTAACACCAGAAGTGTTATTTTTCTGCATACGCTTGTTTTTAATCCGATTCAAGTTTGTGCCTGACATTTCATATCACCTCGTTTCTGATTATAGTATATCATCTTTTCTTAATTTGTCAACCATTTATTATGGTTTAATTATAAAATTCTTTGTATTCTGTAGATCCAGCACTATTATCGAACCGATCATACACTATCATCTTTAATGCTTCTTTCGTTGCATCTGTTGCAACAATTTTTTCAAAGTCATCTGATTCCAGTCCATCATTATCATACAGCTCTTCAAGAACTATATCTTGTATGGATCTACGTTCTTCAAATACTTTATTTAGTGTTACAAGAATTGTATATGCACGTTCTTCTTTTGTTCCACCATGATATTCTGCTATTTTTAATAGATGCTGAGCATCTACAAAACCCCAGTCCATAGAATATTTGTCTTGAAATTTCTTCACACTCTCAGAATCCGACTCAAATGATGAATCGTTATCTTTTGGGATTGATTTTTCAATGACAAGTGACTCTGGATCTGATTTTGTGACACTCTTTTCTATTTGGCTGGACTTTTTCGCTGCCACTACTGAAATAATAGCAAGTAACACCAAAGCAACCAGAATAACAATTATGTGGGCAATCGTGCGTTTCTTCTCATAGTCACACTCTTTTCCTTTCTTATGTATTGTCATAACGCCCTCCTACTCATGTATAAACATCATAAGCATAAGAGCTAATCTGATACATACGTTTTCTTCTTTTAAGATACGTGCTGCTTCTTTTTTATCTACAAGTAATACTTCGATTTCTTCTGACGCTTCTTTATATTTATCGGAAATTTCGCCAGTTACCTTGCCTACTACAAGTGTGCAAGTTTCGTCAGTCATTCCGGCACTTGAATAACCGCCCTTATTTCCAATCGGCAAATCTGTGATTTCAAGTGTCAGCCCTGTTTCCTCATGCATTTCTCTTATTGCTGCATCACAAACGCTTTCTCCATCGTCAACAAGTCCAGCCGGAAGTTCATAGATATAGCTACCGATTGCATATCTGTACTGGCGAATCAGCACCATTTTATCGTCTTCTGTCAATGCGCAAATTGCCACAGCATCCACTTTGTCATCATGATTTATCGCTTTTAGTCCATCAACTTCTTTTGCTCTGGAAGCAACCAAATATCCAATCTGATCTCCTGACTCTGTTTCTGCATGAACTTTATACAGATTCAGAAACTTTTCATTTGTAAGTTTTTCTGCTGCTATTGTCTTACCCATAATTATATTCCTTTCAATTTTCTTCCATATATTCAAAGTGTGCCATTGGTTTCATCTTAAATTCATTCATCATATGTAAACATTCGATATTACGCTGTTTTGGAAGATCATCAATCTTTCCTGTTCTAATATATTCGTCCAACATATCATACGAAAATCCAAAATTTTCTTCATCAGTTTTTCCGCACAAACCATCTGTAGGGACTTTATTAACTAGACGTTCCGGCAGTCCAATCTCTTTACCAATCGCTTTTACTTCTGTTTTTGTCAGTGATTCCAGTGGCGAAAAGTCCCCTGCTGCATCTCCATATTTTGTACTGTAACCAACATAATTCTCAGACAAATTACATGTATTTGCGACACGCCCGTCAATCGACTGAGAAATTGCATACAGCATTACCATTCTTACTCTAGCCGGAATATTTATTTCTGTCTGATTAGAAACTTTAATCCCACTTTTAATGTACATAAGAGTCAACATATCCTCTACAGTATTACCAATATCAATAACACAATGTTCAATTCCCAGATGTTCACATAACTCATAAGAATAATCAATGTCATCCTGGCTGTTCTGTGGCATTAACACACCGTATACTCTTTCTTTCCCTAATGCTTCCACACATAATGCAGCTACTACAGAAGAGTCAACACCTCCACTGATTCCAATTACAGCTTTGCACTGATTCCCATTTTCTTTGAACCATTCTCTGATCCACTCTACGCACTTATCTTTTACTTCTTTTGCATTAAAACTCATTATCAACCATTCCCTTTCTTATATTCTTTTTCCACTATTACAGCTATAATAAGCAATTTCCCCATTGTCTTCCAAATATCCAACGAAACGGTTAAGTAAAATCTTTTTTTGATTCATTCTCCAATCAATTGATCTTTTCAAATAATCCACATACTCTGGATTCTTACACATTCCCTTTCCTTCAACATCGGAAATTTTAGCCACATCCTGACCGTTGCATTTTGTAGTCTTCATGACGATATTGAGCGGACTTACGCAAGTATCATTTGATAAGTATGTGCCAATTCCGAATGCGACCTTTGCTTTCTTTGAGAAATGTCGGCAAATCTTATCTGCTCTCTCAAAATCTAGTGAATCAGAGAAAAGCAACGTTTTCGTCTTTGTATCAATTCCCAGTTTCTCGTAGTGCTTAATCATCTTCTCGCCCCATACCAACGGATCACCCGAATCATGACGAACACCAGAAAACAGTGTTGCGAATGTAAGCTGGAAATCTTCCAAAAAACAGTCGGTTGTAATTGTATCTGTCAGTGCTGTACCGTTCAAAACTCCATATTCCTTAACCCATGCGTCAAGTGCATACCAATTAGAATATGCCGGATTGTGCTTGTGATTTCCCTGTCCTACACACATAATCCATTCATGTGCCATTGTGCCAACTGGTGTAACTCCGTATTTTTTCGCAAGAAATACGTTTGAAGTGCCAATAAATCTTGATGCACAATGCGCCGTATCATTCAGGTGTGAGAACTTCTCAACAACAAGTTCTTGTGTTTCTGCAGATAATCTCCGGCGAAGTCCAAATTCTGAAAATGTACCACAATACCAATGACCGTTGCGAAGATTTGCATACTTATTATCCAGTCTTTTCTTGAAGCTACTTAACAGCTCGTCATAATCGTACTGCATTCTGAAATACACTTCATTTACAATAGCAAGTGTCGGGATTTCGTACATAGAAGTATTTAACCATGTACCGGCAGTTTCAATGACAAGTCCACATTCTGCATCATCCGTGATTGTGAAATCTTCATATCGTGGTTTCCAGAGTCTTAGGAAATCAATGTAAGATCCTTTGATCCACTTGATACCGTCCAGATAACTCAGTTCGTCTTCTGTAAACCGCAGCTCACAATATGCTTTAATCTGCTCTCTGATTTCTTCCACCATTTCTTTTGTGAAATGTACGTCTTTGTTCCGGCATTTGAAACTCCATGTTGTCTTGTAGTCTGAGAACTGATGATAAATTGCCTGTCCCATACTGAATTTATATAGATCATTCTCTAATAAACTTGTTACGATTCTTCCTAACTTCATTTTCTCGCTCTCCTTTCGCTCATACTGCCACCAAAGTTTCATTATTATTTTTCTTTTTGGTTGTAATATAATCCCCAACTATTTGACTATTCCAACAGATTTTACAATCCTCAAAACATCCGTGACCATTATCGCAAAGCCTTGTCATTTCTGTTTCGATGCCAAAGTTACAAGGACAACAATCAATAAATAAATTCCGCAAATCTGCGTTTGGAAACTTTTGTAACATAAGTTCTGTAAATGTCATTGTAATCGCCTCTTTCTTTGTACTATATATAGTATTTGTACAGCATTTAAAACTATATATTGTATTTATTTTGCAATAAAAAACTGATTTTATTTATTCTTCATATACCTGTAATGTACCATCGGCGTTATACAATGGTGTTATTCCAAATTTATATCCAGATACAATAATTAGGTATTTCACTTTAGTATCTTTTGCATATGCGATTTTGTAATATGCCGTGGTATCATCCCATTCCGTGATAGTTGTGAAATAGTTTCCACATATACTATCATCTGTGGCATATTCTTCTGATACCGCTTCCTGGTATGTAGTCCCACAAGCCGTACAAGCGAAACAAGCCATCAATGTAATAGTTGCAATGCAAATCATTTTACGAATTTTCTTCATTTCCTTTTACACTCCTATTCTCTTAATTACAGCCTTTAACATACCGCCATAAATGGCGGTAAGATTAAAGATTTCAGATTTCTACAAATCTGATTTTGAAAAGCGGGCGAACACCATTAGAATTAGAGGCGTTGGAGTAGTTCGCATAACCGCCGTTGCTCACATAAGCGAAGTCAGCCGCACTCTCCACACCACGGTTTTTCAACCAGTACCATTCAAATTCATTGTTCCTAAATGCAATTCTGTTTCTTCTATTTTTCATCGGCTCAAACTGCTTTACATCATCAGATTCTTTCTCGCCATATTTATTAACACCAAAAATTTCTTTTTCGGTTGGAATTCTAATCATGCTATTGCCATCAAAAGAAACCATAGCATCTCGAATCTTATCAGGAAATAATTTATACAACTCATTATTGAGCATATCCATCAGATTGTCATTCATAGGGTATGCTTTACTTAAACAGTCTTCAAAGATGAAGACCATTCCATCCGTTTCTTCCTTAACCGCAAGTGCTGTCACACTTTCTCCATTCTTTAAAGAAAACGAAAACTTATCCCCCACTTTGTATTTTCTTTTATTTTCATTTGTTACACTATGCGTAATTTCTATTGTCACTTTTGTAGGATCTTCTACATTTACACTACAACCAATAGAAAAACCATTTGCCTCTTCATGTAATCTGCGAAAATCCTGTGCTGATGCCGTTGTCGAAACTTCCTCAACATCGTCCGAAGATCCTGTATACGGAACTCCATCAAATCCCACCAGGCAATCTTTTTCCTCTGAAAGTGTTACATACATTTTCCCTGTTTTCTTGTTTTTAAATAATTTCATTGTGTATTCTCCTTTATTTTTGTTTGATTTTAATTTATTTTTACGGCGTGGCAGGATTTACCTACCATACACCGCTCAAATCTTTTTAGCAAAATGGAAGTTCATTATCTAAATCATCCATGAAATCGTCAGTCAGTGGAGTTTTAGACTCTGTAACCTGTTCGCTGGATTCATCAGATTCTTCCATTTCTGTTTCTTCTACCTCATTATTGTTATCATTAAGTTTGAAATAATCTCTGAAATCTTTACTCATAACAGAAATTCTTCCCTCCACCTTCTCTTTCTTGACAGATCCAGTAGAACAATACTGTGCATAGGCACAATCCGGGTTATATTTGTCTGCAAAAATCTCAAACCATTTGTAGAAATCTTCTGCTTTAATATCGTTGTTGATTGCCTCATCTGCCATGTACATGAAAATCGGAATATTTACAACCTTCATGAATTTTTCTTTCTGGTCGAATCCATCTTCCAGATACTTGACAATTTTAAGAAGACGTTCACGCTTTTCATCTGTATAAGAATCATGCAGATTTTCCGCATACTTTGTTACCTGACCTTCTGAAATAGAAGTAAGTTCATAATCTCCATCTTTTACGTCTAACAGCATCATAGCCTGTAAAAGTGTCTTTTCGTCTGCTGCTCTACGATATTGAGCCGGTGTGAAATGACAAACATCTTCAAAGAACTTTCCGGCAAGAATCTCTTTAACAAATTTTGCCAGGTTCATCCCCAGTTTTACATTGGCAATCTGAGTTTTACTTAATCCAGATCCGTTATTAAGTCTAAAGAACATTTCCTCAATTTCTTCATCTGTACATTCTTCTAAGTTGTAAATCGTGAAAACATATCCGTTAATCATCTGCTGAATTTCTTCCGGCAACTCTGAGAATTTCAATCCAGCGATTTCATAAGTTTCTCCATCAATTTCAACTTCCGGCGTTTCTGGATGCAGTGCATACTCATCATTGATAAAACTGAATAAGCTGCGAAGTCTGTGCTGACCGTCAATGCAAGAATAATTAGATACTGGTCTGTTCTTTTTATCTCTTGTACCTTTGTTTTCTTTTGTAAAATACAGTGGTGGGATGACAAACCCGACAAGCATTGAATGTGGTAACAGACTCTTTTTATAATCGTCCCACATTCCATACCTTCTCTGAATAGGGCAATCAAAATCCAGGATTCCAGATTTCTCATACATTTTCTTTAACTGCATAACTGTGTAAGGGATTGTTGATTTTTTCATTTTAATACCTCCGTGAATTTTTTATTAGTTGTGTTTTTCTTTATATATAAGATATCATATTTTTATTATCATGTCAACATTTATTCTGGTTTGTTTATAAGTTTTTTGCAAGGCATCTTCCCCAATATGGATCAAGTATTTCTTCAAACCCTAATCTAGTAGTGAGAAAATGTTTATATACTTTCTGTCTTCTTGCATCTGAACCATATACAATAATTCTATCGCTTTCATACATATGCTTATCTATAAATTCACGAACCATTTTAAAAGCCCACAATAATCCCTCAACACCACATTTTCCAGTTGTTGTCATATCTAAATTGCCGTAACCGTCACTATTGAGCCACTGCCTTAAAACTTTCTTTTTATTGGCAATAGCAAAAGCAACTGCATAATCATATCCACTTCCTATTTCATGCCTATAGTTCTTGTCAAAACAGATTACTGCCGATTGTCCATTAGATAGTTTTGTGTATTCTATCCATCGCATATTTTCTCTATCATATGTCAAACCAATTTATTCCCCTTTTGCACGTTGCATTTTCTGCACATTGTCTGGTAATTTTCAAGCGTATTCTTGCCACCTTTGGAAACGGGGATGATATGATCTTTTGTCATCATCACTTCTTTCCCATCTTGATCTACTGCATACAGATTCAAATGATATCTTCTTGCATTCGGATTTTTCTCTTTTGCAAAATATCTACCTTCGATTCCACACCAGCAACACTTAATTCCTTTTGTGAAAAACGTCTGATATCTCTGACTATTTGCTTTAATCATATCTCCATCCATATCAACAAATGTCTTTTTCTCTTCAAAGAGTCCGTCTTTTACAGCGTTATACACTTCATCAATGGAATATATTTCTTTCCTTATATATGGTTGTTTCTTTACGATACTTTTTGATCTCCCCATCTTATTACATAACCTTCTTCCGTTTTTTCTTTGTACATGAGGTTCTGCAGCATATTACTATCCACTCCAAAACGTTCATATAGTTCATCGTCTGTCAAATCCTGATCCTTCATAAACAGATTCAATTTGTCTTTTACAAGAATCATTTTTAACAGATTGCTTTCAATACTATTCTCATAAGTTACAAAATACACTTGCTTGAATTCCGTTGAAGTATAACGAATAAAGCGGAAATAATACTGACTCATGCTAGAGTTGTTCCAGTGCAATTCTGGAATAATACACTTATTCACAAAATCAATATTCATACTTGCAGATAAGCTCTGCTGTGTGCTTATCAGAATTCCGTTTGTTGTTTCTTTTAACTCTTTGACAATTTTCTTTCTCTGTTTCAATGTGGTTTCATTTCCAGTAATCACAAATACAGGTCTGCCTGGAAACGCTTTTCTGATTTCCTTTGCATATGCATTTACTACTGAAATATGACGTACACCAATAGCAACTCTTTCATCAGAAAATTCGTCTAAAAGTGATAATACAGTTTTGAATTTCTCTGGCATTATCGACTGATTGTACTCTCTCAACGTTTGAGGAGCAGCGCAAATCTTCAAAAGTGCAAGCAACTGATTCAAAATTTTCAACATTGCATCTTTCCGGGTGTTCCCAGTTTTCGCAAACAGATACTCCATTTTATAGAACTCGTCCAATGCAACCTTATACAGACGTTTCTCTTCTTCTCCCATTTCACAAGCAATCTGTTTAATCTCATAAAGCTGTTTGCCAGTAATTTCTTCAAATGTACGTGTGATAATCGTCTTATCAATCATCTGTTTCAAAATGTCTGCATTAAGAATATCTTGTGTGAACTGAGATACGCCAAATACAGTGATTTTCTCTGGAATATGACTCGCTGCAAATAACTTACTACCCTTACGATATGCTGGATATGGCTGTAAATAATATTCATTTATCTGGTCTTCCAGTTCTCCATCTTTGTTACGTTCCATAATATACTCACATTCAGACAACATATTGATAGAATTGTTGTACAATAATTCAAACTGAGGATAAATTTCAGTGATATTATTCCGTGTGCTTGTACCCGTCATCAGTGTTTTATACTTCAACCGGCGAAAAGCATTTAATACGGCTTTTGTCCGTTTACTGTCCTGGTTACTCATATTATCCGACTCGTCAAAAATCAAAACGGCTTTCTGGCAGATTGATTTTACATATCGCTTGATGAATTTATGATATTTACACATCATATTTAAAGTGATAATTACAAACTGACCTTCTTTGATATTTTGAATATCTGCAAGGCTTTCAATCATAACAAAATCAATACCGTACTGATCCAATACATCCTGCCAGTTGTTCTTGATTGAGATTGCCGTACTCACAATAAATACATTTTTCACATGATCGTGCTGTAAACGATATTTGCCTATTGCAATTCCGGCGAATGTTTTACCGCTTCCCTGTTCCCACTGTATGAAGCTATACGATTTCTGAATAAATAGATTCAGATCCGTTTTCTGAGCATCATTCAGCTTTATAGTTCTTTCATCATCCGTCAATGTGAACTCATCAAGCCACTTTGCTACTTTTTTGTTTGGTTGCATTTCAGAAAATGGCATATTCTGGATATCATACATCTTTCGCTTTTTATTCACGATCTTATCAATCCATTTTGACTGAAAATGCCCCATTGAAAAGCCTTGCAACACAACATCATTTATAGATGTAAAATCGCCATTATACTCAAATGTATAATTGTTTTTAATAATTCTACCAGTTCTATCAAGTCCTGGATTCTGTGAACGTAACACCATTTTTAAATGCTTAATAACGTCTTTCGGCTTGATTTTAAGCTGTTCCCATTCGTCCCATTTGATATGATCCGGCTTTTTCTGTGTCTTATATCTATTGACATATTCACAACATTCTGCATACTGGCTGCATGTTTTCGGATTTCGTTTGATATCATACAGAAGTTTCTCAACCTTAAAGCTCCACGCTTCATCGTCTTTACTATTTCTTACAGTCTCCAGAAAAATCTTGTTTTTAATCTGTTCTCTTTCTTCTGTAATAGGCTTTAAATACTGCTCCCATACTTCATCGGAAGTAACGCCGGAAAGTATCTCTGTACTATATGGAACTTCTTTCGTATATTCAGATTTTTTCTGAAAGAATGCTATTTTGGTCTTGTAGTTCTCAACACCCAAATGCTTAAAAGTATTCTTGTCAAGTTCTACCTGGCAGATAAAATTAAAATGCTCATTCATTCCGTCAATCATGCCACCATCAGAAAAATCATCGGCACAAAACGACATAGGCACGATAATAGCCATAATTCCGGCTGGTTTTAACAGTTCCGCAGCTTTCAGACAATAATAATATTCTGACAAATAGTTGCTGTCATCTTTTCTCCATCTCAGATTATACGGTGGATTTCCCAGAACATAATCAAATGTAACTTTCGGCTCATAAAAACGAATATCTGTATTTTCCAGTTTTGCATCTGGATAAAGATATTTTGCTACTCTGTACGGCTTCCCATCTAATTCACAACCATAGAAATTCGATTCAACCGGCGCACAACTGATAAATGAACCATGTCCGCAAGTAAGATCTGCTACTAAATCAGTATTTGAAATATGCAAACAATTATAAATCCATTCAACCAGCTTATAAGGTGTAAAGAACTGCCCTTGCTCAATGTCGGCTTTCGCTCTCTGGTAATCATAGTAACTATCATAGTTAGCAAACTCTAAGCCATGAAGCCCACCTAATCCAGTATACGCATTGAAAATATCATCTTTTGAAATACCTGTTTCTGCTTCTGATAGATCATTATTCACAATATATTCAATTTTTGTGTTGATATCTTCCCTCATTTCCTGTGGGATTACTTCATTTGTACATTTATACTTCATGACTTGTATATCTCCATTCAATTACATTTGTTATCGTGCTACCATACCGGCAAAATGTAAAACCTTCATTTACTGTATATGTATATAATGCTTTGACTTCTACAATTTCATCATAGCAATTCTTGATTTTAACATCATAAATTCCACATTTATCCGGCAGCATTTCACTGACCTTATGCCATTTATAGTCGTGCATATGATTCCTCCTAAATAAGTGTATAACCACACCATTCTCTTGCAAATTTACGGCAAAATTCTGCATCTGTAAAAGTAACATCAATCCTTCCATTCTTGAAGAGTTTGACATGCTTGACTCCGACCTCTGGTGCTGAAAATCCATTTTGAAAATCATCCTCTTCAAGTCTTATAGAATAAGAACTATATAGATGATTCAGTGAATAAACTTGTGTTTTTTCTCCATATGTGTTAAATGCCAACGCATCAATAAAAGCACGTAACCATTCTGTACTACCGAAATTGTAATAATCAAAATATTTATCTTTGCTACAATAACCGCCTGTATATGTGAATTTATTACCTTTTACTTTAATTTCCCATGTATCACGATAGCCGTTGTAACATTTTTCTTTCAATTTATCTTTTACTTCTTTGATAGCCTTTTCTTCAAAACTCATACCGCCTAACTGGTCAAAAATTTTGTCAAGCACTGCATGGTAGTCGATGAAGTCAACAACAAGCTCTTTGATAGGATCTGAGTCATTGTATCTGTAATATTCTCTATCCAGATCATATCTATCAAAATTGTTTTCAAGTTGCACATTATACTTATTTGAAAAGTAACTGAAAATACCACTTATATAACTATTTTGAACATCAGAAAGCGATTTTGGGACACCAAAATTCCCGACTAAAAAAGAAGAATACTTGTAATTTTTGCGGTCTTCTTCTGAATATGATTCATTTTCTGCCTTATAGATATCATAAACAGACTTGTAAACTGCAATCGCTCGTTTATATAATTCTTCTCTGTGAGTCAACCAGGCTTGATCTTCCTGGCTGATTCTGTCAGATTTCTTAATTTGAAAGTTTCCGAATTTATCTGTAATTCCCATTTTGTATTCCTCCATTTATTTATGCTTGTTTTAAGTATGGGCTAACACCATAATAACTTGTAATCTCATCAATTCTACTGTTTATGGTATCAATATCCATTTTCTTAAAAAGTTCTTTCATTTCCTTAATTGCTTCTGTCTTGCTCTTGCCGGTTGCCATCCGTAAACCACATTTTATAGATGAAATAGCAATTTTACCGTCTGGCGTTTCATGAATAAACATTTCTATACCATGATATTCAATTTTACTGCCTATTGCTGGTACATATTCCTTTTTCTGTACCATAAGCACATAAAATTTCTCTTTTTCAACTTCCGGCTGTTTTTCTGGCTTCTTACGTGTTTTATATTCAACTGCACCCTGATAGTCATTCTTCTGTACACTATCCAAGAATGTCATCGTATCTCTGTTTGTGTTTGGTAACTTCAAACCTGTTACGCACTGAAATACTTTTCGGCTTGCTTTATTATCTGTATGTAAACGTGCTTTTAACTCTTCCCGGCACAATGGCTTTTCGATATTGTCAATACAAACCAACAATTCAAAGGCTCGTAAAGGGAAACGAAATTCGCCATATACATCAAGATAAATACGTTCAACTAAATTTCCTCTAGTTGTACCATTACACATTTTGGAAGCCTCTGCAAGCCAGATTTTAAATTCTTCTTTCTCAGCTTCGGCTCTCTCTTCTTCCTTTCTGGCTGCCTCTTCCGCTTTTCTCTGTTCTTCCGCAGCTCTTTCTTTTTCTTTGTTTTCTTCCTCAATAAAAGCATTTACAGATTCCTCAGAAACAAGACCATGTTCTATCAGATAGATACAAAAATCATATTCTGTTTTCGTGATGTCATTATAAAGGTTATCCCATGCCATACGGTATGATTTCTTAACAGTGCCGTTTCCTCTTACTTCATCGGCAACTTCCGGCTTTTTGCCATTTCTCAGACCATAAAGCATAGCATCTTTTCTTGCCATAATACCATTACTGTATCTGAATACTTTATCCAAGCAGCTCTCAATCTTTGCTTTCTGTAAAGCTGTCTTATTGTCTGTAAAACCTAAATATGATCCATTGTTTTCTAACTGATTTTTCATGTGTTTGTTCCTCCCTTAACTTATAATCCTATTATACATTATAAGTTGTGTAATGTCAATCTTTATTTACGTTTGTTTATAACTTTCTGCATACTTCTCAGGGCGTGTTGTTCTATCAAATCCAAAATATACACCAATTCCAGGAATTTTATTTAAGATCCTTTTCTGCTCTTCGGTTAAATCAATATAACCAACGACTTTATGATCTTCCCAAATTGCACATTTTTCCATAGTCTGTTCGTCCTCCTACTTAATTATCATACAAAGGCTTTATTTTTACATCTTGATTGATAACTGATCCCCAGTTAATACAATCTAAATTGAAAAGAATCCAGCTTTCACAATCGTATGAATAGAAATTACATAATTCACTGCCATCCTCACACTTCAATATATTAGATAGTGGTAATCGCATTTCCCAAAATGCCCGTTCTGTCAAATGAAAAGCATCGTAATCTTTCGACAACTTTTTCCAGTCAATTACTTTTTCTTTAAACAAACTGCTATACTCACTATTTTCATATTTAGGTTTTGCATATTTTCGCATCAACCTATGATAGTCTTCTACTGTGTCAATCGTGCAAATTTTGGCTTTTCTACTCAATTTAAAGCTGACCGCCATGCTGCTATACTTATTAAGCATAAATCCTTCGCTTGCTACCCATCGTAACCAATCAGACGGATATCCTTCATTATGAAGTAATGTAGAACCCCATAAACAACCGGCTGGTTTATTGATACATGATAATCTATCAGCTATATGTGAACCATATGCTTCTGGATCATTAAATAATTCTCTGCATATCTCAGATCTACCGGCAACTAAAATTCTTGCTGACATTAAAAACCCTCCTACTGAATACGTTTTAACATCATACCGTTATCGGAAGATCTCAACGCCTGACCAACTTCTAATGCTGCCATATATGATCGTGTAAAAATACCCTTACACTTTACATAGTCAATCGGATTCCCTTCTAAATCTATCAACTGAAATAACTTTCCTGTACTTGTTTTATGAATGCTCTTGTCTTTTTCCATTTTTCAATCTCCTTTAGTAATTTATTTCTTTCAGATATTCCTTTTCAGAATATATAGTTGTTGCATATCTTTCTGAATCTGTAACAATAAATATTTTTCCTAATATGGTTTGATATATTCCACGGACACGATCATAGCCATTTTCTACCGCATCATCATTTATTTTCGAGTCCAAACGGTCTACCATACCCCAATCCAAATTATAGTACCTGTCGAGTGCTTGTTTTATCTGTCTATCAAATATCTGGTTACGTTCTAAACAACAACCAATATATTCACTATATTTAACCGGCACTCTTTCCAAGTCATACATTGCATCAAATAAAGCGTGATCCATTATAAAAATCCCTAAAATAGCAATAGCCATAATAAAAAACGCTATATGTATTATCTTTAAATCATAATCTCCCGGAACAGATTGCCCAACTAATGTATAATTGTCTGAAATACCAGCAGCGATAAAAGTTAATATACCGCCTACAATGCCACTTACTACAGTGATTGTTTTTGTTGTGTCATATAAAACCCTTGCTGTTCTTGCTGTCATCTCTCTATATAAAGAGTGGGTGTTGTCCCACTCTTTTATCTTCCTTTCATTTATTATGGTTTGTTTTATACAATTTTCTTTTTAACACATTTCTGCACTTTATACGGCGTTTTAACTTCTTGAATCTCACACCATGCAAGTGCGCCAGTTTCAATCCATTTCAAAAATCTTTCTTTGTAAGATCCTGAAATATATCCGAAACAGTTCGCCGGATTAGCGTTTCCCGTCAACTGCTTTTTCAGTTTCTTGTCAAGTCGGTATGCAATATAATACTTTTCGCCGTTCACACCTTCATGCTCGTTTAACTGATATACATAACCTTTGCTAATACCATGATTAAAGCATGATTTTACGACAAAACACTGATTAGCTCTTAATGATCCAGGACATTCAACGGCTTTATTTTCCGTTTTATACTCCACTGTCTCAACATTAGTATATACATATGCTTTACCATTTCCACCGATCATGCAACCGGCAGCAGAGTCAATTTTATTCATGAACTTTTCAAACTGTTTTGCCAGTTTCAGAAGTTTTTCGGCTCTTTCATATCTATAGCTGTTTTTATCGCATTCCTTCAAGTCTTTTTCATAGTTTTCTTTATCAAAGTATTTCATATCAGAAAACTTTGCGACTCCGTTACCTTTTGCGATGATAACGCCATCTTTTTCAACATGCCATGACATTCTAGGTGGGTTCGGCTGATATTCCGGGTAACGGTCTGTTACTTTTATCTTTTCTGTCTGGCTGTTGGCTTTTGCTCTCAGCTTTTCAATTTTCGCTTTTGCTGTCTGTTCTTCCGCTGCAGATGCTCCACGATCCTGTCTGACTTCTGAAAGTCTTTCAATCAGGCTTCTTGTTTTCGCTGAAAGAATAACTTCTTCACTATTATAGATATGCTGAATGATTTCTTTACCGCTTTTATCATTCCAACGGCAATCAACAACTACTACAAAGCCATCTTTTGTGGCAACTCCTTCCCACCATGCCGGACTCCAATAATCTGTCATCCAGTCACTTTCATCTTCATGAAAACCATACAGTTTCCAACCTCTTTTTACAAGCTCCATTGCAATTGCAACTTTCGCATCCTTAAATTCATAATAATTATTATTACTTGACATAATCAATACCTCCGTAATGTACTTTATAAGTTGTGTTTGTTTATATTTATACTATACATTATTATTGATTGATTGTCAAGTGTTTTTATTAAATACATGAAGAAATACAATGTTGTAATTCTTCAAACTTGTTTTCTATGCTATCAACTTGATCCGCTGTTAATGTTCCGTCTTCGTCCTTATTCTCTAAAATATCAGCTATTTCCCAGATTGTAGAATTTGCTGTATATAATTCGTCATAACATACTGGATCAAGCTCTTCCACCCTTTTAGCAATATCATCTCCGCATTTATCCCGGACAATATCAACTAAATCTCTATGATTTCCAATTATTTCAATACTTCCATCTTTTAATGCTACTACGTCCATTTTTCCTTCCTTATAATTCTTTTTCAATCTCTTCTATACATTCTTTTCTTGTGTTGTAATTGCCGTATGCACTCTTTACTCTTAATGTATTATATCCAGTCAGTAAATGATCCTGCACCTCATAATGGCTAAATTCGCCGTTTAAAGTCACTTTACCGGGCAATACAACATGAATATAACCACGACTATTTACTTTCCAATAAAAGCCTCTGGAATGCTTGTAGAGAGTATTTAAAGTAATATCTTTTCGCCCCTCTTCAATCATTTCTTTTGTTTTGGCTGCTTCGCCAGTATACGAAAATATAGATCCCATATCTATCTCCTAAACATTTAATTTAATACCATTGTACCGCTTATAACGTTGTGTAAAATGACCGTTTGGTAATTGTTTACTTACACGTTTCATAACTCCATTTTCAAAATCTGGTGTTTTCACTTGTGTCCAACCATCTTTTCTTCGTCTGTCAAGATCTTCTAAATATTCTTGCTCGTTTTCGTACTCAACACAATCTTCCTCAAATGACATAACTTTACTATTTAATAACTTCATAATTTTTTACCTCCTGAATATAGAATAAGTGGTATATCCATCCTTAAAACGATTATACCACTATTTCTATTATTGTCAATATTATTTATTTACGTTTGTTAATAACGCAAGCCTATTTTTACATACAGTTACAACATTTTCTTTTGAAACACATAAAGTGCTTCCAATTGCTGACAATGCAATAAATACAACCGGCATCCCGGAAGATACAAAAAATACACCTACGCCAATAACACCAATACCACACAATTTCTGTTTAATGCCAGCAATAAGTAATTGTTTCTCTTTCTCTGACATCCGTTTACATTCTTCATATCCAATATTTTTCAATGTTCTTGTAATTTCTCTTGATGCTCCTAAATGCTGATTAGCAAGCTGCAATTCAATAGCAAATTCCATATTTCCAACACTAAAAAGATCCTTTGCTTCCTGGTATTCAATTTTTGCCATTCTTTCAAGTCTATCACGATCACGTAACATTTTCTCGATTTTCTTTGATGAAACTAACATTTTATTTACCTCCATTTATATATAATTGATTCCTGTCTCTGTCCTTTTCGTTGCTTTCTTGTAAAGTGGCTTTACACTTACAATATCAATTAAAGAATCCGGCTTCAATGCTCCAAATTCCTTGTTATCCCAAACATATCGTTGAAATGTATATTCTTGTCCATTGGACTTAAAACGGGATTTAAACTCTACCACGTACCCGACATATTTATCAATATCTCTTAAAAATTCTGTATATGTCATAATATCGCCCTTTCTACAGTATCAATCCAAATTTTTTATAACAACTTACCAATAAAGCCAACTGCATGAACTGTTTTAAATTTCTGTCTGCTTTAAGATTTCGCCCGTCTTTAATAGCTCTATGAATTTCTACCATATTACCAGGCATCAAGATATCAACCGAAAATTCATCTTTATATGAAATACGGTACTCGTCAACATTGCCAGTAAATAGCACATTCCAGATGTTTCCGAAACAATCTGAAATTCTCCACAATCTTTGATTTTCGTGCGGTTTCTCCATCTCTTCAATTTTGTTTTTGCTCCATTTAACGGATTTTTCAAAACTCTCTTTTGTTGTTGTATTTTCAAACTTCAACATGATTTTCGCCCCCTACTTAAACAGTTTTCTTGCATCAAAAAAGATTGTTTTACCGTCTTTTGTCTCTCTTGTTGCACTCCAATGAAAAGCTGCACGCCCGATACCAGATAACCAGGTTTCACGATCCATATTATCAAGAACGTATTTTCTTGATACTTTCTTGTCGTTTTCGTCTTCATACTGCATCACTTCAATAGCTTTTTCAATTTGTGGGATATCCTGGTCAAGATATCCGCACTTTTTGAAATAGTTCTTGTCTGATTCTGATAACTTCATGCTTTCGCTCTCTCTTTCTGTTTTTGTTGCCATTCTGTCAATCAACCATTCTACTGACATACCATTTTTAAGGCTTGCCAGTTCGTCAAACTTCTGTACTGCGATTTCTAATGATTCTTTTTCGGTATATCCTTTTGCTTGGATCAATTTACCGGTTTTCAATACATTATTGTACGTTTTCCGCTTCATACTCCTGAATCTCCTTTATCTCGTTTTTAAGTGCTTCAAAATCCGCATCTGTCAACCATTCCGGCTTCTCTTCTTCTGTAAATGAATCCATGATATTTTCCATTTCTTTTATAATGGTATCAATATCAGCCCAGAGACTTGATGATCTGCATTTTCCAGCACAATTGATATAATACTTGCAATCAAGTTGCAATCTGTTTAATAACATGTATTCTCTTTCTTTTGGACTTCTCACAAAAGGATTTTCGCACTCTACCGGCTCTGTTACTCTGCTGCAAGGTTCTCCGCAAATTTCGCCACAATCCATATAAGCACCAGTATAAAGGTTTAAACCGTTACGCCCGTTATTTTCATCAAAATAGATTTTACCGTTTTCGTCCTGATAACAAGGGACTTCCATATAGCCACCGAAACCAATATATTTAACTTTCATTTTCATATACCTCCGATATTTATTATAGTTTATTTAAAAACACCATCCATAAACATTGTATCTAAATGATGTGCCAGAATATTAAAATCTTCCGACTTTTTCAACTTATCAAATACACCTATTAAATACTCCGCTTCTTCTGCGATAGTTTCCGAATCGTCCGAAAAGTCTCGGTTGAATTCCATCAATTTATCTGCCATTTCTTTTGATGTATGCTCAAAATCGCTGTCAATGTCTTCTGTGTTTTCTTCCTGGTTGATAACTTTTAAATCGCCTCTAACAGAATCATTATCATCGCCGTATTTTTCAAGAATCTTGAAAATTGCCTCAATATCTTCTTTCAACAGTTCCGGCTCATAATATTCTTTATCGCCATCTGAATGTTGCAACATAATTCCGATCACTTTTGATTTTTCTACCATTTTCGTTTCCTCCGTAAATTATAAGTTGTGTTGTTTGTTGTTAATATTATAATACATTATTTTAGTTTGTTTGTCAATAGTATTTTGCATTTATTTTTGTTTGTTTACAAGAAAGAAAATCCGACTTTTACGCCGGATCTCCCTTTTTTCTGCATTTACTTAACAATAACGTCATAACGTTCAATAATATCATCTATATAGCTTGTTGCCGGATTATATACTAAATATGTTATAATTTCGTCCCCAGGCTGCGCCCCTTCTACGCTTCTATAACTGATATAGTGATCTTCCGCTGATCCGTTTAATTCGTCATCTAATACAATGCCTTTTGTACGCTCAACGATAACTTTATCGCCGTTCATACGATTTTCTAACATTTCGCCGGTCAACTCAGAAGTCGAAAACATTTCAAAATCTCCGTATTCCTCAATGATTTCTTTCTCTATTTCTTCGCATTTTAATACTATTTCGTCTTTTACGGCTTCCGGCTGCTCCGCTTCCAGTTCTTCCGCTTCTAATACCTCAGAAAACGCCGTATTTTCGTTTTTAACGGTTTTTTTATTATTGCTTGATATTTTACCGCATCCCATCAATAAAACGCCTAAAATAGCCACACACAACGCCACAATAACAATATTATTCATTTTCTTCATGATATGATCCTCCCTATCTTCTATAATCTTTCTTTTTTAGTTCTTCCCACTGGTTCATCCGGCGTTTAAAGTCGGCACATCGTTTTGCTGACTCTACACGCTCATTTTTTATATCTTTTCTGATTTTAATTTCATCACTGATCCCGAAAATTAAAGTAAACAGTAAACCAAACATTTTTATTTCTCCTTTACAATGATTTCGCCATCTAATACAAATATTTTTGCATGATCCTTGAAAACACTGTAATTTCCAGGAAAAACAACCGCTTCATCGTCATTTATTGACTTTGTGCCGTTTGTGCTGATTTTTGCCCACACAAAAACCTCGTTGTTTTCATCTATATCCTTCCAATAGTCTGCATCCTTATATAAGTCCAGAATTTCGATATTATCCCAAATATCACAATTTCCGGCAGCGTCTACGGTTGTTAGTTCCTCTGTCTCTGGATTATAATACCCGTTCATATAATATGTGCTAACTTCCCAGTTTTTCGCCGTTTCCGGCTCTTTTACGGCTTCTGTTGCACTATTGCAAGCGGTTAAACTTGCAACAATGCTAAATACTGATAGTATTGTCAAAATCTTCTTTTTCATGGTCAAAACCTCCATTTTTTATGCTGCAATCAGCATTTTAATCATATCAACAAGTTTTTCGTCTGTATATCCTTCTGTAAGCTCCTGAAGGATTTTAACGGTCTTTCTTGTTACCATTTCCCCGACTTCCTCCCGGTGGATCTCATGCACACTATAAACACCCTCTGTACCAGTCGGCACACACTTGTTAATAATAAGTGTCGGCACGCTTCCGGCTTTCTTGAAACTTTCATATTTATCGTAAAATTCAACGATTACCTCATAAATAATTGAATCATCGCCAATTTTCACGATTTTCTTGCATCTCTTTTCGCCCCAAGTGCGAAAGAAAAACAAATCTAAAGAAAAGCCGTTTTTGCATTTCCCGTTGAATTTTTCTAACTGATCTCTTGTTAATTTTGCCATTTCTAAAACCTCCATGATTTAAAGTTGTGTTTGTTGTTATAAATATGATACATTATTTTTGATTGTTTGTCAATAGTGTTTTTCATTTATTTTTGATTGATTATGAATCAAAATAACCAGACTCACGCAATAAATCAATATTTTCTTTCATTTTATCGCTAATATATAACGCTTGTAGCTTTCCGGCGTTCACTTGCTCCAATGCTTGCATAAAATCATTATTTGCAAAAATGTTATTCGATAAAATTTTGTTTTTATCATTTACAACTATTGTATTACCGTTTTCGTCTGATTCTTCATAATTTGCATAATATGCGAAACCTGGCACGATCATAGCCAATTCAAAAACGTTTTCCCATTCGTCAACAATCTGTGTACTATATCCCATAATTTTATTCATTGTGTTTTCTCCTTTATTTATGTTTATTTAAAATATTCTTTCAAATTTTCCATGACACACGGCACATCTATATAATTCCGGGTACTTTGTAAATTTGCTTTCTCTACATCTTTCTACCTTTTGACCGCAGCACGTACATTTAAAAATATATTTAACTTTTCTTGTTGCTGTTCTTTCTTTCTGGATCTTTTCTTTCTGTTCTTCACTGATTCCTTTTTCATCAGCACTATCACAACGTTTGATATTATAACCATAATATCTATTGACTTTTTCGGCTAACTGTTTCCATTCGCCGGTATGTTTCATACATCCTTTGCAAGTATGCAAAAGCTCATGAATTATAGTGTTTTTCAATCCGTCAATGTCTGTATCTTCTCTAAGAAGAATTTGATTGACTTCAATAATATAATTGTTTCCAATCTTCCGGCATTGTCCCCAACGCTTTTTTGATCTTGTGTTTACGTCAATTTTAATGACGTTTCCACACTTGATCCCGATATTTTCAAGTTCTCTCATGCATTCAATAGCGATCACATTTACATCTCTCATTTTTCTTGATCCTCCGTATTTTTAAATTTAAAGTTGTGTTGTTTGTTGTTAATTGTATTATACTTTATTATTGTTTGATTGTCAAGTATTATTTTAAAAATCTTTATTTTAATGTAATAAAAAAGAGAACCGCCGGAACGATCCTCTAATTTTAGACTTTTACGCAATTTTTAAAATTCCATTGATAATATTATCAAAATGGAACTTTTCGCCCGTTTCCACTTTCTCAAACTCCACACAAGACGCAAAACATTGAAAAGATGTAAATATATCGCCGTGGTTCGTGTATAGGCTTCTGGATGTATTCCAGTCAATGCCTAAAACGCCATTTTTACGATATACCCGAAAAACCTTGTTATAGTTCCCCGTTTTAATTTCTTTGTTGCTGCATCCGTATAAATGCACTTTTACAAAATCATTTTCTTTTAACATTGCCACGCCTCCCATTATTGCTCTAATCTCATAATTTCGTTGTCGTTCGCATCATATAAAAAATAGTCAAGACCTAAATAGTCATTTTCAAAATATTCTTGCATTCTCTTTCTTGCTTCCGACTCTGTACAATTTAACCGCTTTTCTTGCGTTCTTGCTCCGTCCGTTGCCTGAATTATATACATGCTATTTCCTCCCTTGAATGGCTTTATATGCCATTTTAAAAGCTAATTTCTGAGGCAAAAACTTTTTATATTTCAAATAGATTTCGTTAAATTCCTGATACATTGCACACCCTCCAATTTGTAGGGGCTTGCCGTTTATGGCTTGCACCTTTATTATTGCTTTATTATACTAAATGAAAAACATTTCGCCGTTGACCTCTAACGCTATAGCGTCCTGAGTCATTTCTTTTTTAAGATCCTCGCATAAATCAATAACTTGATCCAGCTTGTTTCTTAAATCTTTTTCACTTGCATAAGCGAAAACCATTGTTGTTTTCTCTTTTACAAGTCCGGCTGTTGGGCTTGTCCAGTAACCCAGGGCATCTGTTGAGGTTGCGCCACCGAAACAATCAGAAAGAAGTGTTGCAGCTCTATCAACAAATTTCTTGTTGTCGATTTCCTTGTCAATATCAACCGTTGCCGGTACATAAACTGTTACCTTGCTACTTAAAGAAAATACATTTTTTAATCTTGCGTTCATCATGATTTTTACCTCCGATAATTTAAAGTTGTGTGTTGTTTGTTTATGTTTGTATTATACATTTATTATTGCTTGTTGTCAATACCTTTTTTGAAAATTCTTTTAAAAAATTTTCTTTCCCATTTTTCATGATCTTTTATGATCTTTTCCGCTGCCTTTTGGCGTTCCGTTGCTATTTCCGTGATCTGGTTTAATTTCTGGATCAATTCGTCATTTGATACCATAATAACGCCCCACTTTCAAATTATTTTAAAAAGGGATCTTTTTTGATCCCTCTTTTACTGTTATGCGATTCTGTCAGCATGTCTTTTTTCTATTTCTTCCGATCCGTAAAGGTTGCGCAATTCGTCCATGCTTAAAGCCCTTTTAGATTTTTTATAATATCTTTCGCCAGCGTGCCAGCTCCACGCTTTTTTCTTTCCACAATATTTAAAACCGGCAGCTTTTAAAAGTTCTTTTACATTATATGTATTACCAGTAACCCAGATCCAGCAACCTATAATTTCAATTTTAACATCTTCTAAGTTGATGATCTTGTTTAATGCATCACGGAAAAGCTCATCTTTTGCCTGGTCATATTTCCAAGCGTTTTCGTTTTCGTCTGCATTTTTCAAGTTGTTCAATGCTGTTTCATATTCTACATTGACAACTTTTATAGCATCCTCAGAACCGCCGTTGTCCGGGTGGTTTTCTTTTACCAGTCTTTTATATTCTTTTCTCAGTTCCTCTAATGTTTTGCAATTTGTAAAGTATTTCATGTCGTTACCTCCGTTTATTTTTGTAAGTTGTGTTCGTTGTTTGTACTTGTATATTATCATGCAATAATAAAGTTGTCAAGTCTTTTTGTAAATATTTTTTATTTTTGTTTGATTATAATTTTAAAATAAAAAATCCAGGCTTTTTACTGCCTGGACTCTTTACGCTTTTTATTTCATAAACCCTTTTATAACTGACTCTACAAAAGCCGGATCATCATATCTGTAAACGACTATGATATCAGCATCTTTTTCTTTAGTTCCAAATCTAACGATCTTTATTCTATCCATATCATAATCTTCTTTATCCTCTATCAGCATTATTCTATTGTACTTAGTATCAACAAAGTAAGTTCTGATATATCTCTCTGTCTCTCTTACTGTATAACCTTTATTACTTTTCCACTGCATCATTTTAAGTACCTCCGTTTATTTTTAAGTTGTGTTTGTTTGTAATTGTATGATAACACCTGATTTTTGTTTTGTCAAGTGTTATCATTTATTTTTGTTTGTTTATCGTACAAATCTAATACAAAAATAGTTGTGATATCCTTCTTTATATTCAACCTCGTCAGTTTCTTCATTGTATCTTGTGGCACATGGTACTTTTTCATACTCAAAGAAATAACCGCCACCACTATTCGCAGCTTTTACAAAAGGATCATTATATTCATCAATCCCGATTTTAAGCATTTCAAGTAAAAAATTTGATTCGCCTTGATCGTATTTTTCAATAGCTCTCGCTACATCTTTGATGATACCACGCTCTGTTTTATTAGATGTATAACCATCAACTGTTATTGTGTCTTCTCTTACGATTGCATCAACATATGCTAACATTTTTTCTTCCTCCGTTTTTGCTGTGTTTGTTTGTTGTGACTGTATATTATCACGCAAAAATAAATGTGTCAAGTGTTTTTTTAAAGTTTTTTCGTGAGGTCTGGATCATGTGAGGTTGTAGCATGTAGAGTTTACCGCCACTATACCAGTATACATATACACTATATCTATATACTATATCTAGTACATGTATACAAGATATATAGATATATATACAATATATAGTATAGTAATATAGATAATAGATAATAGATATATAATATATATAATATAATAATAATATAACTATAACATTAAAGATATAAAGAATATAAAATAGTTAAATCATAAAGTGTATGTATATAATATTTATTCAATCTATCCAAGATAAATATATAACTCTGTATTTTATATTCTAAGTTTCGCCCCACTCCATCAATCAAAATACAGATCATAATATTTTTATACCTGAATTTGTTTTTTCGTGATATTCAAGAAAAAAGCAGCAGAAAAGAACAGGAAATTATATAAAATTTATTAGTCAAGTCTTTTTCTAAATTTTTTCTTTTGCTTCCGAACTCCGCAACTTTTCCGGCTTCCGATTTTTCCGGGTTTTACTGGCAATTTTCCGGGGCGATTTCTGGCGATAAAATACGGCTTTTGTGTGCTGATCCTTGCGAATATTACTTAACCTCAAAAAGTAATATTCAACGGGGTACACTGAAAACCGCTAATAGTGCCGTTTACAAGCGATTTTTTTATTTTAAAACGTACCAGGGGGGGTATATTTACATTTTTGCAGCGATTCCCGGCGTTTTCAATCCGCTTCGAGGTCTATCTCAGTCTACCCCCCCTCTTTTACCCTCTCCGAACTCGTAACCGACCTCGACAACTTTAGCTCCCTTTGCTGATTTCCGACTTTTCCCCTATTATAAAAATACCCAATTTTAAACCTATAATAGTGATGTAATCCTTTAAAATCCCCATAAATCAAGGTTTCTTCCGAACTAATTAAAAATATGGCTTTTACCTATCATTTTTGCCCCATAAATTCAAGAACCAACCAGAAAGAAAATTATGCCAAAATAAGCTATTTATCGGCGTTCCAGCTCTTTTCGACCTCGATGCTTTACCGAACTTACAAAAAATGCAATCTGAAGACCGAATCTCCGTTATGTTGTGGCGAAAATTGAAAATAAAATATGTCCCATAATTGTCTATACTAACGTATAGCCAATTATATAAATATTTATATATCTCTTTATTATTTATATATAATATAATAATAATATAAATATATATAATATATATAAATATAAATAACGCCACAATTTAAGTTTTTCTTTGTTGGTTGGTTTTTATAATTAAATCATAATAAATGTTGACAATATTTGAATTAGTGGTATAATCAGTGTAGGAACGAATATAGTTGGATTTTGTGGAGAAAAGGATTGATCCAATTATTTTCGTTTTCTATAAACAAACAATAATAAATGGAGAACGCAACAATATGGTTAGTGCAAATTCAGATGTTTTAAATTATTTTTGGCTACCGAAGAATTGTTATAACACATGTGTATCTGGGGCAAATGCCAACACGATTGAAGAATATCATTCAGATCCACATACCAGAAGTAGTCAAGAATATTTTTATGATATCACCTTGCCAAAACTCAAACGAAGTATAACACCATATCCTGCCAATCAGAAATATCTCAAGAAGTCCAGAAAATATGCTCTTGGATTTCGGGATGTTGTGAATGATGCGTTACGTGAAGTGTATAACGGTGCAAAAGGATATGTATTTACAATTGAGCAGCTTACGGAAATTGTTAAGTTTGTTCCAGATGTGAATGTTGTAAAGAGTAATGGGATTTTTTATGTGAGCAAGGAGAAATAAGAAAATGAATCAGGACAAAGTATATGACAAGACACTCTACGACAACCTTGATTATGAAAGGGATAAAATTCGTAGAATTGAAAATCAAGTGAAAGCCAAACCAACCGAAAAAGATTTGAAGATAGCGATATCTGTTCTGAAGGATTTTGGCATTACTGCTACCATATCCGATATTCCAGATGTGAAATCTGTATATGAATTGGAGAAATGGAAAGCAAGACTGATAAAAGATAGACTGGACAGGGAGGACAAATGAAAAAATTACAACAATTTTATATCATGAAATTCTCTTCCACTAGATTAGATAAGTTTGGATATCACTTAAAGAGGATTCTTGGTAATTCGGGATATCATATTCGTGATATTCGGCAAAATGGTGAATTGATTGCTCTAGCAGATAACCAGGCATTGAGAACTATTAGAAATATACGGTATGAGCGTAACCCTAATATAATGCGGTATGATCCGGCTATATTAAGTGACCTATACGCCCAAAAGAAAAATTTAAAAAAGCAATTTAATGATTATGCGAAACGGCAAATCTCAATAATCAACGGTAAGATTGATGAAATGCTATTCATTCCAGAATATGTTTCTGTTGTCATTGATGATATTTCTCATTACAGAAAAATCATTCGTGATGGATTATACATAAATGGATTTAAGTATGTTCGCCTCATGTGCAGTGCCGGACAAGCAAGAGTAAATACTGTAATCTTAATCCGTGAAGATTTTGATGCAGAGTTAAAGAAAAGATTACGTTGTGGAGCAAAAAGTGTAAAAATAACGAAAAACAAATACAATGCTTACTTTGCTCTCTCATCTTCTGCAACCTACACAATTCCACACCCGAATGTTTATCTCATTGATGACTGCGAAATCGAAATGGAAAAGAAAGTTGATTGGATTTCAAAGATTCCAAAAGAAGAAAAAGATGCTATTGCAAATAATGAGCGAGTTTCCGAAGAGATAAAAACTCTGCCATTCAATTTATTCGATGGATGTGGTGCTGTTTCTGTAGAATTCGCAAAGCGTGTAGCTGATGAACTGGAATTAGATTATATCCCATCTGCATTCTGTGTAAGATGTGCATATGTAAAAGGTATGGTGTTCGTTGTTGATTTCAAACAGTATGCTGCAGAATATGGGATTACAGAAATGAAAGATCTGTATGGGAATCTGGTAGATATAACTAAAACAGATATGATCCTTACAAAATCACAGTTTAAATTATGGAATGCTTATGATTCAATTCAAGAATATGATAGATTATGTGAAGAAAATGGTTTCTTGTGGGGAGTCACAAAAGTTACTCCTAAAACAGACGATAATTGTTTTCGTTCCAATTATCAATTCTGCCAGGCTATTGATCTTACAAATGATGATGACGTAGCTGAGTTATGTGATCCTACTGTAAAGTGGCTGAATGGTATTTCGATTGACGATCCAAACCAGGCGATATTATTTTTGCTTGGAAAACTATGTGATAAAGATGATATTGATTTTAACAACATTTTTGACTTGACAAGTGACAATGTTGCGAAAGCACTGATTGTTAATCCAGAAATGATTAGCGAAGAATATATAAAATCAAATATCATAATGAGCATAAATAAAAAAATCAGAGAAACTTATTTAGGAAAACTTATTCTGGACGGTAATTTTAGTGTAATGATTCCAGATATGTATGCATTTATGCAGCACGCATTTGGTCATACAGTTACCGGTGCATTAAAAGAATTTGAGCATTACTCTTACTTTTGGAACAAACGTGGAAAAACTGATGTTGTTGCTATGAGATCACCGCTTACATGGCGTTCAGAAGTGAATAAACTTAATTTGAAGAACAATGAATTAACAGAAAAATGGTTCAAATATCTGACAAGTGGCATTGTTTATAATGTTTGGGGTTGTGACTGCATAATTCATGCAGACTCCGATTTTGACGGAGATATTGTAGCCACTACTGATAATCCAGTGTTCTTACGCTGCCGTTACGACAATCTTCCGATTACATACTCAAAATCTACTGTAGATAAAGAGTACATTTCAGAAGATGAACTGTATAAAGCAGATATTCAATCATTCGATAGTACGATTGGTCGTATTACGAATATTTCAACTGCATTCTATGAGATTTTGGCACGTTATGAGGGTGATATCACATTCAAGCGTGAGCAAGATGAAATTTTGGAACGCCTCAAACTTATCAGAAAGTCTCAGGGAGATTCGATTGATAAGGCGAAGGGAATAAAAATTGAGCCAATGCCTAAACATTGGACAAGAAAGATTTCTAAAAAGCCAGACAATGTGGAAGATATTGACTTTGAGTTTTACAATTCAATAGTTGCAGACAAGAAACCTTACTTCTTCCGTTATCTTTACAGCTCTGAGAACTCTAAGTATCTTAAATACCTGGATAAAGAGAACGATGTGTGCATGATGTTGTTCCAAAAATCAATTTATGACATTCTGGATTCTGCGCCGGAAGATCTTACTGAAGCTGAGAGGGATTATCTAATTGATAAATTTTACCCTTATTCGCCATTGATTGATTATAATGGCAGGATGAATAAGATTTGTCACTATATGGAGAAGCATTTAAGTGAAATAAAAAGAAAAAGACATATGAAAACGCCGGAACATTTGGTTGAGTCAATGTATTCTGGCACTAATTTGAACTTTGCTGAAGAAGATATTGAGTACATGAACGCTCAATACCTGGACTACAAAGCACAAAAAGACAGTTTAAGAGTAAAACGCAAGAGTGATTATACTCACAGTGTCTCTCAAACATCAGAATTTATCAAATATCCGCTTGCCATCAGAGACAGAATTACAGATAAGTTTATCGGTGATGTGCAATATGCTTGCGATTTGGCAATCTATGTATGCTATGAGCTGCATCCTAGCCGTACAAAAGACTTCTGTTGGAGTATTTTTGGCAACCAAATTGTAGAAAACTTGAAAAAGAACTCTACTGTCACACCAAAAATGCCAGTTTTGGATGAAAAAAACGGAACAATATCATATCTCGGTAAAAAATATAGCGTTGTGGAGGTAAATGTATGATTTATTTCGATGAATTGTCCGTTGCGCAGGAAATGGAGGCTTCCACTACTGCTGTTGACGAATACAAAAGATCCGATTTGCTCTTGTATGCAAAATATTTGAGATACAAGGCGATTACAGAGTCCGGGAAGGACTACAATAATGTCACTGTTGAAGATATGGAACAATTAGACAGCCAAATAGAAAAAGAGTTAAAAGCATTCTGCAATAGGTATTACATTGATTTCAATTACATTGTGAAATTTCAGGATATCGACAATGCAGTTGCCAGCTCACGACTGTATAAGTTGAAATTGCCACTCCCTACTCCTATCACCAAAAAGGAGTGGGAGAAAATTTGCACAATTGAGAATGACAATTACCGCCGGATGTTATTTGTGATGCTTGTTGATGCAAAATATCACAGGCTGCATAGTATTTCCATTGAGAATTCTGCCACCATCACAGAAGATACACTTTTTTATTGTCATATGGAGAAAAGGGATATCTATAAAGCCGGTGCATGTAAATTTAAGAATGCGGAAGAGAAAAATTTTTCTCTTGGTTGTTTGTATCGTGAGGGTGTGTTTGATATCACGAATAATAAATACAGATCGTGGTTTGTAAAATTCGTTGATATATCTGACGATTCAGGCGATGTGCTTGACTATATCACGGATTACGATCATTTGAATTTACATTATGAACGATTGTGTGGTAAAAAAATTGGCACATGCAAGATTTGCGGTAAATTATTCAAGCAAGGAAAGACTAAAACATCTGATTATTGCTATAAGCATCGTGGATATAACAAAAAAAATATTAAAAAGCTCATCTGTGTTGACTGTGGCAAACAGTTTATGATTGGATCAAAAAGTCGAAAATCTTGTAGATGTAGCGAGTGCCAGTCGAAAGAAACTAGGCGTTTAAAGCGTGAGTGGTGGCATAAAAATAAGAATAAAGAATCACTAGAACAATCAATTTGATTATTTATTTCCTCTGTAAAAAGCAAAGGTAGCTGATTACAGAGGATTTTTACTTTTGCACCCTATTATGAATAAGGGAGTATGTAGGAACGTACATAAAACCTTGCTTTTATGGTAACAGTCAAAAAATTAAAAAGGGGTGGTTGGTATCAATCCGAAGTACAAAAAGTTGGAAAATGAGACTGATTACGAATATGGTCTTAGACTCATCTCTATAAAGGTCGAAGAAAAGCCGGACGATTTGGACTGGGAAGATATTGTCACGCTTTTACATTTGGACTGCCATAGGGATAGCTTACGAAAAGCTGCAAATGTAACTGAGTTTTCTGGTTACAAAGTTATGCAGTATTTCAAAGAGAAAATGGAAACTCAAAGCCATGATGATACCGAAAGCTATTTGAAAGAGCTTGAATTGAAAAAGAGAGAGCTTATCAAAGAGCGTGCGAAACTTCATACTGAAAAGTTGGAGTATAACAGATGGTTACGTGAAGATGCCAGGGATGACTTATTTGAGGAAAAAGTCATTGCTGCTATTCATGAAACGCTGAATAAGGTAGATCCTCCGCAAAAAATCGGTGGTATACTTTCATCTCGTTATGGTCTTTTGAATATAGCAGACTGTCATTTTGGAAAAGATTTCAAAGTGTATGGTCTAAATGATGAAATTGTAAATGCTTATAGTCCTGAGATATTTTTTATGCGTATGGAAGTTCTCTACAATGAAGTGGTGGACTATGCACACAAAGAGAAACTCAAAGGATTCAAAGTATTTAATTTAGGGGATTCGTTAGATGGATTCTTGCGTAATTCACAATTATGGACATTACGGTATGGTGTGCCGGAAAGTGCCGTTATATATGGGGAGTATATGGGTAAATGGCTGAGAAGATTGTCCGATGAATTTGACATAGAATACTATCAAACAAATGGAAATCATGGTGAACTTCGCTTGCTGGATGGTAAAAAAGGCGAACATTCTCATGATAATATTGAAATGGTTACTGGAAGTATTATTCGTATTATAAATGAGGACAATCCCAACTTCCGATACATAACAAATAAATCCGGCTTTATTTTTGCTGATATTGCTGGATATAATGTTATGGGGATTCATGGGGAAGTCCGTAGTTTAACTGCTGCTATTAAAGATTACTCTGATATTTATGATACCAAGATAGATTATCTTGTGGCTGGTCATAAACATCATTCAGAGTTTGTAAACTGTGGAGTCCGTAGAGGGGTGATTGGTGTTGGATCAATTATTGGATCAGATGATTATTCAATGTCAATAAGAAAGACTGCCGATGCCACAGCATCTTTTGTTATATTTGAAACTGGAAAAGGAAAAGTTGATGAGCATACATTTGTTCTCAATTAACCTTAATAATGAGTTACAAAATACAATGTAGAACATTTAGCAGCATGAAGGAAATTTTTGATTGTTTGGAGATTCATTCAAAAATTCCACACGAAGAATACGAATCGGTTAAATTATATGGGGAGTCAAGTTTTATCATAGATGCATTGAAATATGCTATTACAGAGTATAGCGATATTACTATTGCTTCTATTGATATAATTCTTTCAGATATTGATCCTGTTTGTAAGGATTTGTATGTCTTATCTCTTACAGAAGAAAATGAGCTTTACATTCAACCGGCTTATAATGGGGAGAATATGTATCGTAACGAAGCAAAGTTTGCAATTGTTCAAGATACAGTAAGTTCGCAACTTGTAAAAGATATGTCTGTTGAGGACTTATCTTCTACTGTTTTAGGAACTTTTATTTTTTAAATACGCAAAAATAAATGCAGAAATGTATTGACATTTTCTAAATGTATGCTATAATACATACATAAGGAACAGGAAATAAAGTAAATGAAATAAATAGAGGTTTACCATCCATAAACTTCTATTTATCTCTTACTTTTAATCAAACTATAATAAATGTATAATGCGGATTAGAGCAGTGGTCAGCTCGCTTGCCTCATAAGCAAGAGGTCGAGGGTTCAAATCCCCCATCCGCAATTTATCTTGTTTTATGTTTTGTCCTATATGTTTTTGTTAATAAGCGGTGGGACTATTCATTGCGTAATAGTTCTATCGTTTATGTAAGAGTACATAGCAAAGTCTGGCAATGCACTGGTCTGCAAAATCAGTATTCGTTGGTTCAAATCCAACTGTACTCTCTTTAAGCTCATACAGCAATTTATTTGGGATATTTCTGTTAAAAATACTACCGAAATGAGCTTAGTTTCGTAAGGCACGTACAGCAAATTACTTATACTTTCAAATGGATGAATATTTTAAGTGGATTGTGCCTTGATTTTGGTCTTGTAGTTAAGTGGTAATAACATCGGATTGTCTCTCCGAAGTCGTGGGTTCGATTCCCACCTAGACCGTTATGGGGTGTTGGACAAGCGGTTTAAGTTATAGCCCTTTCACGGCTACGAGATGGGTTCGATTCCCATACACCCTATTACTGGTGAATCTGCAGTCAACCAGAAACGTTTTTTAGCATTTACAACGAGAAATAAATGTAGCAAGTTATATTAACGTGATATGCTTGTTGGGTTATAGTGTAAGCCGAGTAAAAACTAATTTTAGATGTGTAGTTTAATGGTAAAACAACAGTCTCCAAAACTGTAAGATGTGGGTTCGAGTCCTACTGCGTCTGTTTTGCATTTGTGGTGTAACTGGATAACATACCTGGCTTCCACCCAGGCGATGCCGGATCATTCCCGGTCAGATGCTTTTATATGGGGGAGTAACCTAGTGGCGAGGGTAGCGGTCTGTAAAACCGTGACAAAGAAACACCGTAGGTTCGACTCCTACCTCCCCCACTTTGGGAAGTTAGCTCAACTGGTAGAGCATTAGGTTGAAGCCCTAAGTGTAGGTGGTTCGACTCCACCACTTCCCACTCAATCAAATAAAGCCCTTATAAAAAGGCATATGAGGTATACATGAAATGGTGAAGAAAACATAATTATGGACATATAGCTTAATGGATAGAGTTCACGACTACGAATCGTGCGATATAGGTTCGATTCCTATTATGTCTGTTTTGCCCGTATAGTTCAATGGAGAGAACATGGCTCTTCTAAAGCTATGATCTTGGTTCGATTCCAAGTATGGGTGTTTATTTTTGGAGAGGTGGCAGAGTCTGGATTATTGCACCAGTCTTGAAAACTGGCAACCGTCAGTGATGGCGGTTCGTGGGTTCAAATCCCACCCTCTCCGTTTTACAGTTATAATCAATTTGGCGATTGGTTGGCATGTAATATTATAGGCACATTATTTAATCTGGGTGTGTAACTCAGTTGGTAGAGTAACCGGCTTTTAACCGGTAAGTCGTGAGTTCAAGTCTCACTACACCCATTATGGAGTAGTAAACCTAATTGGTAAGGTAGGAGATTGCTAATCTCTGAGTAATCGCTTCGTGCGGTGTGGTGGTTCGAGTCCACTCTACTCCGTTTATACTGGAATATAATTCAATGGTAGAATGCCTCTCTGATACGGAGGTCACATAAGTTCGATTCTTATTATTCCAATTTAGACACATACAGCAAAATTTTTGATTTAATTCTTTCAAATTATTTTTACAAGCAAATGAAAATTATATGAAAAAGCATAGGATATTATTCCTCCCCTTAATATCCTATTGTAAATCAACAGAAGATAATGATATCCTCTGTCAAAGTGTCTAGTATAGGCTCACACAGCAAATATGAACAACTAACAAAACATATTAAAGAATATTTTATATTTTCCCCCCTCAAACACTAAGTATTTTGATGAATGAAATAGTTTACATTTAGAGCCTAGTGAAAGTCGCATACAGCAAATTATAACGAAAAATTGGGTAAGTAATGCAAATATTTACATAAAAATCTGACTAGACAATCTTCAGTGTATTGTCTATCATCAGATTTTCTTCGATCTTAGCGACTTGTCTTTTATCCATCTGCCATGTGTAGATAGGAAATCTGATTTTGGCATAGTCATTATCAGTTTTTAATGCCCTGTAGTCCAATGGTAGAACGGCAGACTGTTAATCTGTATGTTGTGGGTTCGATCCCCACCGGGGCAGTTTATAATGGGGTATCGCCAAGCGGTAAGGCACAGGACTTTGACTCCTGCATTACGCTGGTTCAAATCCAGCTACCCCAGTTCTGCTATAAAGCAAATGTGGTCTTAACGGTGAGATAAATGCAGAATCTTCAAATCCGTGTTTGCTGTTTTGCTGGCATGGCGCAATTGGTAGCGCAACTGACCTGTAATCAGTAGGTTAAGGGTTCGAGTCCCTTTGCCAGCTTTTATTGAGAATGTGGTGTAATGGGAGCATACATGATTTGGGATCATGTGGAGCAGTTCGAGTCTGACATTTTCAATTTTAGACTATAATTCTTCCACGCATATTTCATATGCGGATGTGACGTAATTGGCAGGCGTACAAGACTTAAAATCTTGTGGTATTTATACCGTGTGGGTTCAAGTCCCATCATCCGTATTATGGTAGATTGGCGAAACAGGCAAACGCAGCAGTCTCAAACACTGCCGGGAAACTTTACGAGTTCGAGTCTCGTATCTACTATTATAAACAAATAATAATAAAGGTGGAATTATATGTCTAAACACAAACAAAATAATGATGGAATTTATTTCTTAGGCGAATCATCAACAGATGTCACCGGCTCTCAGTACCTTGTACAATTTGGAGGCAAAAAGATATTACTGGAATGCGGATTATATCAGTCAAAAAGCAACAGTTATCTTGATTCCTATAAAATCAATTCAAAGAAATTTGGATTCAAACCAAGTGAGATTGATTACTTGTTTGTGGCACATCCACATGTGGATCATTGTGGCTTAATTCCTCGATTGGTTGCCCAGGGATTCAATGGAAAAATTATAACTACACCTAACACTGCAGCGGTTATGAAATCGCTGCTTTTTAATTGTGCTTTTATTGTAGCTGATGAAGCAAGAATTCTTTCAAAACGCTACAGCAGAAATTACTCTCCTATTTATAGTGAAGATGATGTTTCTAAAACATTGCAGTTAATTAAACCTTATAGTGAATATGGTGTTGTTTTCCAACTTGACGATGTAGTTAGTTTTCAGTGGATTCTAAACTCTCATTGTGTAGGTGCTGCTCAATTACAATTGATTTTGTCAGATGGATTGAAGACAAAGAAAATTCTGTATACATCTGATCTTGGTGCTTTGAATACGAAAAATCATTATGTAAGAAATACTGAAATTCCGGCAATGTTCAATGATGTTGCCATTATGGAAAGTACATATGGAAGTAGAGAAAAAGTAAATAAAAAAACCAGGGATTTTGACGTTGAGCATTTGAGAGTAGCTGTCAATACTGTACTGGAGCGAAAAGGTACTCTTCTGTTGCCATGTTTCAGTTTTAGCCGGACACAAGAATTACTTACTGTTCTCTATTTGATTTTTGGTTGTGACGATTCATTTAAAGCTGATGTAGTTGTTGATTCAAAACTTAGCTGTGAAATTTCTGACTTATATGAAACCATACTTAAAGGCGAAGACCTGGAATTATGGATGAAAGTGCGAAATTGGAAAAATGTTGTTTTCTTATCTGAGAAAGAAGAATCCAAAATGTGCCAGAATGATACCACTCCGAAGATTGTATTGTCATCCTCTGGATTCTGTACAAATGGTAGAATTGTAAACTATTTACAAAAGTTCTTGCCCGATCCAAACAGTATGGTTGTATTCTCTGGATATGTTGGCGATAATCCTTCATATCTTTCCTATCGAATCAAGAACTATAAAGACTACAAGAAACTGACAATCAATAAAGTGCCGGTGGTAAATAGGGCTGACTGTATATCGCTCTCTACTTTCAGTAGCCATGCCAATAGAGATGACTTGATTAAGTTCGGTAGTTCTTTGAATACAAACAAACTTATCTTGGTTCATGGTAGTGAAGAAAGCAAAAAGTCATTATCTGAAAGTTTGAGAAAAGAAATTTCTAAAAATGATAAGACTTTCAGAGTCTTATGTTCAAATAAAGGAATGAAAATTTCGTTGTAATCTTTTATAGCATGGGTTGGAAACTTCTCATGCTTTTTATATGGGAGATTGGTGGAATTGGTAGACACGCTGCGTTAAGAGCGCAGTGCCGTTATTGGCGTGTGGGTTCGAGTCCCACATCTCCTACTCCCACTATTCTATAGTGGAAAATTGCATAAAGAAAGAAGGTTTGACAAATGGGTGTTACAAAAAAACAGCAAGTGGAAAAATCACTCGCTTCTGACGTTTCAGTAAACAGCGATGTTACGCTTGAAAAAATCTCTGCCAAAGAAGAACCAGATGATTACGTTTGTCAGACTTGTGGTAAGCACTATAAAAAAAGAAAAGGCAATTTCTCTCCATCTAAGTCACCGATTTATGCCGGTACAGATGGATATATGAACACATGCAAAAATTGTGTTGATGAATTGTTTGTACATTACACTAATTTTTTCAACGGTAACGAAGAACGTGCCATTGAAAGAATATGCCAATTATTCGATTTGTACTTTAATGAAAGTGCCCTTGCTGCATCGAGAAAAATCAGTGAGGATCGTAGTCGTATTTCTGTATATATCAGCAAGATACAGATTAAACCTCATACTGGAAAAACATACAGTGATACTTTGATTGAGCAAAAATCAAATTCTATCAATTCAGCCGATGATGTTGCTGAGTATAGTGGATTGGATGCTACTCAATTGAAAAAGGCTGTTGGTGTTTGGGGATTTGGTTTTGAGCCGGAACAGTATGGCATTTTAAATGATATGTTTGATGACTGGAAATCTAGGGTTGTTATTGATGGCAAGACAAGAGAAACCCTTGTAAGGGAACTGTGTATTATCAAACTACAGATGAACCTTGCATTGAAGGATAATAATGTTGAGCTTTATACAAAGCTGATGAAAACATATCAAGAGACTATGAGATCTGCAAACTTACAACCAAAGCAGGAAGATGAGAATGATAAGGCATCTGAGAAACCAATTGGTGTAATGATTAAAATGTTTGAGGATGAACGTCCTATAGATAAGTGCCGACCAGAATGGGAAGATGTAGACGGTATTGTAAAATATATCACTATCTATTTCTTAGGGCATTTATGCAAGATGTTGAAATTAAAAAATAAATACTCAGCTCTTTATGAAGAAGAAATGGCTAAATACAGAGTTGAGATTCCTGAATTAGAAGAAGCTGATGATGAAGATATCTTTGATTTCATTGTAAACGGCGGTGACGCTGATGGAACGAAAGAATAAAGGTAGTTTATCGGACTCTAAATACGACAAAATAATGTGTGGTCTGAATATATGGATAGGCTACTATCGTGCAAACCCTGTACGATTCCTTATTGATTATTACGGTATGGAGTGGATTCGCCCATTCCAACAAGTGCTAATCACATTTATGTTCAGATTCAATAATTTTATGACTATTGCGAGTCGTGGTATGGGTAAGTCCATGATCGTTGCTGCTTTCCTATGTGCCTATTGTACACTATATCCTGGTGTTAAGGTATGTATTGCTGCCGGTCAACGTGGTCAGTCAATTAACGTCCTCTTGAAGATTGTAGAGGAATTTATGCCACAATCTCCTAATTTAAGGAATGAGATACTCAAAACAAATACTTCTCCCTCAGAGGGATTTATATATTGGAAGAATGGTTCTGTTATAAAAGTTGTAACGGCAAGGGACTCTGCCCGTTCTGCCAGAGCAAACATCATTATAATGGACGAGTTTAGACTTATTGATAAAGGTGTCGTTGATAAGGTACTGAGAAAATTCAAAGCCGGACAACGTAGACCTAACTTCTATAATAAAGAAGAATACAGCGATAAAATTGAAGAAAATAAGGCTAAATATCCAAAAGAACCTAATAAAGAGATTTATTTGAGTAGTGCATACTACAAGTATCATTGGTCTTGGGCAAAGTTCAAGGCATTTTTTAAATCCATGATTAAAGGCGAAAGCTACATGGTCGTTGGATTCCCGTATCAATTACCTGTTTATGAAGGATATTACCCAGAAGAACAGATTCGTGAAGAAATGCAGGAAGATGACTTTGATAGCATTGCATGGTCAATGGAGATGGATTCTCTTTTCTTTGGTAGTTCTGAAAAGGCTTTCTATAACTTTGAAACTGTAGATAAGATTCGTAAGATTCAGAGAGCATTATATCCGAAGCCTTATTATGCACTGTTGAATGACAGTAAGTATAAGTATGAACCAAAAAGAAATGGTGAGATACGTCTTTTATCAATGGATATTGCGACACAAGGCGGTTCTAAAAATGACGCTACTTGTTTTACACTGATGCAATTGCTTCCAACTTCAAGCAATCAATATATTAGAAATGTTCTGTATATTACTACATTAGATGGTGGTCATACATTTGACCAGGCTTTAAAAGCAAGGCGGTTATTTGAGGATTTCGATTGTGATTACATAATCGTAGATACAAATGGTGTCGGTATTGGTGTATTCGATAACCTTGTTATTGAACAGGTTGACGATGAAAGAAATACTGTATATCCGGCATGGTCATGTATCAATGATGACAAAATGGCTGAAAGATGTAAAGATCCTGAAGCCGAGAAAGTCATCTACAGTATTAAGGCTACTGCTAAATTCAACTCTGATGCTGCAGTATATCTTAGAGACTGTATCAAACGTGGAAAGTTACGACTTCTTATCAATGAAATAGATTCTAATGATATTTTGAATCGTAGTAAGGCTTTCCAGAATTTATTAGTTGAAGATCAAGTAATGTTCCAAGAACCATTTTATCAGACAACTGCCATGATTAAAGAAATGATTAACTTGGACTACACTGCTACTGACGGAAAAATTAAAGTCGTTGAAGTGGCTGGTATGAGAAAGGATAGATACTCTTCTATCTCCTATGCCAACTATATTGCAAATGAGCTTGAAAGAGACATGCGTAATATTGAAGACGAATACGGATTTTCAACTTTTATCAATTAAAAAATTAGGAGGTAGATAGATGCCAGAACAGAATGAAGTGGCAGCTTCTACTACCAAAAAGCGTGGTAGATCATCTGCACCTAAACGTAAGGCAAACACGAATAATCGTGCTAACCATAATGTAGAAACAAATGCTTATGCCTATAATACTACATTACCTTATATCTATTCTGTCTTAGGGGATTTTCTTGATGCCTCCCCATATACGATAAAGGATATTAGAACATTTTCTAAAAATCCCCAGTATTACAACAAACAGTTAAGAGATTTGGCTTGGTGGGCGTATAACACTAACGGTAGTGTAAGGAGTGCCGTTAATTATATTGGCTCTATGCACACTCTTGATAAGGTAATTGTTTGTAAGAATAGAAAAAAGCGTCCGAGAAATTTTGAAAGAAACAGACTCAAAATGTTATCCGTTCTTGACAAAATCAATTATAAGCAACAAATCAGAGATAATCTGATGAAAAATGCAAATGATGGAACTGCTTTCTACTATTTTGAAACTGCAAACAGACCTATTAGCAATGAGAAATTCATATCTGATTATCAAATGGCTAATATTGTTGAGATAAATGAAATTGGTATGGATGTTTCTATTATTCCTTTGCCTGTTGATTGGTGTAGAATTTGTGGCAGAGTAGGTAATCATTATCGTATGGCTTTTAATTTGAGATATTTCGATCAATTCAATGACAGAGAATTAAAAGCACGATTACAAGCTATGCCGAAAGAAATTCGTGATGGATATAATCAGAATAAAGGCAGCATCAATAATTGGATTATACTTGACGATACAAAAACTATCGTTACAAAAGTAAATGCTGCAATTAACCAGCCCTGGGGTGTACCAATGGCTGTAACTGCCTTTGATGATATTATGTATGCTGAGTATTTTGTCAATACTAAACGTACAGTTTTGGATTCAATCAATAATCAGATTATTTATATGACATTCCCGGAAGGAAAAGAAAAAGGAACGTCATCTCTTACAAAAGACCAACAGAGAGAACAGCATGAAAAAGTAAAAGAGGCTGTTATCACTCGAAGAAGTCAGTCTGGTATATCTTTCTTTTCCCTTGCAAGTGGAACTAAGATAGATAAAATGGACGTTGATATAGATATTTTCGATGAGAAAAATGAAGCATCTATTAAGGACGCTGTGCCTGGTGCTTTAGGTATCAGTTCTGCCAGTCTTGACGGTAATACAAAAGGTAACTATGCAACTGCTTCTCTTAACTTAGAGCTTGTTGCAAGCAATACCTACACATGGGTTGAGAATTTCATGTTTGAGCTTAATAAATGCATTAACGCAAATATTATCATGGATTCTTCTTGTGTGGTTGATTGCTATATTTTACCTACAACCTTTGCAAACAGAGATAAACAAGTAAAATACATGCAGGATTTATATTCTCATGGTAAGGGATCTCTGACCGCTTGGGTAAGTGCAACTGGGTTTGATCCAGATGCATATATCTCTCTGCTTGACTATGAGTTAGAGTCTGATTTTGAAAACAAATATCCTGTTCATGCTACATCATTTACAATGAGTGGTCGTGATGAAGCAGATAGTAAAGAAAGTGGTCGTGAAACAGTAGATTTTGCGACAAATGAAAATACGATACAATCACAATCTTCTGGTTCAAACACCAATCCTAAACCAAGTACAGATTAGGAAGGAAGATTATGTGCATGACAGAAACAAATTCTGTAGTGAAATGCAAATCAGTTTTTAAGCCTGGTGTTGCAAGGCATTTAATCAAAATGGGAAATCCTGTTTATGATATCAAGCCGAAGAAAGAAAATCCAGACGCTTCTATTTTCATATTTGTGGAAACGGAAAAATTTGTAAATGATTTCACTACTATTTTAAGTACATCTGAATAGATGTTTATTACGTTATTGTTAGAAATGGCACTTTAGGGTGTCTTTTTTATTGCAATAAATTATACAAAAAGGTGGTACATATCATGGAAATGGAAAAAAGATTTTTAGAAATTTCACAAGCCACCAACCCAAATGGACGCAGACGAGTCAAAATTGTTTTGCATGAAATTTACCCCGATAACACACGTTGGAATATCAATGGTATCTCCTATCTTGAACAATACACAAGAGATAATGCAGATACCGTAAAAGGTATGCCATTATGCGCTGAGTTCCTGGATAATGATAAAGAAATCCCATATGGTCATGGATTGACTGGTCAGATTAAAAATATGCCGGTATTTGAAGATTCTGTGCAAGTAGGTGTGTTTGAGGACTGGTCGATTGAAGACATTGAATTGGAAGACGGAATGCATAGATGTTTATGTGGTGTTGGCTACATAAATGAAGCAAGATATCCAAAATTCGTAAAATGGATTGAGGATAAGATTGCTGATGGCATTACTATTCGAGGAAGTGTTGAATTTGTTGGTACAAAGGAAAATGACGGTGAAATAATTTATGATGGCGGTTGGAAAGAACAAGGTCGTATCCCTATGATTTATGATTATAGTGGATATTGTATCTTATCCGTAAAACCTTCCGATTCGACTGCTGTATTAGTTGAACTTAACCAGTTCAATCGTAAAAACTTGGAGGTTATTGAAATGAATGAAGAAATGATGAAAGCACTTTCTGATTTAAAAACTGACATTATTTCAGAATTTCAGGACACTAGAAAAGTTGAAGTAAATTCACAGGTTGCTAGTCTTGAATCACAGGTTGCAGAACTCAATTCTAAGATTGATGAGCTGAATGCTTCTATCAAAGAAAAGGATGAGGAAATTTCTGAACTTAACCAGAAATGTGAAAAATCTGAAAGTGATGCCAAAGCAAAAGAGGACGAGCTTGATGCGAAAAATAAAGAGCTGAATGCCCTTGTTGAGACACAGGCTGCAGAACTCAATGAACTGAAGAAAGCAAACAAAATCGCTGAGTTAAATAGTGCCCTTGCAGACTATACAGATGAGCAGAAAGATTTTGCCAAAGAAGAAATCGAAGCATTTAATGCTGATCCGTTCTCTGTAGAGATCAATTCAATCACAACAAAGATTGATGCAACTGCATATAAGAAAATTCGTGAGGAAAATGCAAAGAAATCTCTTGAAATGAACTCAATGAAAGACGAATTTGATGGCATTATGTCAGCAATTGATCCTATCGTCAAAGATGATAATTCCGTTGACGATTTTGATTGTTTTGCTTAATCAAACAAAAATAATGGAGGAACGTGACCATGTTAAAATTTAGAGAAATTGGTACATACAAAAATGCCGTTAATGTTGGTTACTGCACAGCAGACGTTGAGCTGCATAACGGTAATGTTGTAACTTTCGATAGAGCTACAAAGAAAGCTGCTGTTCCTACTAATGGAAAAGAAACAGGGCTTGCAATTGTTATGAATACTATCGACAAACCTGAGACTCTTTCACCAAACGATTATGTGATCGAAGTTGGTGAGAATCCACGTTTATTTGTTCTTACTTCACTGAAAGGAAGAATCATTGACATGGATATGGATCAGGTAGATGGCACATACGCAGATATTGCTGTTGGTGATTTCCTTGTTGCAGATGCCAGCGGAAAACTGAAAGCTGTAAAGAAAGCCACAGGAGTAGCTGACTACAAAGAGTATTTTGTAGTAAGTGAGAAAACAAGTTTCAATGGCGAAGGACTTGCTGTTGAGGTTGTTATTGCCTAATTGTAACTTAATACACTAATTGGAGGAACGAAACAATGAGAAATATCGTTGAATTAAATACTTCTTTTGAATTAGCAAATCCAGTAAAAGATGATGTAACTATCAAGGATCAGGCTAAATTCAAACAGATGGTTGAAATCTGTTCTGCCCTGTTCACTGGTACAGATGCCGGTAAATATGGTACACAGAAAGATGCTGTAGCAAAGAAACTTTCTGCACTTGGAGAAGCTGCAGCTATGGGTGATTTCAAAGCTAGAGCTGAAATCAATACAATCGTTAAGTTCATTATTGAGCCGAAACTGCTTGAGGCTATGAAGATTTATGATTTCTTAGGAAATTATCATGAACTTGCTTACCATGAACAGCCGAAGGTTAAAACTTACAACTACGAAGGAATTGACGCTCGTATGCAGGCTGCAAATTCTGATGTAAGTTTTGCTGGAAGAAACTGGATGGAATATCCTGTTGCTACAAGAACCATTTCTGCTGGTATGGCTATTGATTACCGTGAACTTGCTTCTGGTAACTTCGATGGAACAATCGCAGAGGAAATGGCTCAGGTTCAGGTTGATATGAACAACAAAGGTGTAGCATATGTTCTTGGTGTTCTGAAGAAATCTCTTGCAAATAACACTAAATATGTGAAGAACTATAGCACATATACAGGTGATCTCCCTACAGAGGCAGACGTTGCTAAGAGAGTTGCATTTACTCGTAAAATGGGTAAAGTTGCTATCTTAGGTGACTACAGCTTAATCCAGGAAATCAGCGGATGGAACGGATATAAAACTGTTGGTGATACTAAGATTCCATTCTATAGCCCATCACAGGTAGATGAAATCGCCAAAGCTGGTGTAAACGGATTCTATAAAGGAAGCACACTTGTAGAACTTGAAAATCCGTTCAACTATACAAAACCGCTTGCTGACAAGTCTGGATTCGAGACTTATTACGCAGATGACGAGCTGTACTTTACTGCTGCTGGTAATAAATCTCCGCTGAATATCTTCAGACGTGGTGGTATCACAACAATGAGCGGTACAGACGTTGAAACAGGTACAATCAAAACTCGTTTTGATGTTGAACTTGGTGCTGACGTTGTAAAAGGTCGTGAATTTGAGATTGGTTTACTTGCTAAACAGTCTTAATTAAACGAAAATAAATGTATGAGCATGTGAGGAATTTATTTCCTCCATGCTTTCATTATAAAAGGAGTTATACATCAATGGACGAAAAAGTTATTGAAAAAAGCGAAAATGTTGTAACTAAGACAACGAAAGCAAAAACACCACGTACAAAAGCAAAGACACGTACAGTAGATAGTCTCTCTTTAAGTGACAGAGTTTCTATTGACAATCTTTGTGGATGGACTATCGGATTTGTTTCTGAGGAAAATGGGAAATCAATTCAGATTGATCCGAACATCAAAGACTATAAAAGATTAACACTTGCTGAGATTGATTCACAAGTTAAAGTCGGAAATGTTGCATTTTGTGGAGTCGATGGACTTGGCTCTCATGCTGCTTTTAAAATCAATGATCCACTCGTAAGAGAATATGTTTTCGGAGAAGATATTTCGCCGGTTCAATTAACAGTGGATGCAGTAAATGATTTGTTCGCATCTAAGAGTAAAAAAGAATTCCATGATAAACTTTCTTCTTTGGTTGTAACAGAATCAGAAAAGAAAATGATTGCAATTATGTGTTCAGATAAGGACTTATACCCTTCTGTCAACACTGATGAAGTTCCGTCTTATATGCTTGCTGAAATTGAGGCAGTCAGTGGATTAAATCTCGATTAAAAATAATTGGAGGTGCATTCAATGACATCATATACAGACGTTGTATCTGCATTTGAATCAATCATTAAATGTAAGTATGTACTTGCAGACGGATTAGTTCGTCAATGGTTCTTGAATGCATTAGGTGAATATGAACTAAATATTGATTCTTTAGGATTCGATAAACAAGATTTAGTATTTACCCCACCCTCTTCTGATTCAGATTCTTTCGATGACAATGGTGATTTGAAAAACTATGTCATTTTGAGTCTGGCTGAGATTATGAAGTCTTACTATATGCAACAAGAGGTAAGGCGTGTAAATCAGTTAAATAATATCATCGGTAAAGATATCAGTCTTAACGGAACTGGTGATACAAAGAAATACACAAGAGCGGAAGCTGATGCAATAGATTCAAAAATTGCAGACCTTTACACAAAGCAAAAATGTCCAGCTTATACATAGGCGGTGATATTTATGGCTGTGGATTGGTATTTAATGGATCAACCACCTATTTATAATGGTGGTTTTGAGGGCGATGAATTTTTCGCTTATGCACAAGATGGTTTCAAGGAAATGCTTGATACTACTATGTTGTGCGATAATGTTGAGTTTATAAATAGTGACTTCTCTGTTATTACTCCTGGAAAGGCAATCATACAGAGTGTTACGCCAGACACACAATTGAAAGCTGAAGACAGACAAATTTTAGTGCCGATTGGAACTTTACAAACATACTCTTACATTCGTTTTGAAGATGAAATTTGGATTATTGCTTCTGAACCAAGTAATAACAAATTTTATGAAAAGGCAGTTCTTAAAGTTTGTCACAATCAGTTACGATGGCAAGATCCAGAAACCAAGAAGATATATGAATATTGGTATTGGTGTGAAGATGTGACACGGTATAGTTCTGGTGTCTTCAAAGGAAATATTGTTATTACTTATGATAAGCAGTATAGCCTTTTACTGCCAATGGATAAAAATACAAGAAGACTTCATGACGGTATGCGATTTATGTTAGAAATGTCCAACGATGTACCGTTGGTATATAAACTCACAAAATTCAATGGTTTAACAAACAACAATAAAAATGTAAAGTTGTTAAATCTGTCATTGACTCAAACTGTATACGATGAAAATACAGACAGTGTTGATATGATGCTTGCAGATTACAAACAAAATAATGTTGAGCCTACTGAAAAGTACGGTTATACTTGCGAACTTACATATAAAGCTGACACTATCAGTTTATCATCGTTTGAAAAATACTCTGCTACATTTTATGACAATGAACATAATGTGGTAGATGATATCGAATATCATTGGGGAATTTCTGATAATGATTTCGATGAGAAAGATTTGGTATTAACTACTGGTGACAATTTTGTAAAAGTTACTGTAAAAAACAATCGTGATTTGGTTGGAAAGCAATTCCACTTAAATGTTCTTTCATCGGTAGATACAATATTGGCATCTGTTGTTATTACGATTACCGCTTTATGGTAAATGAGGTTTATTATGGAAGATTTTGACATTAACTCTTTTAAATCTGCGGTAATAAATACAATTGTCGAAAATAACGAGATTATTTTTAATCTCGATAAGGAATATATAGATGCCGGTGGTGGTCTGCTTTATAAGAAAATTTTTCCTTATTTGCAGAATCCAAAGACCATTGAGAAAACTTCTCCGTTTATCTGTTTCAAGGTTAATCATGTGAGAAACCAACAATATTTTTTAGAAGAGATAAATGTGGTCATATATATTGTCTGCCATGAAAAGGCAATGGCACAAAGAGTACAGAGCTATAAAACAAAGGAATATCTATCGGGTACAGTTATTGATATTTTGGGTGAAGAATTGAAAAAAACTTTATCTGGAATGGAAACAAATTGGATTGGTGAATTGACATGTGTAAGCAATACTGAGGAAGTATTGTACTATGAATACCCATGCAGAATACTTACGTTTACTGCAAAGAAGGAATCATATGGACATCAGTAACGAATCTTTATATCAGTACCTTATATATAGCTCGCCAATTTATTATACCGAAGATTTAGTTTTATACCCTGTAAAAATGGGTAATGTGCTTGATTTCAATTTATATAAGTCAAGTATTATTGTTCGTAAAAACAGTATATTTCCAGTAAAGAAAATCATCAAGATGCCATATCTTGATTTTTTATTTTACTGTCATAACAACGTAGAATTAGCAAAAGAATTTAACATGCCATTTCTCCCCTACTACTATTCTTTTGCACTCCGGCTTTTACAGCTTGTATTTAAAGATCAAGAGGTATTGGCTAGTTCTACACAAGGGGGATTCAGAATAAATGGCAATGTTATAACCGCCGATCAGTTCGATGATATTCGGAGAATTATTATCCTACAAAATGGTATTGATTTTGACATTGATGAATTCATTCACTACGACACTGAACAGGAATTAAAGAAAGCCCAGGATGCTATATCTGGCAAAGATAAAGCCTCTCTTGAAGATTATATTGATTCTGTTTGTGTTGGAATGGACTTAACCGAAGAAAAAGTTAAGGGGCTAACTATTCGTAAGTTCTGGCGATATGTTAAACGAATAAATAAGCGTGATATTTTCAATGTTATGAAATCTGCTGAAAGTACGGGATTTGTAAAATTCAAAGAACCCGTCCAGTATTGGATGACTGAACTTGATGAGAGCGATAAGTTCAAAGATGTGAAAACAGATGCCATGTCATTAAAGAAAATGATTAGTGGCTGATGATTTATAAATCAGGAGGAATTTGCAATGAATACAAAGGGAAAAGAATTCGTTGTTTCAGTTGCCGACTTTGCATTTTACATCAATGGTGTATTAGCTTGTACAGGAGTGACTAACCTTAGTTCTTCTATTTCTGTATCTATGCAGGAACAGGCTGTAAATGCTGGTAAAGGTAATAAGAAAGTATTCTCATACAAATATGGTAGAGAACTTACAGCAGAACTTGAAGCTGCTGACTGGAAACTTGAGTACATTGCTTTACAGGCTGGTTCTCAGATTTCTAAAGGACTCAAAGATTCATATAGTCTTAATGAGTGCGTAACACTTGTAGCTGGAAAAGGTACAATTGACCATACACCTCTGACTGGTGCAAAAGTTGGTGTAGAACTTCCAAACGGTACATTCGTAGAAGTTACAGCCGATGGTACTTCAATTGACTTGACATCATATGGTCTTACAACTGAAAAAGTAAAATGTACATATCAGTACAATGCTATTTCAAAACGTATTACTATTGATGCAGAATCAACACCTTATATTGGAAAACTTGTTCTTCAGGCAGACAAGCATAACAGTAAGAAAGGTAAAGTTGGTGTCGTTGAAATCGTAATTCCGTCTTACTCACTTGACGGTAACTTTGATATCTCATTCACACCTGATGGTGTAGTAAGTACAAAGTTATCTGGTAGTGCCCTTGCTGTCGAAGGTGACGCTTGTGAAGATGGTAGTGCCGTATATGCATACATCTCTGAAATTGATGATGACAATACAGATATGGCTGTTTCTGAAATTGCTATCTCTGCACCGGCTACAACAATTAAGACTGGTGCAAACATGACGCTTTCAGTTCTTGGTATTATTGGAGTTATGTATAAACCTACAGAGCTTGATCCAAAGGATTGTACATTCTCAATCGTAGATGCCGGAAACACTGCATTGACTGTAGGTGCAAAAACTGGTGTTGTGAGTGGTGCAACTGCATCTGGTACAGCAACAGTCAAAGCCGTTTACAATGGACTCGAAGACACAATTGAGATCACTGTAACAAAATAATTTCAGTAACTATATGTAGGTGGGTTTATACCTGCCTACATTTTTATTAGGAAGAAGGAGCTGAGATTATGACAGATGTAAAAGAAAATACAACTGAGATTGTTCAAGATAAAGGAAAAAATAAAGTTGAAACAAAATCAAGTACACCGAAACGAAAGGCATCTCTTACCAAAGAGTGTGACGTATTAGTATACAATGAGCGTGCTAATACCGCTATCATTTCTTTTGATGGTTTCGGGTATGAATTAACTGGTATATCAAAAAATCCTGGTAATAAAATTTCTGTCAAATATTCAGGAGATATTCATTCTCCGAATTTTAAAGTTGAGAAGAAATAATGTGTAAATATGCATACATTCAGCTTAATGAAAAAACTAAGCAGAATATGATTTATTGTTCTGGTGGCGTGAAGATAAACTCAGAAGGTTTATGTATCTGCCAAAGATATTGTAAAGACAAATCTTGTTATATCCCACATAATCAAGATAAAATGCATTGTAAATATTACGAGGATTGTTAGCAAGTGTGGTGTTTTTTATTAAGCACTGCACTTGTGTATGATACCTATTAAAGAGGTTAAAAACTGTTTTGACTTTTTTAATGGGTATCATTTTTTATCGCAAATTATACAAATGTTTATCCACCATAATTATTAAAAAGTTCGTTTACAAAAGGAGATATAAATTATGACTATTAAAGAAGTAGCAAAAATGTTCAATGTGAATACAGAGAAAAGTAGAGCAATGAAGAATAAGCGTAAGGCTAAAGAAATCATGGAAAAAATCTTGATGTGCCCGAAATGTAAACAGCCGATGAACTGGGTAGAGGGTACGAATATTTGTGCGTGTTCTACATGTACATATACTATCGGCAAGAAAGAAAACAAAGAAACTTATAGTGTTTCTAAAACTCTTTCCGATAAGAGCCGTAGATTCCTGGAAAACAATTATTCACAGTTTGCTAAAGAAAGTACAGAGGTGTAATTTATGAGAAAATATACTGATGAATCAACATTTGAATTAAACGGAAAACACATAGTTTTCAGATATGTGTCCTCTCCTACTCTTTCTCAGAAAATGGACATTGTTGATGATATCGTTCACGGTGTTATCAATGATACAGTAGGGTATGAGCCTATTCTGTTTGATTATTTTGTAGCTGTTTCTCTTGTAAATAATCTGACTGATATTGCATTGCCAGAGTCTTTTACTGAAAGTGCAGATTTCATCGAGAAAACACGCATCGGACAGGTTATCAAAGAAACAGTTAATGTAAAAGATGTTATTGATGCTGCTGAAAGAAAAATTGATTTTGAGCGGAGCAAACTTGTCAATACATCAAAACTGGACGAATTATTTGAGGTGTTAATTTCTATCGCCAATAAATATTCTTCCACATTAGAGAATTTAAACACTGATGACTTCATGAATAAACTACAGAATGTAGCAGAGCTTGCAAAAATGCCACAAGATGATGTAGTTCGTGGAATTTTAGCGTATGAAAATTCTCAAAAAGAACAAGACAATATTAAAGTCGAATAAGAAGAGGGTTACTCCCCTCTTCTATTTTTTACGCTTTTAAGAAAGAGGGTTAGTAACATGGGTAGAACAACAATTTATAACAAAATTACAAACGAAGAATCTATCAAGAAAATCAATCCAAACAATAAACAACTTTGTGAAGATTTTCTTGAATATCTTGCGTCTATTGATCGTGCCCCTTCCACAATTAACGGGTACAGAAACGACCTAGAAATTTTCTTCTGCTGGAACTTAGAATACAACAACAATAAATTTTTTGTTGATATCAAGAAACGTGAGCTTGCACGATTCCAGGGATATGCAATCAATGAATGGGGTTGGAGTCCGAAAAGAATTCGTAGGGTAAAATCTGCTATCAGTAGCATGTCAAATTATATTGAAAATATTTTACAGGACGAAGACGAAGATTTTGAAAATTTCCGCTCTATCATTGGAAAGATTGAATCTCCGAAGAACGAAGCTGTTCGTGAGAAAACCATTATCCCAGATGATGACGTAGATAAATTCTTGGATAAATTAGTCAGTGAAGAACGATATCAACAGGCATGTGCTTTTGCTTTGGCTGCAATGAGTGGTGCTAGAAAATCAGAATTGTTGAGATTCAAAGTTGAATACTTCGATGAGAACAATATTGTTTATGGTGGTCTGTATAAGACTCCTAAGATTAAAACTAAGGGAGCTGGTAAAACAGGTAAACAGCTCAATAAATATGTGCTTTATGAGTTTAAGAAATACCTTGATTTATGGATGGAACAACGTAAGAAACAAGGTATTGAGAGTGAATGGCTTTTTGTACATAGATGTGGTGATGGTTCTTATGCACAAATGAAAGTCAGTACCCTTGATAGTTGGGCGAACATCTTCTCAAATGAATTAGGTGTAGATTTTTACTGGCACTGCATGAGACACTATCTCAACACAAAATTATTGAAGCTGAATATCCCGGCAAATGTTGTTCAGGAATTTTTCGGATGGAGTAGTTCGGACATGGTTAATCTATACAACGATAGCGAGGTTTCCGAAGAATTCAGTAAGTATTTCACAAAAGATGGAATTGTTGAAGGTAAGAGTTCGTCTTTAAGTGATCTATAAATAAGCAATAATAAAGGAGGACTACCATGAGAAAAGCAAATAGCATGGCAGAACTTGAACAGTTGATCTTGAATGAGATGCAAAAAGCTATGACGGTTGTACATTCAAAATCTCTCAAAGATACAGAGAACGAAGTCCAGTCTTTCTATTCGCAGGGTTCTCCTAGTATTTATAAAAGAACTGGAAAACTTGGAAAAAGTGTTAGGAACTATGGTGTTTCTAAATACGGAAAAAATGTTCATTTCTATATTTGGTTGGATAGAACTTACAGTTATGTAGTTCCAAATCCAGACTTTATAGAAAAAGGATTTTCAAGTTATTTTTCAACCCCTATGGTATTTGATGCTGCCGAAGCTGGTACAGCGAATATCAAAGGTCGTTCTGGCTTCTGGGCAAGATCAGAACAGAAAATTCAATCTGACTTAGACAGTACATTTAGTAGTTTCTTTAGATAAGGGGAGGTGAAGTTATGTCAGATTTTATTGCTCACGTTATAGCGGAGCTTGATACCGCCAAAGCACAGCAACAAATGAATGCTTTCACAAATGCAAAGCACAAAATTGATGTTGATGTAAATTTGGTGTCCAAAAATGGAAATATAAACGGCTATTTGAATCAGATAAAATCACAATTTGGTCAGGCTGGTAATGCTGCTGGCAATAATTTCGCCAATGCGCTGAATACTACAATGGGAAAAATTACCACTGCCAATTCAGCAAATACTATTAAAAACTTGCAACGTACACTTGCCGGATTTAAGTTTGATAAGAGTCAGATTGCTACAATCACACAATCTTTAGATTCTATGGATTTGGCTGTCCAAAGGGTTGATACAAGAATCCGTCAAGGCGGTCAATTACAGTTGCGTGTCACTGGTGTAGATGAATTAGGTCGCACTGTTACTGTATTAAAAGAATTTGATTCACAGGCTGGCAGACTTGTAAATGTTGGTAAAGATATTCAACAATCATTTAGTCAGATGTTTACTGGTGCTGATGTTTCCAAATTAAATGCTGATATTTCAACTCTTGATGCAGGGTTTGTAAAATTAAAAGGTGATACAAATAATTATTCGTCTGAACTTTCTAAATTAAAAGCCGACTTAGCAAACATAAGTAATATAAGTGGTTTAGATAGACAACAAGCTGAATTTGAAAGAATAACTCAAGAGGTTCAACGATTAAAAATTGCATATAAAGATGCTAAAGCAGAAAATATTTCGTTAGCTGCATCACAGCAATTATTATCACAAAAAACTGTGTTAGGTAATCAAATTGAAACATGGATGAACCGTAACACTAAAGCTGCAAAAATATATAAAAATGAGTTATCAGAATTAACAGCACAGCTTTCTAAAGTTGAAAACCCTTCACAATTAAAAGCTGTCTCTCAGTCATTTACTCAGTTAAAAACAACCGCTGCTGCTGCCGGAAATTTAGGTAAGAGTATCTTCGGAACTTTGAAGAGTAATTTTACAAATCTTAGTCCACTATTCGGAATGGGTGCAATGATTAACACTACCATTCGTGGACTAAAGGATATGTATTCAAATGTCGTAGATATTGATAGTGCCATGACAGAACTCAAAAAGGTTACAAATGAAACGGATTCTGCATATTCAAGTTTCCTTTCAAATGCTTCAAAGCGTTCTGTTGAACTTGGTACTACTATTACAGATTATGTAAATTCTACCGCGAGTTTCGCACGACTTGGATATTCCATGTCTGAAGCCAAAGAACTTGCAGAAGTAGCAAATGTTTATAGTGTTGTTGGTGACGAAATTTCTAGCATTGATGAGGCAAGTTCCAGTGTAATTTCTACATTACAGGCATTTGGAATTCAAGCCAGTGATGCTATGTCAATCGTTGATAAATTCAATGAAGTAGGTAACAGATTCGCAATCAGTTCTGGTGGTATTGGTGAAGCCTTGACAAGATCTGCTTCTTCAATGTCTGCTGCCAATAACACATTGGATGAATCAATTGCTTTGATTACTGCTGCAAATACTGTTGTACAAGATCCAGCAAGAGTAGGTAACGCATTTAAGACAATCTCCATGAGAATTCGTGGTGCGACTACAGAGCTTGAGGAAGCTGGACTTGAAACTGATGGTATGGCTGAATCAACAGCAAAACTTCAAGCTGAAATCAAGGCACTTTCTGGTGTCGATATTATGCTTGATAAAGACACTTTTAAATCTACATATCAAATTATGGACGAGCTTTCAGAGAAATGGCAAGATCTTACCGATATCCAACAAGCATCTATCACAGAGTTGCTTGCCGGAAAACATCAAGGTAATGTAATGTCTTCACTTATGAACAATTTTGATATTGCCAGACAAGCACTTGAAGTTTCGATGAATTCCGAAGGTTCTGCTATGGAAGAACATGAAAAATGGATGGAATCTATTGAGGCTAAAGTAAACCAGCTTAAAGCTGCGTGGGAAGGATTATCAAATTCTTTTCTTGATTCTGGATTTGTCAAAGGTGCTGTTAGTGGATTAACTGGACTTGTTCAAATAATTGATGCTCTTATAAATAAAATTGGTGTAGTACCTACATTATTAACAGGTGTTGGAATTGCTGCATTTGTAAAGAACCTAAGTTGAGTGATAACATCACAAACTTTCCTAAATAAAGTTGGCTTAATGTTATATCAAGTAATCATCATTATGGCGATGTACACAAGATATAGCTGTTGGGAGGTTCTATAAAATATCCCAAAGAAGTAAATACTGGAACACCTTAAAGCCAGATAAACTACAACGTAATCGGTAACGATAAGCGTGAATGTTGCGAAAGCAGAAAAAATTATCTGGATGGTCTACGCTGAGAAAAAGCAGTTTTATACTGTGCTACGGACTATTATAATAGGCAATCAGTAGGACGCACGCTCAAAATATATGAGCATGAATCCTCAGAGACTACCCATTCTTGGAGTTATAACACGCCTAGTTGTTATAGCTTTTAATGTATAGTGAATAATATATTTGTGAATTTAGTATTATTCCTTGCCAGTTTGCCGGGAGGCACATAATAAATTTACCATTATTATTGATTATTTGGTTTCCATTTGTGACCACAATTTCCACATATGTTTATAACTTTATTGCTACCAATAAAGCCAAGCATAATGGAATATCCTCTTGTTGTAGTTGTAACAGAGGTTGAGCCACATTTCGGGCACTTTAATGTATTTTTGTTTGTTGGTTGTATACTATTTATACGTCCATTTCCTACTCTTTTATATGATCCGTCAAATTCTTTTGGCACTGCATGAGTTTCTAATATAATATTTAGAAGTTGTTCCGCAGCATAAATAGAGATAGTTTGGCATTGACCAAAAATCCACCCTTTTAATTTTTTCTGCTCATCAGGAGTCATATTAGGGTAATCATCAATTTTATTCAATGCTTCATGAAGATCACGGGGTACTCCGTCAATAAGACAGAATCCATCTGGTACTTCTTCCACTGTTGGTAATGGGAAACCGCAATGTATACACTGTTTTGATTTATCAGAAATCATGTTATTACATTCTGGGCATTTAATCATAGACATACAATCACCTTCCTTTATAATCATACAATAATAATGTATCACACTTATCAAGACTTTTCAATATGTTTATAAAATAAAGCAACTACAAAATTTAGGAAATGTTGGAAAAGTCTTTTTAGACCTTAAATCATACGCTTCTGCTTGCGAAGCGACAATGACAGCAATGGACTTCTCTGAAATTGGTTCATCATTGAGTCAATTTTCTGCTGAAGCGATTGCTGCTGGTGCAAGCATGGCAAGTCTTTCTGCAGAACAAACGGCTGCTGCTTTAGCTGCTGCTGGATATAGTTCAATAGAAACGGCTGCTGCAATGGCAACGGCTGGATATGATGCTGCAACTGTTGCTGCTGCATTGTCAACACAAGGACTTACTACTGAGCAAATCGCCGGTGCTATGTCTGCCACTCAATTTACAGCAAGTCAAATCGCTGCTGCTTTGGCTGCTCAAGGGGTTGGAGAATCTGCAATTATCGCAGCTTTGGAAGCAACGGGCTTGAGTTCTGCGGAAGCTGCTGCTGCTGTTACCGCTGGAACAATGGCTGCTGCAAATGGTACGGCTGCTGTTGCAACGGCTGGTCTTGCTGCTTCTTTGAAAGCTGCTGCTGCCGGATTAGCAACATTCTTACTTACTAATCCCGTAGGTTGGGCTATTCTTGCTGCTGGTGCTATTTTTGGTGTCGTAAAAGTAGTTGATGCTTTGACAGAATCTTTTGATGAAGCGTGCGACAAAGCAAGTGAAGCAAGAAGTACATACGAAACAGCACTAAATGATGTTAAAGATGTAGAAAGCAAACAAGATTCTTTAAGATCAAAAGTTGAAGAATTGGCAACAGAACATGGTGTTACTTTTACAGATGAAGATACCATTCAGGATATTATCAATAAACTGAAAGAGCTTAATCTTTCTGCTACTGATGCTCAGTCTTTATCTGCATTGGAAACAACAAACGCCCAGTTATCTTCGCAGTTAGCAATAAAACAGAAAATTGCAGAATATGACCAACAAGAAGCTGCTAAAGCTGCAAACAATGTTCTTAATAAAAACCGAACATGGGGCACAGGTGAATATGATGTAGATATGTATTCTGGCACATCATATGAGAAAATGCAGTCTGGTACAATTGTTGATGAAACATTATCTAAGCGTGAAAGACTTACATCTGTTGAACAACAATTAACTGACTATTATAAACAGCAACAAGATCTCATTGATAGCGGACAAGACAAAACTTCTAAATGGTATCAATCTGCTACAGAATACGAAAAAGTTACCGGCAATATTAAGGATTTAGAGAAAGAACGTGACTCTCTTACTTCTGATATTAAAGATAACCTTAGTGTTATTTCCGATAACTATGATTCTCTGTTGAATGAAAATGGAGAAGCACTTCCTGGATTTGAGGAAGAAAAAGAAAAAATAGATAGTCTTTATGATTCTGTTCTTGATGCAAGCGATGCAAACCAACAGTTGTCAGAATCGGAAAGTGAAGCTGCTGACAGTGCAAAGAAAGTTTCAGATATTTATAGTCAAGCAAGTGCGTCTATAACTCAGACTGCTGACGCTGCTATGACTGCATCACAAACATTGATTTCTGGTATAAGTGCTGCCCAAGAAGCTATTGCTGGACAGCAAAATGGAAAATCTATATCCCTTGCTGATTTTAATTCAGATGAGTTAAAAGATTATCAAGGTGCGCTTGAATATGTAAATGGTACAATGCAGTTGAACGCCGAAAAGGTAAGAGAAATTGCAAAAGCAAAAGCTGATGAACAGGTTGCCATTAACAATTCAAATAAAGCATTAGAACAAGCGAAGTATCTTGAAAATGCAAAAGAGATAGAGCAGTTAAGAGCTTCTCTTGCGAGTGCTTCTGATTCAGAAAAAGCAAGTATTCAAGAGTCTATTGATGCTTTGCTTGCCGAAAATAGTGCTATTGCAGATACATGTAAACAATATGATTTATTGTCAACATCTATTCAGGAAGCCGTTGGTTCATATCAGAATTGGCTCAATGCTCAAGGTGGTTCTGATTATGGAGATATGGCAAATGATGCTGTAAGTGCTATTCAGAGGATTAGAGACACTTATGATTCAAACTCTGATGTATTTGGGGATTTTGGTTCAAAAAAATTTGAAGCTGCCATTGATTTCATTGTACCAGATTCAGTTGATGGTGACGATTTAAGTGCAATTGAATCTTACATGTCTGATTTCAAGCAGTATTTGAAATTTGATGATAATGGTGCTGTTGATGGTCTGAATATTGACAAATTCTTGGAGAATTCTGTTAATGCCGGACTTATGAAATACAGTGAAGATGATGGTTTCCAGGTTCTCGGTGGAAAGAAAATGGAGGACTTCGCAGAAGGTCTTAATATGTCTTCTGGAATGGTTCAGGCATTCTTTGATGAATTACAGTTAAAAGGTGCTGATTTCGACTGGGGCGATGAGGCTGTCAAAACTATCGGTGACTTAGCTGTTGAAGCAAATGAAGCTGCCGAATCTCTGAGACAGGTTGACGGAAACAGTAATTTAAAAATTAAAATGGATGTTTCCGATTTGTCCACAACAGAAGAACAAATTTCTGCTTTGGATGCTACTATTGCGGAAATGGATGCTGTAAAAGCACGACCAGACGTTGATGCTTCAAGTATTGAAAATGCAAATTCTGTTATTCAATACTGTCTGACTCAGAAGCAACTTCTTTCTCAACCAGATGTTATGCGTGTTGATACTTCACAGGTCGAAGGTGAAATAAGCAATGCTATCTCACTTTTACAACAGTTCCAAACTGCCACAAACGACCTTGAAATTAAACAAAAAGTCGGTGCTGATACCACAGAGGCAGAGTCTAAAGTCAACTCTTTAGCTTCTGAAATTGAGGGTATTTCACCAGATATTAAGGCAAAATTAGACATTGATTCTACTTCTGTAGATTCAATTAAAAGTTCTATTGCTGGATTATCTGCTGAAACAATCAATGTAAAGGCAAATGTTGATGCTTCTGCAATTGAGGGTTATAATCCAGATTCTAAAAAATGTGATGTAATCTATGATCCGAAAACAGATGCTTTGCCGGAATCATTTGATGCAATTAACCGTGATGTAAACTATGTGCCACATACGGGCAGTTTGCCGGAATCTTTCACAACTCTTACACGTTATGTAAATTATGTAAAGACTGGTGCTGTAGATGTAAATGGTACAGCTCATGTTTCTGGTACTGCAAAAGCTGGTGGTGACTGGGGTACTGCTCCAGGAGGTAAAACACTTGTCGGAGAACTTGGGCGAGAAATCGTTGTAGATCCGCACACTGGAAGATGGTATACAGTTGGTGACAATGGTGCTGAGTTTAGGGATATTCCTGCCGGTGCTATTGTTTTCAATCATGTACAATCAGAATCATTGTTAGAGAATGGCTATGTTGCTGGTCGTGCTGCTGCACTTGTAAGTGGTACAGCTTTGGTGACTGGTGGATATAAGCCATATAAACCAAGTTCATCTCCATCCACAAAGAAATCTTCCTCTAAATCAAGTAGTTCTTCTGGTGGTTCAAGTTCTAGCAGAAGTTCTAGCAGAAGTTCTAGCGGAAGTTCTTCTTCAAAATCAAGTTCTTCTAGTTCAAGTAGTTCTTCTGAGAAAGACTTTGAAGAAACATTTGACTGGATTGAAATTGCTATAAAACGAATCAGTGAAGCGATTGACAGAGTAAAAGTAAAAGCAGAAAGCGCATTCAAAACGTTGGCAAAACGTAATAGTGCTGCTGCCGATGAAATCTCTTTAATCACTCAGCAAATCAATACTCAGAATCAAGCATACACCAGATATATGCAACAGGCTAATTCTGTCGGTTTATCATCTGACTGGATGGATAAGGTAAAGAATGGCACGATTGATATATCCACGATTACTGATGAAGACTTGTCTGATAAGATTAAGGATTTCCAAGACTTTTATGAAAAAGCGATTGAAGCAAAAGACGCTGTAGCCGACTTACACGAAGAAATCGCCCAGTTATATGCTGACAGATTCAGTAACATTTCCACTGATTTTGATAACCAGTTGGCTCTTGTACAACATTTGACCGATACATATAATACTGGGCTTGATACACTGGAAGCAAAAGGCTTAAAAGGAAGCAAGGTTTATTACCAAGCTCTTCAAAAAGCTGAGAAAGAAAATCAGGCAATTCTCCAAAAAGAATTAGTTGATTTAACGGAATCTTTCAATCAAGCAATGGCTTCTGGTGAAATCGAAAAGGGTTCTGAGCAATGGTATGAGATGCAGAAAAGTATCAATGATGTCAAAGAGGCAATTGATGAATCTAATCTCTCACTGCTTGAATATCAGAAAACAATGCGTGAGCTTGATTGGGAATATTTTGATTATATGGAAGACCGTATATCAAATATTACCGATGAAGCAGATTTTCTTATTGACTTAATGGCAAATGGAAAGTTATTTGATGATAAAGGTCAAATGACAGATACAGGCATGGCAACTATGGGGTTACATGGACAGAATTACAATGTCGATATGGCACAAGCTGACCAATATGCCAAAGCTATCAAAGAGTTAAATGCGGAAATCGCCAAAGATCCATATAACACTGACCTCATTGAACGTAGACAGGAACTTCTCGAATTACAGAGAAAATCAATTCTTGCTGCCGAAGATGAAAAACAGGCTATGATTGATTTGGTAAAAGACGGAATTGAAGCACAGCTTGATTCTCTTAAAGATTTGATGGATGCTTATACGGATTCATTGGATAGCGCAAAAGACCTCTATGATTATCAGAAAAAGGTAAAAGAACAGTCTGATGAAATTGCTTCTTTGCAGAAACAGTTATCAGCTTATGCCGGAGATAATTCAGAGGAAACTAAAGCTACAATTCAGAAAATCCAGGTTGATTTATCAAAAGCTATGGAAGAATTGCAAGAAACAGAGTATGACAGATACATCACAGACCAGAAAAAATTATTAGATGATTTGTATAATGAATATGAATTATCTCTTAATGCAAGATTGGATAACGTTGATGCTTTTTTATCTGACATGATTGATTCAATCAATGCAAATTCATCTTCTATTAGCGATACAATTCAACAAGAATGTGCAAATGTTGGCTATACATTGTCAGAAACCATGAATTCTATCTGGACGAATGATGGTGGTGCTTTCACTGTTATTTCTAAATATGGCGATCAGTTCTTAACACAGAATACTTCTACATTGAATGCGATTCTTGGTATTAAAGCTTATACTGATGCTTTGATTGCAAAGGCAGATGCAGAGGCGAAAGCTAAAGCGGAAGCCACAAAGAAACAGACGGAAGCAAGTAAACCAGCAAGTCAACCTTCAAAACCGTCAAACAATACTCCTTCTACACCATCAAAACCGGCACGAACCAATAAGGATTACTATGGTGTTGCTCTTGCTATTTGGAACGGTAACTATGGTTGGGGAACTGGAAATACCAGAGTTAGCCGTTTGCAAGCTAAAGGTTTTGATGCCAATAGAGTTCAAAGTATCGTAAATCAGATGGGCAGAGAAGGTTATGTACGTTCTGGTGCGTGGGTTGGTAGATACCAGGGAATCCGTGACCTTTCACCATATCATTATAATAAATATGCTGTCGGTCTGAAAAATGCTCCGAAAGCTGAAAATGCGTGGGTAAATGAGCTTGGTAGTGAATCTATTGTCAAGCCATCTGAGAACGCTATTGTAACTCATATCGCAAAAGGTGACAGTGTGCTTACCGCCGATGCCACACGAAACATATGGGATATGGCAAGCGATCCGTCTGGATTTATTAGTGGGAACTTGTTTAATAATGGTATTCTTTCTGGTCTTGAACCTTATATGCGTGTAAATAATAACAGCATAGGTGAAGTTACATTTAATCTGCCAAATGTAACAAACTATGAGGAATTTATGAATCGTGCAAAAAAGGATGAAAAGTTTGAAGATATGATTCAAGCTATGACGATTGGTGTTGTTGCTGGTAAAAGCACATTAGCCAAAAATAAATATAAGTGGTAAATGAGGGGCTGTAATACGCCCTTCATTTTTATTAGGAGTAAAACATGATTTTAGAAAAAGAAATGCAAAAAAGAAAAATTCAACGACTTCTGAAATCGAATGATTCTTTAATACTCAAAAATAAAGAACTTATCGAAGAAAATACTATATTGAAACAGAAGATATCCTCTCTTGAAAAAGTTATATCTGACATACAAGAATCCGAGCGAATCTATCGTGACGGTATAGCGGATATAAAAGAACTAAAAGAAAAATATTCTCAGGCAATTATGTCTGTTAATTCTATGAAGAAAAAATATAAAAAAGAAATGGATGACTTAGTAAAAAATATGAAACGTCAAAAGTAAACAGTTATTTTTCACAATAAACTAATGGAGGAATTATTATGTATGGTTATGATTTTATTTTTCGTGATGAAAAATTAAGTAGTCATGGATATATGGTATGCGATTTTGATGATGCTTCGTCTGCAAATACTGCGACTACTGACTCTCAAAGAGATTTTACTTCTATTTCAATGTTTGGAAGTAAATATTTTCCTATTTTATATTATACATATAACAGCCAATTAGTTATGGAATTCTCAATATGTAAAATAGGCGATAAAAACAATAAAAATTTAATTTCTCCAACTGAATGTGCAGTTATAAAAAGATGGCTTGGATCTCCAAACGCATCTGAGCTGCGGTTATGTAGTGATGAATATGATGGTTACTTTTGGAATGGTACATTTAATATAGAAGAAATTCATTATGCTTTTGGCTGTATAGGCTTTCATCTAACATTTACTGCCACTGCCCCGTTCGGCTATAAGGATAAATTGAATTTTAGTGGATCTGTTGACAAGGACGGATCAATTAGTATCAATGACACAAGCGATGAAGAAGGTTATCTGTATCCTGATATTACAATAACGCTTAAATCTGCTGGTGATTTAAAAATCACTAATGAGTACGATAAACGGACAACTGTTGTGCGTGGTTGCTCATCTGGTGAAACTTTGACTTTCACTCATCTTTTGCAAATTATGTCAAGTAATAATTCTCATGAGTTGGGTGATGATTTTAATTATAAGTTTATACGAATTAACAATGAGTATGGCAAAACAGTTAATAAACTGACATTTAACTTACCTTGTACATACTCAATTTCATATAACCCAATAGCGAAGGTGGTGATTGCATAATGAATACTTCTTTATATGGTGGTCTTATAGAAATAAGTCCAGATGGACAGCCTATTGCACCTGATCTCGTATTGGCTTATCGTGGTGGGACAAAACAAGGAATTATTCATAATGTTCAATCACTTACCAATAAAAATGATCTTGCACAAGCTGCTGAAATTACTTTTGATGTTTATAAAAAGGTTGATAATGTTACATGTGAATTATGGAACGACATTAGAGACTTTAGATTGATCTATATCCCACATCTTGACACAGCATCTTTTAATCCGTGGTATGAACTTTCCGTTGAAACAGATGAGGATGATGCTACTATAAAACACTGTCAAGGTGTTCATTTACAAGAAGCTGAACTTGGACAGCTTAGTTTAAATGATATTGAAATCAACACAGAGGATGATATTGCAAGGGACGATTACACCCCTACTATTATATATGATCCAACTAATCCAGAAGGATCTGCATTAGATAGAATTTTAAAAGATAAAGCATCCCATTATACAATTGTTCATGTAGATTCCTCTATCGCTAATTTGCAAAGAACATTTTCATGGGATGGTTCTACTATAAAAGGCGCATTTGATGATATCGCAAATGAAGTAGAATGTTTGTTTGTTTATGGCGAATCTGTCAATAATGATGGAAAAATCCACAGGACAATTTCTGTTTATGATTTAAACGATGTTTGTATGGAATGTGGAGAACGTGGAACATTCACAAACAAAATGTGTACCAAATGTAACTCTGCTAATATTAAATTTGGATATGGTTCAGATAGTGGTATCTTTTTAAGCCATGAAAATTTCGCCGGAAATATTTCGTATTCTTCAAATAAGGATGAAGTAAAAAACTGTTTTCGTTTGGTCGCTGGTGATGATTTAATGACAGCCACAATTAGAAATATAAATCCAAGCGGAAGTCAATATATTTGGTATTTTAGTGATTCTGTTCGTGCCGATATGTCAAAAACATTACGTGACAAATTATCTACTTACGAAAAAGAATATGCTTCATATTCATCAGATAAAAAAATTGATATTCCATCTACTGTTATTAGTGATTACAATACACTAATCAATAAATATAAGTTGTACGATAGTTCTTTAATGAATGTGAAATATCCAATTGTAGGGTACTCTTCTTTAACAGATCTATATTATTCTGCTTTAAATTTTTACAGTTTATTAAAAACTACTCTTGCACCAGTCTCAGAACGTGGGACGAAAACAACGGCTGCACAAGAAATCAAGAAATTGACTACCAATACGCTTTCACCTCTTGGTATTCAAAATGCCAATAAAGCGTCTGTATCTACGGTTACTTTGGCTCTACAAAATTATGCGAAAGTTTTTGTAGACACATCATTGTATAGAATTACAGCAACAAATGATTCATACAGTGGGAATGTTTGGAAAGGAACTATCACTCTATCAAGTTATGCAGATGAGAATGATAAGGCAACCACATCAATTATAACAATATATGTATCAGATGCTACATCGGATTTTATTAAATGTCAGCTTGAAAAAGCAATGAAAAAAAATGATGTTGATGCTACTGGAACAGTTGCTTTATTTAAAAAGGACGAGGCTGAATTCAAAAAGGCTTTGTCCTTTTATAGTGTCGATAATTTGAATATTCTTGCAAGTATTGTAAGAGGTTGTTTAGACATTCTAATTCAACAAGGTATTGCTAATCCAGAAAATGATATGTATGAATCAATGTATTATCCATATTACAGTAAAAGCATATGGATTGAAGATGAGTTGAGGGAACGTGAATCTGAAATTCTGAAATTGCGTGGTTCTAAAAGTAATCCAGAAGGTGTTCTTGATTATATCGAAAAGCAGCGACAGGTTATTGCGAATAATTTGGATTTGCATACTTATCTTGGGAATTCACTTTGGACTGAGTTTTGTTCATTTAGACGTGATGACACATATAAGAATGATAATTTCATTTCTGATGGATTGTCAGACAAAGAACTTATCATGCAAGCCAAAGAATTTATCAAAAATGCGGAACGTGAAATTGTAAAATCTGCTACTTTGCAACATACCATTAGTTGTAATTTGAGTAACTTTTTGCTCGTAAAAGAACAAGATGTTGAATCATCTCCTGTTCCAATTGTTACTTTGGCTGGTGTAAATATTGTGTCACACGATCAATTATATTTCGTGAAAGGTGATGCAACATTTTCTCCACTCTTAGTAAATTTTGATGTTGGTAATTGGGTTCGTATAGAGATTGATGAAACAATTTATAAATTGCGTTTGACTTCATATAAGATTGATTATGATAATCTTGATTCTTTGAATGTAGAATTTTCTGATGTAACCTATGGATTAAATTCTGCTTCTGATATCCAGAGTATCTTATCACAAGCTCAGTCTATGTCAACATCATATTCAATGGTGCAGCATCAAGCGAATAAGGGTAATAATGCCAACAAACACATCATGGATATGGTTGAAAATGGATTAAACCTTACTAACAAGAAAATTGTAAATGCTGCAGACAATCAAAATATGGTTGTGGATGAGACTGGTTTGCTCATGCGTGAAAAAAATGAGTTTGGTGATGATTACAGTTCTGAGCAAACAAAAATAATCAATCATGGCTTTTACTATACAAACGATGGTTGGAAGACTGTTCAAACTGGACTTGGTAAGTATATTTACTTTGATCCTGAATCTGGTACATACAAAGAGGACTATGGAATTATCGCTCATAAAATTGTCGGTAACATTATTCTCGGAAATAAAGTTGGAATCTATAACACTTCTGGTTCAGTAAAAATTGACGAAAATGGTTTTACTGTTACTTCGGACGCAAACGATACAAATAAAGATTTGTTTACTTTGCAGCGAAAGAACGAAGATGGATCTTACACTAAATATGTATATGTCGATGATGATGGAAATATCAAAATTAACGGCAAACATATTCAGATGACAACCAGTGATGATCTTGGCTCTTATATTGATAAAACAATCAAGCAAGAAGCATCTGCTCTTGTGGTTCAACTTGACAATGAATATATAGGCATTACGACTGATTTCAATGGTAATGGTGGTAATTTTACGGATTGCTATACAAATGTAACTGTATTTTCTGGAAGCACTGATATCACAAAGTCATCCGACTTATCTTGGACAATCACTGCAACAAGTGGTGTTACTGGTGAATGGGATAAAACTAAATATCGCTACACCTTAAAGGGACTGTCTACCGACCGTGGAGAAGTAGTATTTGATCTCATTTATATGGGTAAAATTGCCATAAGTAAAAAGCTGCGTATTGCAAAACTTAAAGCTGGTGCAACTGGTGGACAAGGAATACAAGGTATTCCAGGAAAAGATGGTAAGGATGGTATTAGCACTTATATTCATATTAAATATAGTTCTGTAGCAAATCCTACTGATGATATGTTGACAGAAGTTCCGGCTGCGTACATTGGTATTTGTGTTGATACAAATTTAAACGATCCTATTACTGCAAGTTCTTATACTTGGAGTCGTTTTTCAGGTAAGGACGGTGCTGATGGAACACCTGGTTTAGATGGAAAAGATGGTGAAGATTCTTTTGTGCATTTCGCATATGCTCAATCTGCCGATGGAAGCGTAAACTTTAACGTTTGTGAGTATGAAGGTGCAACCTATATAGGCGTATATACTGACAATATCAAAGCAGACAGTACAGATTATAAAAAATATGCATGGTCAAAATTTAAGGGCGATGATGGTAAAGACGGAGATAGTATATATATTACTTCTACGGAAGTTGTATATATTCCTAGCGATAACGGAATTACACCACCGCAAGCAAATTCTCTTGCTACCAGTGATGGCAAAAATATTGTTGATAGTAATGGAAATGAAATTGCAACGAATAAATGGTTATCTTCTATTCCATATGTAATTGAAGGTTCTTATCTTTGGACGAGAACTACTGTAAATTATTCAGACGGAAATTCGACCGTCACATACAGTGTATCGAGACAAGGTATTGATGGAACTGACGGTAAAGACGGTATCAATGGACGTGATGGTAGAGATGGTTCAAGTAATTATGTCCATATAAAATATTCTGCTTATCCAAATCCTACAGATGACCAAATTTCAGAAATTCCTTCTGATTATATAGGTATTTGCGTCAACGATGTAATAAAAGATCCTGACTCTGCAAGTTCTTATGTATGGTCTAAGTTCGCTGGTAAAGATGGTGAAGATGGTATTCCAGGTAAAAATGGTTATGTTCATTTTGCTTATGCCATGAGTGCTGATGGTAAGGAAGGATTCTCTAAATCCGAATTTACTGGTGCAATTTATATTGGAGTATATTCAGACAATACACAAGCAGACAGTGGAAATTATAAGGATTACACTTGGTCAAAAATTAAGGGTGATGATGGTAAAACACCAGTAAAAGGTGTTGACTATTTTGACGGTACATCTTCATATTTATGGATTCGTTACTCCGCTAATTCTGATGGAAGTGGTATGACTACGACTCCAAGTGCAGATACAAAATATATAGGTACTGCGACTACCACAACAAACACTGCGCCAACTACAATAAGCAATTATAAATGGTCGAAATATGTAGGCGAAAACGGAACTCCTGGAAAAAATGGATATGTTCATATTGCTTATGCTGACTCTGCCGATGGCAAAACTGGATTTAGTAAAACAGTTGGAACGGGTAAAAAATACATTGGTCAATATACCGATAATACTGAAGCCGATAGTGATGATTCGACAAAATATACGTGGACTTTAATTAAAGGAACGGACGGAAAGACACCTATTAAGGGTGTAGATTATTTCGATGGTACATCTTCTTACCTTTGGGTACGTTATGCTACTGATGCAAATGGTACTGGAATGACTGCAACTCCATCATCAACGACAAAATATGTTGGTATAGCATCAACTACCACTTCAACCGCACCAACAAAATCAAGCGAATATAAGTGGTCTAAATATGTAGGTGAAAATGGCGTTCCTGGTGAAAACGGATATATTCATATAGCTTATGCCGATTCCTCTGACGGTAAAACTGGTTTTGATACAGTTAATGGAACAAATAAAAAATATATCGGACAATATACTGACAATATTGAGACAGATAGTAAAAATCCCACAGATTACACTTGGTCAAAAATTAAGGGTGATGATGTTACTATCACTTCTACTAAAGTAGAATATATCACCACAACAGAAAATTCTTCTGTTCCTCCAGAATCAGTTGAGCTTGTTACAAATGATGGAAAATCATTGATTGATAATTCTTCTAATTTATTCGTAACGAATAAATGGTCAGATGAAATCCCTGATTTAGTAGATGGCATGTACCTTTGGACAAGAACAACCGTTCAATATTCAGATGGCAACTTTACTGTCTCATATACCAATGCAAAACAAGGTGATGTTGGTGATGCCGGAAGAACTTATTTCTTAGAACTTGATACAAGTGCTGTAAAAATTGACGGAAATAATATTATTACACCAGATACGATAAAAGCAAAAGGATATTATAGAGATGGGGATGGGGATCGAGTTGTTTACCCATGCCGTTTTATTATATCAAAAACTTATAGTGATAATCGTACAGAAGAAATTATAAGTTCATCAAATAATATTTCCGAACAAATATTTACTATTTATGGTGAGGCTAACATGCCAGCTTTTTACACTATAGAAATGCACAAAGCTAATCAAATTCCAACTGAAGATAATCTACTTGATATTCAGACAGTTCCTATCTTAGTTGATAGTTCAAACATGCTTATCGGAGCAAGAAACCTGTTGAAGAAATCGAACCAGCTTGAAGGTTGTCATTATTATGGAACTGACAAAGTATATTCTATTTCTGAAGCTGAAATTGATGCAAAGCGTGTAATCAAGGTACAGCCTGGAACTGGCTCAAATGCTGCCAAGGCTGTGTACTACGAAGTATATACGGACAATTTGGTTGCTACGGAACTTGGAACGAAACTGACGGTATCAATGAATGTATATTCTCGTCAAAATATGACACTCAATGTTTGCCTTGCAAATACGAATGGTGTAATGCAGACAACTGATATGCAACAGATACAGCTTACATCTGGATGGAACAAGGTTTACACCGTCCTGACTTTAGAAGATACAGAGTTTGATATTGTATCTGACAATCGTGACATGTTCGTTACATCTTCAGGTCAGTTGATTTCTACTGGCAATGTTGGGGTGACATCAAATGTGCTTAGAATTACAGATAACATGAACAGTAATGACTATTATGCAATTGATTATATCCAGTTGGAAAAAGGAAACCGTCCCACAGACTACTACCCTGCTCCAGAAGATTTAACAGATTACGCAGATAAGATTACTGGTGATATGTCTGACGAATTGAAGAAGATTATCTCTGATGTAATTAACGATGTTGTTTCAAATAGAAAAGACTTTGATGATTTGGTCGGCGAAGATGGGCGTATAGAAGAAATCCGGAAAAGTAATGTCACGACACAACAACAAGTTGATAAGGTACAAACTGATGTCAATACATACATTGTTCGTGTTGATGCCATAAACGGAAGAGTTGAAAGTATAGAGCAAACGACTGAATGTTTCTCTATGGAAGATGCCGGACTGCGTATTACAAGAAAGATTTCTAGCCAAGATCCGTCTATGCAGTTATCAATGCTGTTGAGCGAGCAAAAGTTAAGTTTCTACCAAGGAACAGATGAAGTTGCTTATTTCAGTAACAATAAGCTGTATGTAACGGATGCTGAAATCTTAGATAGATTGCAACTTGGAAAGTTTGCTTTTATCCCACGTTCAAATGGCAACCTGTCATTTAGGTACTTGGGGGGGCAATAAATTCTTAGCCATAAAGGAGGTGGTATTGTATGGCTTTAAGCGGAAGTTTTACGACCAGTGGATACGAAGGAAGATGCTGGAAATTTAGCTGGACTGCTTCACAAAATGTTGGCGCAAATACATCTACAATCTCTTATACTGTCGAAGCTATAGGAGGTAGTGCTGGATGGTATATGACTGGACCATGTAAGGTAGTTGTTGCCGGGAACATAGTTTATAACAACACTGGTCGATGGAAACAATATAAAGGAAAGCTGTGTAGTGGATCTGTTACTGTTAGTCATAACAGTAATGGTACGCAATCTTTTTCAGCAAGTATTTCTAGTGCTATTTACTATTACGCAGATGGTACTGGAAACGGAAGTGGTAGTTGGTCTCTTGACACCATACCAAGAGCATCGCAGCCATCTGTAAACAACTGGCCTTCAAGCGTATCTTCGGTAAACATTGGCGATCAAATAACCATACATATGAACAAGAAAGCGAACTTTACACATAAGGTAACAGCTACATTCGGAAATAAGTCAGAAGTAGTAACGAACTCTTGTGTGGATAATGTCGTATGGAATGGATTTACGATAGCAAAATATGCTGGTCAGATACCGAATGCGACAAGCGGAACATTAACATTCACTGTTGATACGATGAATGGAAGCACAAAGATTGGTACGAAAACTGTGTCAGTTACTGCTTATCTCCCGGCATCCGTAGTTCCTACATGCAATATTGCATCGCTTTCCAATACGAATAATACATTTGGATGTTATGCGAAGTTGCTTTCTGGAGTTAAGGTAAAACCTACTGCTTCTGGTGTGTACGGGTCATCCATAAAAACACTGAAGATATCCGTTACTGATATGTCAGATAAAACAGCATCAAGCGGAACGGAATATACATTCGATGCGTTTACAAAGACAGGAACAAAAGTTGTCAAAGTATCTGCTACCGATAGTAGAGGTCGTTCTGCATTTGTTGCATTAGATGTTACGGTAGTTGATTATAGTCTCCCATCCGCTTCTATCACAGCATCTCGTGGTACTGGAACAACTACCAATAATTTCGTATCAGACGATACCGGAGATCATGCTAAAATCGTTGCCAAAGGTTCTGTAAGCAGTATATCCGGCAACACGCTCACTCCTGTCCTACAATACAGAATTGCAGGGCAATCCGCTTGGACAAACCTAGATATCAGTACAAGTTCATTATCTCTTAATGATATTCGTGTTATCGCTGTTTCGGACACTAAAGCATACGATATCAGAATTATCATTCGAGATAAAGCAGGTCGTGAAGCCACAGCCACAATGACATTATCAAACGGCTTCGCAACTATGGATTATAAAGCTGGTGGTGATGGTATTGCGTTTGGAAAAACCGCTAATCGCTCTGGTTTTGATTGTGCTATGCTGATGCGTATTTTTAAAGGTGTAAATCTAATGAATGAAAATACGCCCGGTGGATATGGATGGTCTGATTGGTACTATAATAATAATGGAACTCAAGGAAAACGTGGGCGTATCTACGCAAATTCTGATGGTATACATATCAAAGCAGAAAATGGAAAGGGATTTCTTGATGGAACATGGAGTGGTTCACTTTCAGATAGAAGAATGAAACGTGATATTGAACCAATTGTACAAAATATCATAGACGCAGTAGGAGAAGTGCCGTTCAAACAATTTAGAATGTCTGCACCAGATTATGACCATGAGGTACTTTATGTCGGTATTTTGGCACAAGATCTACAACGATCATTTCAAAAACATGGAGTAGCCGATAAGTTACTTATGTTAGATACAAGAAAACTTAATCCTGATGATGAAGATGAGTATTACTGTATTGAGTATACTCATTTTTTAATTGTCCGATTACTTTATGATGAGATGAAATTACAAGCGTATGACGAACGCTTAAAAAATATCGAAAAGATACTTGGTATATAAAAATGGAGGAAATATATTATGGCAAATACTACTCGAATAAAAGATCTTTCTAGTGTTACTACCCCTTCCGATTCTGATGTCATCGCTGTCGATGGCGCAAATGGGACTAAGGGTATCACTTTGGCGAATCTCGCAACAACAATTTTAAACAAATTGTCTTCAAAAACTTATGGACTCGATCAAGGTACAAAAACGTTACCAATGGCTGTTAATGAACTTTATAAAAGTTCTGTAGGAAACAGTGCTGCTGGTCACAATTCTATTTTCAGAGGCAA